CTCAAGGTGCTCAAGGTGCTATTGGACCTACAGGTGCTCAAGGAGGTCAAGGTGCTCAAGGAGCAGTTGGTCCACAAGGACCTCAAGGTGCTCAAGGTGCTATTGGACCTACAGGTGCTCAAGGAGGACAAGGTGCTCAAGGAGCAGTTGGTCCACAAGGACCTCAAGGTGCTCAAGGTGCTATTGGACCTACAGGTGCTCAAGGAGGTCAAGGTGCTCAAGGAGCAGTTGGTCCACAAGGACCTCAAGGTGCTCAAGGTGCTATTGGACCTACAGGTGCTCAAGGAGGACAAGGTGCTCAAGGAGCAGTTGGTCCACAAGGACCTCAAGGTGCTCAAGGTGCTATTGGACCTACAGGTGCTAAAGGTCCTCAGGGTGCTCAAGGAGCAGTTGGTCCACAAGGACCTCAAGGTGCTCAAGGCGCAATTGGACCTACAGGTGCTCAAGGAGGACAAGGAGCTCAAGGAGCTATTGGACCTACAGGTGCTCAAGGAGGACAAGGTGCTCAAGGAGCTATTGGACCTACAGGTGCTCAAGGAGGACAAGGAGCTCAAGGAGCTATTGGACCTACAGGTGCTAAAGGTCCCCAGGGTGCTCAAGGAGGACAAGGTGCTCAAGGAGCAGTTGGTCCACAAGGACCTCAAGGTGCTCAAGGTGCAATTGGACCTACAGGTGCTCAAGGAGGACAAGGAGCTCAAGGAGCTATTGGACCTACAGGTGCTCAAGGAGGACAAGGAGCTCAAGGAGCTATTGGACCTACAGGTGCTAAAGGTCCTCAGGGTGCTCAAGGAGGTCAAGGTGCGCAAGGAGCAGTTGGTCCACAAGGACCTCAAGGTGCTCAAGGTGCTCCTGGAACTGCGACTATAAATAACAACGCTGATAATAGAGTAATTACGGGTAGTAATACACCTGGTACTTTGAACGGGGAACCAAACATGACATTCGATGGAACAGTATTAACTGTGGTTGGAGATATAGTTGCAACAACAAAATCCTTCGATATAATACACCCAACAAAAAAAGGGTTCAGACTCAGATATGGTGTGCTCGAAGGGCCTGAACATGGCGTTTATCTAAGAGGGTATACTACTGAAAATTTAATATATCTACCAGATTATTGGGTTAATTTGGTATATGAAGACTCAATGACAGTTCAATTGACGCCCAAAGGGACTCCTACAGTACACTATGTAAGAAGTATTTTAGATAATAAAATCTTAATCGAATCAGAAACTGGAGTTATAAATACTTATTTTATAATTTTAGCAGAAAGAAAAGATATCGAAAGGTTCGATATTGAATATGTTGACAAATATCCAACTGATTAATATTCAGAATACGATTTTTCCTCAATAAAGTCTGAGGAATATTTTTCATTTATTTTCCTTTTCACATCAGCTCTTAAATCGTTAGTGATATACACCTGTCTTGCGAGATATATAAATTCATCGTCAAATACCTTATTTCTTTCTTTGTTACGGATATCATCTTCAATTTGCCACAATTTTTTATTAATTTCTTTCAATAAAAAAATATCCTCAGCATCAATTTGTAGACTTTCAACAATTCGGTTTAGGTATTCTAATTCTTTATTTATATTATTCAATTTAATAGGGTCAACGACGTTTTCTTTTTTAATCATTAATATTGATAATTTATCAATAATTTCTCCAAGTCCAACTTGTATTTCCATTATAAAAGGTTTTTAATTTTATTAAATACTTGACTTACTGTTATTGATTTTTGACATATGTGTTGTCTTTCTGTCCCTTTATATACCGGACACCAATTCCAATCACCTCCATCAAATGTAAATACGGGGTCATTCCAACACTTAATACACACCTGATTTGATATTCTCGTAACATTATTTTGGAATTCATGGTCATCAGAACTAAAACCTGATATCATTACTGTATGTTTACCTAATGCCCAATTGACCCAAGATAAACCTGAACTCAAACCTATAAAAAATTCTGAATGATGTAAAAAATTGAAAATTTCATCCCAATCACTTGTAACATAATTTGCAACATTAGGTAAATTGAATTTGTCTTTTGTTAGTGAGACAACTATATAACCTTCGTTATTTAATAATTTTGATAATTCTGACCAATTTTCATAGGGCCATTCTTTCAAACCTGCGGTTGATATGGGACCAATGACTATGTATTTACTATCTATTGGTTTCTTTTTTGGTTTGAATTTGATACCATGGTTAACTTCGATGTAATCCAATCCTAAAATATCAGTAGCAGTTTTTTGTAGAGGTATTGTATTAACTTGAGTTGGATTTAAATTTGTGTTTTTAAATTTACCTTCATTATTTTTGAACCACCCAATTCTATACACAACAAAGCAAGGCGTGGATTGACCCGGTTCAATAAATTCTATGTCTTTATAAGGTTCTGTATTTTTAAACCATTGGTTATGGAAAGAAGATAAGATAACGTGACACTTATATTTCTTCTGAAACTCAACAGCATATGGAACCCAAGATAAAGTGTCACCGATTGATTTGGATTCTATCGATATCAAAACTCTTTTATTTTCCAAATTGAATTCATCATAAACTACATCATTTATTTTTATGACCCAAGGTATGAAATATTTTTTACCGCAAGCAACCCACATGTTATTTTTAATTGTTTCAGAGTGTAAAACTTCTCCTGTGGTTTTATTAATAAACTCTACCTTATACAAATTTTCGTTAGGTCCCAGAATTTCAACTTTTGGACCATCTATATAATTTATTTGAATTTTATTTGTTTCCATTTTTTTCTTTGGTTTGTATTTTGATTTTGACACAAATTCTTTGATAGTTTCATAACCCAACTTTCCAATTTTATCCCAATTGAAATTCTCACGAATGGTTTCAGATTCTTTGATTGCTTTTTGTTTATACTCACTGTGGTTTTTATAAACCATTCTCATTTTGAAAGATAGGTCTATGAAGTCAGGTTCGTAGTAGTTTCCAACCATTTCATTGAAGTGATTGTAAGTTCCATTAGATGCTGGTTGTTCACCTAAAATATTGACAGGTATACCTTTTCCTTCAGCAAATTCTAACTGACCTGAACAATTCGAATAAATTGAAGGCGTACCGCAAGCCATAGATTCAATTAAAGGAAGATTCCAACCCTCAGACCTTGCACAAGAAACAAAACAATGACAACTTTTCAATATGTCTACGTAATCTGTTCTCGAAGGGAAATGTAAAACTTTGATTCTATCATCCTCCAACCCGTAGAATTTTAATCTTTCTTCTGTGGTTTTCATTCCATCATTCGAAAACGGATTGTCTACTGAAACTAATAAATCTACAGGTTCATCCTTATCGAACGTATTGATAAATGTTTCTATAATTTCTTTTATTGATTTTCTATAGTCCCACCTTCCTGCTAAGAAAAACTTAAACCTACCATCTGACGTAAGCTGGTTTTTAACTTGTGGGTTTGGGAAGAAAACTTTGTCATCAACTCCTTCAGGAACTACTTTTATTTTATTGGGGTCATAACCTTGTGCTATTGTACAATCTCTTTGCCATTTTGAAGGAACCCAAAGTTCATCAAACTCTTTTAATCTATTGAAGAATTGTTCAGGTTGTAAAGTTGTCTCCCAAACGTTATATGCAATTTTTGGTCCCACATAATCATCGTAGAATATGTAATGATTTGTTTCACATAAAACTAAATTAACATCGTGTGAGAATTCTTTATCTATTGACGGGTATATAGAAAAATTTTCTCTAGTTTTGTCTTTTGACCAAAGTATTTGTTGGTATAAGATGGATTTGTCTACATCATTTATGTATGGTTCGTTATCGTGGGGGTATAAATTATAACCATCCCATGTAGAACCCACAGTAAAGTTTCTTACCTTGATATTACAATGTAAACTTAATTTTCTGAAAAAATCCCTTGTATGATGATTATATCCAGTATTTCCTATATAAGAACCGTGAGCGTATATTTTAGGGATAAACATTTGAAATCTTTTATTGAAAATATAATGTTAATGATTTATAATTTAAACATTATGGTACAAAGGGTACACAGAATTACGGAAGAATTTTAAATACATAAAAATCAATGAGAGAATTAATTTTAATAACTTCTCATGCATCAAATAGCAAAAAAGAACAGATGTTAAGAGAGTTAGTGAATGATGTGATTGATAAGGAGTATGATATAATGATATCCACACATATTTTCATTCCAAAAGATATTTTTGAAAAATCAAACTTTGTTATTTGTGATTCCGAAAATAAAATTCTAACAGACATAAATCAAAAAAGTGTAATGGTTTTTAAAGACGAGGGTTTCATGATATCTAGCACCGAAACGTTCAAAGGGAATCATGCATTTGCCATGATAAAACTATTATTACATGGGTTATCTTATGCTAAAAGTTTAGGTTATGAAAAGGTTCATTTTTTTGAATATGATTCTAGAATTAACAATCTTCTTGAATTACAAGAAAACTCCAATTTACTGGAAAGTTACAATATAATATATTATATTACACAATTATTCCCCTTACCCTCGGCACCGATTTCTTTTAATTTGAATAAAATTTCAAACGAGTGGTTTGAACTATCAGATAAAAAAATATTAGATTTTTTTAATGGAAATACTTCTAAACTTTCCGAAGAATATGAAAAAAGTTTAATTGATAAATCGCAACCTGTATTATGTAAAGATAAAGAGCAATTGAAAAAACACAATATTCTTGTTGGGTTACATGATGAAATTGCATTGAATCGTTGGATGGTACCAATATATCACGAATCAAGTAAGAAAATGTTTTTTTTCGGTTGGAATAGTGATTCAGACAAAACATTCGAAGTAAGCTTAATCATAAATAAAAAAAGTTTAATAAGTATAGAAATTAAACCAAAAATTTGGATTTTCAGAGAATTAGAATCATATGATAAAATAGATAATTTAACGTTAATAATTAACAACGAAATTTCTCACTATTGGGATTTCAATGAGATAGGGTATGAAAACTTTACTCGTAAAAATTTTATAAAATTCAAAAACTCCGAATAATTTTTTTATAAAGAAAACATATGGATAATTTATATATTATAGAAGAGGCTTACCAATTGGGGATGGCTCAAAACAGATATGAAATTTTGAGTTGTTTAGATTTTTTGAAAACTAAAAAAATAAAAAATTTTATGGAGATTGGGACAAATGAAGGGGGTACTTTTATTTGTTGGAGTAGAATTACTGGGACAGAAGGGATTAAAATTTCTTTGGACTGGGCTCATGGTCCATGGGGAACAACAAATTTTGATGTGGATAAAAGAGACTTAAGACTTAAAGAAATGGGGGACGAGGTTTATATAATAAACGGGGATTCTCATTCATTAAAAACTCATCGTCAAATAAAAAATATACTCGGAGATAAAAAGTTAGATTTTTTATTTATTGATGGAGACCATTCAGAAAACGGGGTAAAATTAGATTATTTCATGTATAAGGAGTTTGTTAAAAATGGTGGGTTGATTGGATTTCATGATATAAAAGAATCTGAGTTCCACGCAAAGGCAGCTTGTTTTGTTAGTAATTTTTGGAATGATATGGATGTCAACAAATATTGGTTTATGAGTAATAATCATTGGGGAGGTATTGGTATAATTGAAAATCAAAATTAGTATAAATGAGGAAAGTAGCCCTAATAAGTTCGTTTTGTGATACCAAAAAAAAACTTGAAGTATTAGAAAAAAATATTAGAACAATCAAAAGTCACAATATTGACGTGGTTTTAATTAGTCCCTTTTATTTGGAAAAACAAATAGTTGACTTATGTGATTATTTTTTTCTGACTAAAGATAATTTGGTGTTAGAATGGCCCGAGAGGTCAATGTATCATTGGAGAATACTATCTTCCGAAATGTCAAACTATAAAATTGCAGCCACTAATCCTGATTATGGATTTGCAGGACTTTATCAAGTGAAACAACTTAGTGAAATTTCACTCAATTTAGGATATGAACAGTTCTTTCACATCATATACGATTTGAAAATTGACGATAATGTCATCTCTGGATTTTATTCGGATAAAACAAACTCAGTTTATCCGTCAAAAAGACAAAATAAGATTTGGGATGTCGGGCTTCATTACATGATTTTCAACAAGGAAAATCTACAAAATTTTGCGTCAAAAATAACTAAAGAAAGTTATATCGAACTCAGAGGTGCGGACGCTTTCGTTTGGTTACACAATAAAGAAAAAATATTAAATTATACTATTGAACAAACTCCTGTTGAAGATGAAATTTACTATTATCAGGAACACGATTTTTTTAATTTTTCACCAATAAAGGGTTTGAAATTTTTTATTGAAAAAAACGATGAGACACTCGAACCAATTAAATTATTATTTTACGATAATATGAATGAACAAAAAGTTTCTTTGATTATCCAAGATAAAGAGACGGAGTATACTATAAATAATTTAGATATAATTAATTTAGGGTTCAACAAAATTAACTTAAAAAAAGTCAAACTAAAATATCAAAATGAAGTTCATGACATTTCTCAAATTTTGGAAAAAATTAAACATAATACTTTAGAAAAGATTTAAAATGATTGAAAATTTACATCTTTGGCACGCTGACAGAGGAACTTACTTCGACAGAAATGTTAATATTATAAGTTGGAGTGATGATTTTCACATTCATCTTGGTAAATACAACTCTATAGGTAGGGATTGTAATTTTTTCTTACATGCAAATCACAGACCTGATTGGATAACAACAAGCTCACAATTATGGGGACCCGTTACTCCTGAAATAGCAAACTTACATATGAATATGGGACATCCTTCATGTAAGGGTGATATTATAATTGAAAACGATGTATGGATTGGTGCAAAATCTACAATAATGTCAGGAGTAAAAATCCATAACGGAAGTGTTGTTGGTGCAAATTCGGTTGTCACTAAAGATATACCACCATACGCAATTGTTGTTGGAAATCCGGCTAAGATAGTTAAGTACAGATTCAATGAAAGACAGATTGACTCATTATTAAAAATCAAATGGTGGGATTGGACTGAAGATAGAATCAAAACTGAAGCTATGTTAATGTGGTCAGATAAAATAGATGAATTTATTGATAAGCATTTATGATTAATATTGACTATAGTGGTGGAAAAATAGTAGTAACCACAGGAGAACTTAAAAAAGTATTTAAAGAAGACCAATTACCCTTAACGATTCAGATTAAACAAGCAATTTCAAAAGAGGTTGTTTGGTCTACCAAGCTGTATGAAAACATGTGGGCAAAATTTGGACAAAACGAAATCTATGATGTCATCATATTAGATAATCAAAATAAATTTGTTACTAAGTATCATTGGGATATTTTTCAACATGGTTCCATATTTTATAAATCTTTATGGTTGTACTGTAAAGGATTAGTTAATTCAGGGAAAACCCCAAAAGGATTGGCGATAGGAACACATGATGGTGAATTTGGCGAATGGGTTCCTTTGGTTAGGAATTTTATGAGTGATGTTTATTTGGTTGAGGCTTCAGACAAACAATATGAAAAATTAGAAAAAAATTACAAAGGTAGAACAGGAATTACTTTAATAAAAGAAATTATTACACCTAACGGAGGTGAGGTAGAATTTTTTGAGGGAGGTAGGGGGTACACAAACTCCGTAGTTGAAAGGGTGATAAGAAGTTGGGAAACGGAAGAAGTTAATTCATCAGTTAAAAACTCTATATCATTAAATGAGTTAATTAAATCTATTGGTGGGAATTTAGATTGGATTCACATGGATGTTGAAGGATTGGATGTAAAACTTATTTTGAGTTTGACAAAAGAAAATATTCCTAACTTTATAATATATGAGGATTTCAATTTGAGTGAAGAAGATAAAGAGTTAATTACTAATTGGATAAAAGAGAATAACTTCACACATCATTCATCAGATGGAATTTCAATGATATCAAGGACATAAGTTCCCGTATTATTTATGTGAGTATTCATATTTATATGATATGAAACTTCTGAAAACAATCAAAAGTATTATTCAAGAAGCGGAGGAGCAATACAATCGTGCTTGCGAATCGGGGTTACCAATTGAAGAATTGGATAAGTTGGAAAAGCATTATTTGGACTCTTTGAGATTGTTAAAAATCTATAAAATAAAAGAATCAAAGAATTCTAGAAAAAATAAATAATGCCAGCAACCAATCCTGTTCATTATAATAGTGGTACGACACTGAATTTCTCTTTGAAGAAAAATCAGATGTCTTACGGTGTTGCTGACGTAGACTATGGACCTACTGTGAAAACGGGATGGTACGCTTATACACCAATAATAGGTTATGTAATAGTCTCAGATAGTTATTCCCAAGGGTTGACGACTGAGGCGAATTCCTACCCAATTTTTTGGGGTACTTCAGCTAAGACAGATTCTTTACTTGTTGGACTTATAAACGGTTTACCAGATAGATTTGGGCAACCTCGATTTACAACTATAGAAGATGCTGTGGGATGGTTAGAATCGGAGGGTAAATATGGTATTCAAAATATATTCTGTTCTACATTAGTATCTGAAGGATTAACTTTATATTTGGATGCTGGCTATACATTATCCTATCCATTAGTTGGAACAAAATGGGACGACTTATCAGGTAAAAACAATCACGGATTATTAAATAACGTATCTTACAATTCAGATGCAAGTGGTTCACTTTCATTTTCATCGTCAGGAAACTCTTATGTCAGTTTTTCGGCGGTTACTGATATACCGAATGGTAATGATGAATATACAATCACAACTTGGGTAAAACCGACTACATTAGGTAATAAGGTAATTATTTCGTGGGGTAACTATTCTGGTACAAATCAGGCCAACATCCTTAAACTAACTTCAACAGGAATAGTTAATTCGTGGCAAGGTAATGATTTAACAGCGACAGTTGCTGTTAGTACTGGTGCATGGCACAATATAGTTGCAACTTTCGACGGAACTGATAGAAAAATATATTTGGATGGAATCTTAGTTGGCTCAGACCAACCAGGGTCATCTCACAATGTCACAACTATTTCCAACTTAACTGTGGGCGTTGGAAATATTTCCTCTTCTGAATATTTCGACGGGTTAATATCGAATGTTTATGTTTATGATTTTGCTTTGGACATTCAAGAAATATTCTTGAATTTGGTTGCTCAGTCACCAAGATTCTCAGTCACACCACCAACTCCAACTCCAACACCATCAATAACCCCTACTGTTACTCCAACAATTACACCTACATTAACTTTAACGCCTACTCCAACAATCACACCAACTCCAACATCAATTCCTATTTTCAATAGTGGGGATACTATGTTCATCGATAGTACTGATAACTCAATTTATAGATACAATCCTGATACAAATCTTATCGGTTATTTGTTCAGTGCCGCAACATCAGGAACAAGTTTGAATATTGGTATTACTGATAATAAAATCTTCATTAATGATACTTTGGGTTACATCTATTCTTATGATTATGTTAAGGTACCGTTCTCGGTAACTTTTGATACAACATATTCTTTCCCAAGTTTAGTAGGCTCAGGCATGACTGCTGTTGATGATAATACACTACTAATTGCAACAAATAGTGTTTACAGATTGAACTTATCGGCCTCTACCTCAGAATTGGTATTTTCTTTATCGGGAGAATGTCCTAACTGTATCGTAAATGGGGATGTTTTGTATGACCCAATAACAAACCAATATGCTTTGACATATATTAATACAGGAAATAGTATAAGTTATGCAACTTTGTTTGATGCATCAGGAAATACAATAACTGAACTTAATCTCAGTGGATATACTGGAACAAGTTACACAGACTTAAACAATATAAGGGGAATGTTCAGTTACTTGGGTGATGTATATGGTATGACCTATGATTTGTTAATATATAATTTAGGTTTCCAAGTAATTTACGTTTCAACTGAAGGAGAACCATCTAACAAATTATCGCAAAAAGTTTCTGGTGCGAGTGGAATTGCTGGTAATACTTCGTGGGTAAACCCCCCACCTTACTTTATCTATTAATAATATAAATCGAAAGTAAGTTTCAATCTCGTTTAATATTCTGAAATAATATGTATTATTTCTAATAAAACTAAAATTCTTGTTATTTATTGAAAAGAAATACTATTAATGGCGTTATGTTGTTATACATATGAAATAGTCAATTATTATTCAAGTGCGGTTACTATTTTTTATACTGCATGTGATGACACCCCATCTTCAATATCTGCTCCGGGTAATGGACAACAAACTAATATTCCTTGTGCTGCGGAAAACAGTATCTTTTTTTTCGGGAATGCTTGTGATAATACAACCATTGATTGTATCAACGTAACACAAAGTAATGAGCCGTGTTTTGGGTGTGTGACACCAACACCTCAAGCAACTTCAACACCCACCCAAACGCCTACCTCAACAACAGGAGGAGGAGGACCTGGTGAGACCCCAACACCAACACCAACACCCACTGTAACAATATCACCATCAACAGGATGTGTTTCTTGTAGACAGTACGAGGTTATAAACTTTTATAGTTCAACTAAAACTGTTTACTATCTCGATTGTGATGGTGTATTAAACTCTCATTCCGCACCAGGAGGACCAGGTGGACAACAGTCAATCATTAATTGTGCAATTGAGGATTCTCTATATACTAATGATATTTACTGTTCTCCTGGACAAACCACTGATTGTATAAGTTGGAGTATTGCGGACGTTAGTATTTGTGGAAGCTATTGTGGACCATTATCACTCACACCAACCCCAACCCCAACTATAACTTCAACTGAAACTCCAACTCCAACTGAAACTCCAACTAATACACCAACTCAGACCAATACCCCAAGCGAAGGAGCCTCACAAACACCAACACCAACATTGACAGAAACACCAACCATTACCCCAACACAAACTCCTACAACTACTGAAACACCGACACCTACTGAAACACCTACATCTACAATTACACCAACTAATACTGAAACACCTACACCTACAATTACACCAACTAATACTTTAACACCAACTAATACTGAAACACCTACACCTACAATTACACCAACTAATACTGAAACACCTACACCTACAATTACACCAACTAATACTGAAACACCTACACCTACAATTACACCAACTAATACTGAAACACCGACACCTACAATTACACCAACTAATACTGAAACACCGACACCTACAATTACACCAACTAATACTGAAACACCGACACCTACTCAAACATCTACTCCAACCGAGTCACCAACACCTACGATTACATCAACACCAACTACAACACCCACACTTACTCCTTCTGTAACTCAAACACCTGCACCTCCAGGAATTGTTGTTCAGTTTATTGATTGTGACAGTGGAATTATTTTTAGATTTGCAGGACCACTTCAATCTTTGACGTTGGGTTCCGTATATTTTATAACGGGAAGCACTGAGTTTGAAGGATGTGCAACATACACAGCAAATACAAATACCGGCCCTCTATTCAATGCGGTTGGGGTTACTTTTACGGAAATTTTCGATTGTGCGGAAACGATTTGCCCAAGAGTAGGGAGAAGAGCGGCGCTTCTTTTGAAATGTGGAACCGGCACTGTTTTTTATGCGTTGATAGATGAAGATACCGCATTCCCTGGTGGGACATATGTTTATAACGGAGAATGTTATTACTTCGAAGAATTTTCAGGGCCTGGTGGTCCATATTTACAAGGGCCAATATCGAATAATTGTGAAAGTTGTGTTCCGCCACCTACACCGGCAGTATCACCGACACCAACACCAACGAATTCTACATTTTTTACATGTGAAAATTTTGTTTATTGTTTAGATACAGGATTAGATAGTTTGTCTGCACTCACTGGAAATTATACGTGGTACGGAGGTTACTATAATTGTTACCCATATTATGAAGGGGGAGGAACACAATACGGAATTATATTCTTCAATGGAACAAGTTGGTGTTTAAGTACATATTTGGGAGGTCCTTGTATTATCAGGGGGGCTTATCCTTGCCGTTCTACCTGTCCTGACTTAGACGGAAATGTTTTCACTGTTGGAGCTTGTTTACCTCCTCCAACACCACCTGTTGATTGCGATATTCTCGATTTCAATGCGTATTTCGATTGTCAGATTACGCCGACACCATCTACAGCCATATCCTGTGACGTTGTTGGTTTTTCACTCAGCGCAATGACATTGACCCCAACACCAACTCCTTCAGGACAATATTGTAACTCGGTTGGTATTGATTTTTCTCTAAGTGCTTATACGCCGAGTTCAAATGTTACACCGACACCAACTCCTACGATTACACCAACAATTCCCGTGACCTTCTCGGGCTCTGCAACATTTGAAATTATACAAAACCAATTCATTTGTGCATCTGTAAAAGTATTGTTAGATGAGTCAACAGGAACAGAGTACTACACTTCAGACCCATTAATATTCAATGATACTCCAATTGTTGTTGGAATTACTATAGCAGCAACAATAAACGGACAAAATCTATGTGTAACTTATTTAAGAAATGATTCCAATCTATCATCGAACAGCTCTGTTCAAAGTATTTTTGGAATTTATGGTACTTATGCAGAATGTTCAAATATACCAAGTCCAACACCAACGCCATCAATTACACCAACAACAACGACTACACCTACACCGACGATTACACCAACAATTACTCCATCAATTTCAGTGACACCTACAATAACTAAGACACCGGGACTTACACAAAGTGTGACACCATCGGTAACGGCTAGCGTAACACCAACACCATCGGTAACTGCTAGTATAACACCGACTCCATCAATAACACCAACATTAACTTCAAGTCCTATGACCTTCGTTTATGTTTATGAAAGTTGTCAACCACTACAAATCAATCCATATTTGAATAATCAAATAATTCAAACAACACAATTACCAAGTATACGAGTGAATGAGAGATTCAAAGATAGTGTGGGTAATTGTTGGACATATCTTGGAGCGTTTGTTTCAAGCTATGTTCCACCTATTAATGTAGTTGCGACAAGTTGGAATGGAAATTATTTTACAAGTATCGGAACATTGATTTATTCCAATTGTTCTGAATGTATCAATGGAATCCCAACTACAACTTCTCAAATTACGATAAATAATGATGGTTTCGTTACAGGACAACCAGACTTTTGTGGTGGATATAGTAAATCGGAGACCACTCTGAGAGTAACAAATTTCAATTCCGATGGCACACAAACAATAACTACGGTTGATATAACTGTCCAAGTAAGTTTAGAAGTTACCGATTGCTCGGGAACAAATTATGAAACAATTTTCATCACAATACCTGCTGGTAGTTCGTTTGTAACACAAAACTTCACTTCCTATAATTTAGAGCAATGTCCTTTGGACGGAAATTGTTCGGCTGTTACCAAAACAGTATTCTCTGTTTTGTCGATAACACCATCAACAGTAACTAAATCACCATTAAGTCAATACTGATGGCAATACAGGCAACAATAAATAATATAACAGGACAAACACCATTTGATATTTATGTTTGTCAACCGACGGGGGATTCTTGTTTTTATATTAATACTATAACTGCTTCAGAATTTCCTTATGTGTTTGATATACCAGAACCTTATAATACAGGAACATCATATATGATAAAGGCGATTGATTTTAACAATTGTTCAATAACAGGAGTAACAACAGTAATCTAATGGCTTCAGAATTAGTAACAATACAATCAGTAACAGCAAATACCCCGGTAGATATATACTATTGTGATTCTTTTAGTGCTAACTGTGTATTTGTTACTTCAGCAACTACATTTCCGATTTCTTTCACAGTACCCCCACCATATGCTGACAATAATTTTATAATAAAAATAGTAGATAATGACGCTTGTGAATTTTTGCAATGGGTTTACGTAACAGAGACGCCGACACCAACTGTCACCGCAACACCATTCGATACTCCGACAACAACACCGTCAGTAACTGCAACAAACACCCCGACAATAACCCCAAGTCCAAGCACCACAATACCGGTCACACCAACAAATACTGCAACTCCTACAAGAACACTACCGATAAGTCCTTTACCTCCTTGTTTTACAAGAACTCCAACACCAACAAATACAATAACACCTACAATCACACCAACTAACACAATAACCCCAACTAATACAGTAACGCCATCAATAACACCAACCAATACTGCAACACCAACAACCACTATAACCCTTACTCCAACGCAGACAAGTAGTCCAACACAAACACCATCACCAACTCCAACGACAACAAATACTCAAACACCTTCACCAACCGGAACGCCTCCACAAACAGCAACTCCTACTCAAACTTTGACACCATCACAAACCCCAACAACCTCTATTACTCAAACACCAACTATTACCGCCACCCAAACTCTAACACCTACTACAACAATAACATTATCAATTACACCATCTATAAGCCCAACTAATACTAACAGTCCGACCAATACACAGACACCAACTAATACAATAACACCTACAAATACAATAACAGCTACAAATACAGTAACACCATCTATAACACCAACCAACACAATAACTCCAACCAACACAATTACTCCAACTAATACATTAACACCAACAACTACTGTTACAATTACTCCAACTGAGACATTCCCTCCACCAACTAGGTCTAATACTCCTACAGTAACTTCTACAAATACTCTTACTCCTACTAATACTATAACTCCTACTAATACTATAACTCCGACTAATACTATAACTCCGACTAATACGATAACTCCAACCAACACAATCACTCCTACTAACACAGCTACGCCATCAATAACACCCACTAACACAATTACACCTACCAATACAATAACACCTACTAACACAATAACACCAACTAATAGTATTACACCATCTATAACTCCGACTAACACAATAACTCCGACTAATACTATTACACCAACCAACACTATTACTCCAACGAACACAATAACACCATCGATAACTCCAACCAATACTGTAACAAATACGCCGACTGAGACATTCCCTCCGCCAACTAGGTCTAACACCCCTACGATAACCCCAACTAATAGTGTAACACCATCTATAACTCCAACCAACACCATAACACCAACAAATACAATAACACCATCAATAACACCAACGAATACTATTACACCAACTAACACAATAACACCAACTAATACTATTACTCCGTCAATAACGCCAACGAATACTATTACACCAACTAACACAATAACACCAACTAATACTATTACTCCGTCAATAACGCCAACGAATACTATTACACCAACTAACACAATAACACCAACTAATACTATTACACCAACGAACACAATAACTCCAACTAACACTATTACTCCAACAAATACAATAACACCATCAATAACACCAACGAATACTATTACACCAACTAACACAATAACACCAACTAATACTATTACTCCGTCAATAACGCCAACGAATACTATTACACCAACTAACACAATAACACCAACTAATACTATTACTCCGTCAATAACGCCAACGAATACTATTACACCAACTAACACAATAACACCAACTAATACTATTACACCAACGAACACAATAACTCCAACTAACACTATTACTCCAACGAACACAATAACACCATCGATAACTCCAACGAATACTATCACACCGACAAATACTATTACTCCAACCAATACTGTAACAGCATCAATAACACCAACTAACACTATTACTCCAACTAATACAATAACTCCAACTAATAGCGTCACACCATCAATAACACCAACAAATACTATTACTCCAACGAACACAATAACTCCAACTAACACTATTACTCCAACGAACACAATAACTCCAACTAACACTATTACTCCAACGAACACAATAACACCATCGATAACTCCAACCAATACTGTAACAAATACGCCGACTGAGACATTCCCTCCGCCAACTAGGTCTAACACCCCTACGATAACCCCAACTAATACAGTTACTCCATCTATAACTCCAACCAACACCATAACACCAACGAATACAATAACACCAACAAATACTATTACTCCATCTATCACACCTACCAATACTAATACTCCTACTAACACAATTACTCCTACAAATACAATAACACCTTCAATAACTCCAACTAATACAATAACTCCAACAAATACAACTACTCCAACAAACACTACAACACCTTCAATAACTCCTACAAATACCATCACTCCAACCAATACTATCACTCCATCAATAACACCAACTAATACCATCACGCCAACTAATACTATAACACCATCAATTACACCAACGAATACAATAACTCCAACAAATACAATAACCCCAACTAACACTACAACACCTTCAATAACTCCTACAAATACAATAACCCCAACGAATACTACTACTCCATCTATTACACCAACCAATACTTTAACGCCAACTAATACTCTTACTCCATCTATCACACCTACAAATACAATTACACCAACAAATACAATAACACCGTCAATTACACCAACAAATACAATAACTCCAACTAACACAATAACTCCAACTAATACATTAACACCATCTATAACCCCTACTAACACAATCACTCCAACTAATAGTGTAACACCATCGATAACTCCAACTAATACTATTACTCCAACTAATACAGTTACTCCATCAATAACACCTACGAATACTATTACTCCGACTAATACAGTTACCCCAACTAATACAGTTACTCCATCAATAACACCTACGAATACTATTACTCCGACTAATACAGTTACCCCAACTAATACAGTTACTCCTTCAATAACTCCAACCAACACAATAACTCCAACTAATACTATTACGCCAACAAGGACTGCGACACCATCAATAACTCCAACTAATACTATTACTCCAACTAATACAGTTACTCCTTCAATAACTCCAACCAACACAATAACCCCGACAAACACAATAACCCCAACTAATACAGTTACTCCTTCAATAACTCCAACCAACACAATAACTCCAACTAATACTATTACTCCAACTAATACTATTACTCCAACAAATACAGTTACTCCTTCAATAACTCCAACCAACACAATAACTCCGACTAATACTATTACTCCGTCAATAACTCCAACTAATACTATTACTCCAACTAATACTATTACTCCAACAAATACTATTACTCCGTCAATAACTCCAACTAATACTATTACTCCAACAAGGACTGCGACTCCGTCAATAACTCCAACTAACACAATAACACCAACAAATACAAGAACCCCTAACCCTACAAGAACTAATACACCAACACCAACTCTAACTCGTACTGCCACTCCAACAATAACACCGAGTATTACACCTACTGAAACTGCTCCACCACCTACAAGAACAAATACACCTACCACAACAACAACTCCTACAATAACACCAACTAATACTGTTACTCCTTCGATAACTCCAACCAATACTACCACAGTCACACCTACCGAAACGGCACCTCCACCGACAAGGTCTAATACTCCAACAATAACACCAACAACAACTATTACTCCTACAGTGACACAAACACCATTCTTAGACATCTATATAAGTGTGTGCGTTGAACCTGTACCACAATTCAATGGTTCAGAGTGGTTGATAACTTTCAATGGATATGCAGATGCGACTCCTGGAGCTTATGGAACAAACTCAGTTAACGTTTTGACTCAGATTGAAATTGGTATTGACTATGAAACTATAGAAACAGGACCAGGTAACTTCACACAAGTGTTCATTCCTGCAAATGGTTCTAAAGACTTCAGTACACTTTCAACAGGACCTGATGATTTCTTACTTAGTGCTTCGATAATATACATTAACCCAACTTCTTACCTTTCTCAAAATTATCTTAATGGTGGATTAACAGATGCTGGGGCATGTGCATAATATAATCATTATTCGAAGTATTTATTTTGTAACAAAACGAGATGCCGAGTTATATAATATCAAGACCTAATGAAGTAAGTCAAAAATTTCCCATAAAATTAGGAGGGAAAGTTGAACTATATGAAATTGTTTCGACGGAACCTGATATAGATAGTTATATTTCAATCGATGGAGAAACCGGTGTTATCACATTTTCAGGACTTGCTAACCCAAGTATTTCACTTGTTACAATAGAAGGTAGTAATGATTCGCTCTCATGGGCTCAAGAAATATATGCAATATCGGCGATTGATATTCCACAAGGTTCAATCAGTGCTGGTACAAGTTTTAATTATTCGATACCAAACTCAGGAACACCTGTCACAATAGAATTTACAAGTGGTGGAACAGTTCCTGGCGCTCCTGGAGGATATTTTTCAGTGATACCTGGTTCCGAAGAAAATATAACCGAGGGAACTAATTTAACAGGTAATGTGATTACAACAAATTATTACCTTTCAAATACTATTGAATCTTATAGTTTTGAAACAAGTGGAATTAATATTACCTATCCTATCACAATAGGCATACCATTTGAAAACATAGACCAAACAAGATATGAAAGTCTGAAATTCTTCCAAGAAGTAGGAGGGGTTATGACTGAATTAAGTACTACAATTGGTACCTATAACTCTGGTTCAAGTTCAGGATTTACCACTACAGAACTACAAACAAATGCAACAGTTTTAGCAGTTCCTATTGCTGGAGGATTTTGTCAAGAAATTACTGTTTATACGGGTAATACCATGAATGAGGCGATGAATAATTTCGCAGGTTCGGTTGGTTCTATTACAATTTATGTATACACAGAAACAGATATAAGTGCTGACATTCTGACTTTTTGGAGTTCTACGATGGGAAGTGTTGCACCTTATGATTGTGCAAACATGACTTTCTATAGTGATTGTTCGGGAACACCTTTAAATGTTCCGGCTTTCACTTCAACAATTCCTGCGGGAATTTATTTTGTTTATGATGGTTGGTTCATACAAATACAAATGGTAACAAATCCGACTACAGGAACACTTGTGCCAAGATTAATACGAACTGATGGTTCTAATGGAACTTTGTGTCCTGGAAACTGCCAACCAGCAAGACAAGTCATTCCAGTTTCCGTGGGTACTACTTTGGAAGAGGCTTGTGCATCAAACAATTGTTTATATTTGGTTAATAATACATTAGTACCTGGAGGTAATAATGCGTGTAGTAAGTCCCTCAATTTCGACGATATAGCTGTTGGGTCGAGATTTCAGATACAAGCTCCTCCACTAGCGAATGGAACAACTTTTCCACCGTATTATTTCTATAACAGAACAGTTAATACTGGTCAAAATCTATATCCAACTGCAATATTAACAGGACTCGCTAATAGGTTCTATAGAGTAGGTTGTACTGGAGTTCCTATTTTGGGGCCTACAGGTTCGATTTCCGTTGGACAAGTCTTTTTTATTGGTTCTGGAAATACAGTCACTGCTCCATTCCCTATCAATTGTGTACTTACTCCAACTCCAACACAAACTTCAACCCCAACTCCAACTATTACAGAAACACCGACTGAAACTCCAACGGCAACTGTTACAGAAACGCCTACAATTACCCCTACTAATACTATAACTCCAACTAATACCGTAACACCAACAAATACTTTAACTCCTACCAACACAGAAACACCAACAATTACTCCAACAAATACCGTAACTAATACCCCAACCGAAACATTCCCTCCACCAACAAGGTCTAACACTCCTACAATAACTCCTACAAACACAATAACACCAACTAATACTATTACACCAACAAATACCCAAACACCTACTAATACTATTACACCAACTAACACAACAACACCAACTAATACAATTACTCCAACAAATACCGTAACTAATACCCCAACCGAAACATTCCCTCCACCAACAAGGTCTAACACTCCAACAATAACTCCAACTAACACCATAACTCCAACTAACACAATAACTCCAACTAACACCATAACCCCAACCAATACTATAACTCCAACTAATACGATAACTCCAACTAACACAATCACTCCGACAAATACTATAACACCAACTAATACAATAACTCCAACTAATACGATAACTCCAACAAACACTATAACTCCGACAAATACTGTTACAACTACACCAACCGAAACATTCCCTCCACCAACTAGGTCTAACACTCCAACCATAACTCCAACTAACACTGTAACACCAACTAATACAATAACACCAACCAACACTGTAACACCAACTAATACCATAACACCAACAAACACCATCACTCCGACTAATACTATTACACCAACCAACACCGTAACAACAACTCCAACTGAAACATTCCCTCCACCGACTAGGTCTAATACTCCAACAATAACTCCAACTAATACAATTACACCAACAAACACAATAACTCCTACCAATACTATTACACCGACAAATACTGTAACACCAACAAATACGATAACTCCAACAAACACTATAACTCCGACAAACACTGTTACAACTACACCAACAGAAACATTCCCTCCACCGACTAGGTCTAACACTCCAACAGTAACACCAACTAATACTGTAACGCCAACTGTTACTCAAACCCCAACAATAACTCCGACAAATACTGTTACAATTACACCGACTGAGACATTCCCTCCGCCAACAAGGTCTAACACTCCAACAATAACACCAACTAACACTATAACACCAACCAACACTGTCACACCTACAAATACAATAACACCAACTAACACTATTACACCATCCATAACTTCTACTAATACTGTTACCCCGACAAACACGTTAACTCCAACTAATACTCTTACACCATCCATAACTCCAACAAATACTGTAACACCAACTAACACAAGTAGTCCTGGTGCATCACAAACACCTACAGCAACAAATACTCAAACTCCAACTATTACTCCAACGATAACTCCAACTAATACTATAACACCAACAAACACAGTTACAACTACACCTACTGAAACATTCCCTCCACCGACTAGGTCTAATACTCCTACGGTAACAACAACAAATACAACAACACCATCTATAACACCAACAAACACAATAACACCAACTAACACTATTACTCCGACTAATACAATAACACCAACTAACACTATTACTCCGACTAATACAATAACACCAACAAATACAACTTCACCAACCATCACACCTACTAATACAGTAACAACAACACCGACCGAAACATTCCCTCCACCGACTAGGTCTAATACACCTACAGTAACATCCACAAATACAACTACCCCAACTATAACTCCAACTATTACTGAAACTCCTTCTGTTACACCAACTAATACTATAACCCCAACAAATACCTCAAGTGAAGGAGCATCTCAAACACCAACACCTACTTTAACACCAACTCCAACAGTTACACCTTCTATTACACCAACTAACACTGTGACAGCGACTAATACACAGACACCTACAAATACTGAAACACCTACGATAACACCAACCAACACCATAACAACTACTCCAACAGAAACATTCCCTCCACCGACTAGGTCTAATACTCCTACGATAACTCCAACGAACACAATTACGCCTACAAATACTGAAACACCAACAATAACTCCAACTAACACTATTACACCGACTAACACTACTACGCCTACAAACACTGAAACACCAACAAATACGGTTACTCCAACAAACACTGAAACTCCGACAATAACTCCGACAAATACTATAACCCCTACCAATACTGAAACACCAACAATAACTCCAACAAATACCATAACTCCTACTAATACTCCAAGTGAAGGTGCTTCTCAAACACCAACACCAACTTTGACAGAAACTCCTACCATAACTCCGACAAATACAACTACACCATCAGTAACCCCTTCTATAACTGCAACAAATACTGAAACTCCGACAGTAACCCCCTCTATAACCGCAACAAACACTGAAACACCAACAGTTACACCTTCGATAACTGCAACAAACACTGAAACACCAACAGTTACACCTTCGATAACTGCAACAAATACTGTTACTCCAACAATAACTCCGACAAATACCATAACTCCGACAAATACTCCAAGTGAGGGAGCTTCTCAAACACCAACACCAACTTTGACAGAAACTCCAACTATAACTCCAACTAATACTATCACACCTACGAACACTGAGACACCAACAAATACAGTGACTCCAACTAATACGGAAACACCAACGATAACTCCAACTAATACTATCACACCTACGAACACTGAGACACCAACAAATACAGTGACTCCAACTAATACGGAAACTCCAACTGTCACGCCAACAATAACTCCTACTAATAGTGTTACTCCAACAATGACAATGAGCGAAGGTGCATCACAAACGCCAACACCGACAAATACGACAACACCAACTGTAACACCTTCAATAACTGCTACGAATACGACAACACCAACTACAACTCCAACAGCAACATCATCAAATACCCCAACAATAACTCCGACTAATACAATAACTCCAACTAATACTATAACTCCGACTAATACACTTACACCAACAAATACTGTGACTCCAACAGTGACAACATCTGCAGGATATTGTACAGGTTGTACTAGTTATGATGTTATCATAACGCAAGCAGATTTGGACTTGAGTGATAATGGCGCAGTTTATTTGACTTACCCTGATTGTTTGAATGATAATACAATAAATCAAAATACTTATAATTTTTCAGGAACGTATGCTACTGATGTTTGTATCGATAACTGCGGGGTAGCGCCAATTTTGTGTATAGTCTATAATGGAAATGATTGTTATACGAATATAACTTCATCAATTGTTCCTGTGGCAAACTGTCTACCTGTCGTATATACTTGTGATACTTGCTTCAATTTGATAATAACTGAGCCAAACGCTACAACATACAATGGAATTGTAGAATTAGGACAAAGTTATGGAAATGTTGATGTTACAATATCAGTGACTGGCGCAACGAGTATTTTTGAAGTATTCGTTGGTAATTTACAAGAGGGGTTAGGTGAGGTATTTCAATTTACTTCCCCAACACAATCAATAACAAAGACGGTTGGATTTATAGGATTTAATTTGGGAACTGCGATGGACTTATCTGTTTTTGCCAATAACAGTTCAGGTAATTTCAATAATGTGACCATGGATGTTTGTGTGAGTTGTCCTTACCTCTATAATTGTAACGCACCTCTATTCTCAGAAGTAACGTCTGACCTATATGGAACGATTGCCGGGGCTTGTAATGCAATATTATTCAACCCTGACCCTACAGAAGGTAACGGTACTTCATTCTGTAACTGTACAACATATACAAATCCATCATTTGGTCAATATAGTACAGGTTCATATTATATTCAATACAGTGGTCAATATAGATTAGTTAATGTGATAAACGGAAACAACACAGTGACTGCAAGTACAAGTTGTTCGAATTGTACAACATTGACACCAACTCCAACAAGTACCTTAACCCCAACACCTACAAAAACTTCAGGACTTGTACCTTCTCCAACACCTACAACAACAATTACACCATCAAATAATGCATCATGCATAAGTTATTACTTAGGTCCAAATAGTTTCAGTACAACATATGAATATGTTGATTGTTCTACAGGAATTACCACACAAATATTCGTACAAGCAGGAGCAAACGCAGGACCGGTTTGTTCAAGAACAACACCAACAGGTGGTAGAATAGTAAACTTAGGAGCTTGTGTTGGGCAGGCAGATAATCCAAACTAAATAAAAAAAAATGGCAACACCATTATCAATACCTCAAGTGACATATAATAGCTACTTCGGAAATGTTGGAAAAGTAGTATGGTTTCAAATCTCAGAAAATGTAAACTATTTCCAACTTCATTTTAGTTTGTATTTGCAACAGGCTAGAAAAACTAATTTATTGTTATACAGTGATAAAGAAGGACAATATATTTGGGATGGGGAATTTCCTGCAGATGTTGACCAACAACAATATAACGATATTATAAGAATTCTGAACTTACAACAAACTTTACTCGGAAATGCATACGCAGTTATTAATAATCCTACGCCATAATTATAGTATATATGAATGAAGTAACAGTCTATTGTCCCCCCGTAGGAACTGATTTAACAAATGAGTGTGGTAGTGTCCAAGAGTTTAAATGGACAGGTACTTCTACAACCTATATACAATTTTTGGTTGTGGATGTTAATAAAGAATTTATTTTAATCCCACTCGATTATATATCTAACAATGGTTCCTCAGTCAACATTTCTATAATATATTATAGAGACAATGTTCAAGTTACAGGACAAACATGGAACTTGGGAAACATTACTTCATCTAGAGATTTGATTCACTTTTTAGATTTTGGTGAAAATCCTGGTCAAAATAATTATATTACTCTTGAAATAACCACTTCAGGTGGAACTACAGGTCAGTTAAATATTGGGTTAGACTGTAGTACTAACTTAGTGGAAGGTACTTTTTGTAGCGGTACTACTTTTTTAGACACTTGTGATTGCATCGATACGGAGTTCTTCAAAGTATATGCACTTGTTACAGATGGGAATGTCGGTTTCCCTTTTTATGAAGGTGTTTGGTTTTTAGATGACCAACTTACAATCCCTCTTCCAACAGGGTATTACAGATATTGGGGAGATAACTCAGGAATTGTTCCGCCAGACGTTGGTGGTCGTACTAGAGGTTTAGTTTGGTATTACGATGGTTCAACATTTACACAAACTTTGATAGGTATTTGTAACAATAATTGTGCGTTGATATCTTGTAGTGGAACGTCGACATATACACACAATCCAACAGGATATACATATATAAACCCATTAATCGAGACGGAAGAGAGAACAAATGACACTTTTATTGCTGGTGAATATTCTTTTAAACAATATTCGATACATTGTGCGACCATAGAATTTCCAGGCGGTTCAAATTCTATATATAGTATTACCATAACCAAAACCGCACCTGCACTTTTTTATACTTATGTAACCTTCGAAGATGATGCATTTAGCAGAACAGTCCAAGCTCCTGGTGAAGTATCATATTCTGATACTCCGGTGTCGCAGACTCCTTTTTTCATTCCACAATACGAAGATGGTTTATATAGGATAGATACATCTGTAAGTAGTGTTACCTTCAGAGTTATTCCTCCTAGAAGTGGATTGTTGAAAGTAAAAATTTGTTTAGGTAAAGGACAAGCTGAAAATTTGGGACCCCAAATTACTACAACTATAAGTTCAAGTTGTACTGGAATTCCCATTTACAAATATAACGCTGGATTACACGTATACTCGGCTTATGATTCAATTATTAGTCCTAGACTTACAACTAAAGTTTATTCTATAACTCCATTAGCTTCTTGGACCAAAAACAGCACTGTATTATTCAACGATAATTATTTCATTCAACCAGCATTTCCTTACTGGTACTCTGTAAGTGGTGCAACCTATAAAGTGGGTTCCCCTTTTAGAAGGGATTGGGGAACAACAACACAATATAAAATAACTAAAAAGGCTTTCAAAAGATATGCTGACGTAGAAAAAATAACCTCTCTTTTTACAAACCAAATTATAGAAACACCTGCAACTGGACGAAGACTATTACCCACCTGTGTTCACATGGTTGCGGATATGGGAGTGATACGTGACAAGGTACTCCAAGCGAATGTTATTCAACCGGCAGGGTATAGATACTATATGGGATTAGACACAGTAAAAGCTCAATCCAATGATAAGTTTTTCAATCTGATTGATGTTGAAGACCCGGCAGCCAACAACAATTGTTATGTTGTAACAGGTACTGAATATGCAATCGTAAAATTTGGAAATGCTTATACTAACTTATTGAATTCTTATTTAGACAATTTTACAGGTGCTCGTACAAAGTATGACGGCTTGGAAACTGCAATGAGAAATAATGCATTTGGTATAATAAATACGATAATTGGAACCGCCGCAGTTGTTGCGGGATTACTAGTATTGAAAGTCGTTGTGACGGGTGGAGGAGGATATAGAAACGGAACTATAAGTCCTCAAAAAGCTCAAAGGATACAGAGAAGAAATGCAATGAAAATAGGAAACTGGAATGGAGGAAGAACAGGAAAAATACAAATAATTGACAAAGTAGTTACCGCGTGTGTTAGTAATCCCAAAATTGCTATAATAGTTGCAGTTGTTCTTATTGTTTTAGGGATAATTGCGTGGACTTTGAGATTAAACAAGCTAATTACAGAATGTTGTAAAGAACTACGAGTTTTGACCACCAACACACCGTACATATTTACAGGAAGTACTTTATATTATGATAGATTCTTTACAAGTACCGTTCCGACGGGTTATGTATGTGACGGTGCGTATTTTTACACACTTTCTTCAGGAACTGTCACTCACAAAGAAGTATCATATACGGCCACAAGAACACCAAGACAATACAGTATACTTCCAGATTCTCCATCGACAAATATTACCATAATAGGTGACTTATTTTTGTTACCTTTAGTCTCAGGTGTGCCCGACAGGTATACAACTTTACCAACTTATCAAAGTAATTCTATTAATGGTACAACATATGGTGGCGTTGATACGATAGGAGAAATGAACATTCCTCTTCCGAATGAGTTTGAACTCGAGCAAGGATTTTTTACTTCAGAAATTTCGCAGGTAGATGCGGATGAACAAGCACAAAGATTTTTCAATACAGTTACCGCAGATACTCAACCAACCTTTGCAAGTTATACTTACAATTCCAATACGGTTGGTGGAATATTTGTTTTTTCCCACGAAATAAAGATTGAAGATTTACCGAGAGAGGTAACATGTTTTTACGATAATACAAATTTATCAGGTTTAACAATTGGTAAAAAGATATATTTGGACTCTGATGGATTTAGTCAAGTTCTGAGCGGATATTATGCATATGAAACTGAAACAAACTATAGAGAATTTGCTCTCGTCTTATCAGGGACAGTTGAAGATATCTTCATAATGACCTCTTCCGCCAGCACAACAGTAACATCAACATTAACAGGTGGAACTAAAAATGTAATACAAACTCAAAAAGACTTCACGAGTGGATGGTATACAAGTTCTGCACAACCTGAGGAATCGATTCTTGTCCCTAAAAAGTGGGGAACTTCACAATTTTATAATAGCTCAGAAATTAAAAGAGGTTTTGTTAGAACACCCGTTTCTGCAGATACTTTTTATACTTATACAACTAATAATGGAATTGCTACTACCTACGAAGAAGCAGAATCTTTCTACTACAATGAAATTTTAACCTTAGAGGAGAGTTTTTTCTACTTTAGGTCAAATACTTTATTAATAGACCAAGAACAAGTTTGTACACTCACTGGTTCAGGTATAAATTTCATAATAAAAACAATATCGGGAGATACAACAAACAGTGGATACGGGGTTCAATTTGTTGCTGCGATTTATACCGCTTCAACTTTCGATAGTTCTTACACAATATCAATACAAGGCTCAGAATCATCTAAACTATTAGAACTACCTGAAGCTTATAACGGACAAATAACAAGTGTTTCAATCACCGGTTATACATCACAAAATCCGATAAATAAAACATTGTATAGTGCAGGAACATTTACTTCTTGCGTGAGGCCAACATCAACTCCTACTCAAACACCAACAATAACATCTACACCAACAGTGACTCCGAGTATAACACCAACTAGGACTGCAACACCTCCTGTTACGCCAACAAATACTTCAACACCAACAAGGACAGGGACACCTACGCCTTCAGTGACTTCACCTGGAACTCAAATCCAATTAGCTACAGCTCAGAATGATGAGTGCGTTGCATGTAGATTGACGACGTATAGTACTGTTGGTTATGTTAGTCCTGTTGATACCACACCATCAGTGAATGATGTTGTTTACACTAACTCTACTTTGACAAACGTATTCAATGGTGCAAGTCAATGGTTCAAAACTTCGTGGAGTCCAAATGCAACACAATATTCTATTCAGATAAGTGCATCAGGAGTCGTATTGGCGGTTAAAGATTGTTCAACTTGTCCAAGTGTAACTCCTACTCCTACCGTGACTGCAACTCCAACCCCTACAAATACACCGGCAATAACATCTACACCGACAAATAGTATCACACCTACCAATACAGTAACTCCAACTATAACAAGAACTGTGACCCCAACAATTACAAGAACACCAACAGTGACACCTACACCAACAAGTCCGGCAATTCAATATAATTTAGACCCAACTAACTTCACAACAGCTGAAAATGCTTGTAGAAATGGAGTTCTTGGTGGAACCGTGAAATACCTACCACCTACATACACAACACCACAGACCGGAATTATTGTTTATAATGATTCAAACCTGACGGCAACTTATGATGGTGGAGACCAGTATCATAAAATGTTCAGAGGTGCTTCATCTTGGGCGGTTAGAATTGGTACAGGAGGATTAATATCTGATGTGGTTGATTGCAGTACAATACCTTCACTAACTCCTACACCTACAGTCACTACAACTCCAACACCTACGGTCACTGCAACACCTACAAGAACAGCAACACCTTCGATAACTCCTACCAATTCATTAACACCGACAAATACAATAACTCCAACAACAACACCTACAATCACTTCAACTAATACTGCGACACCTACAACAACACCTACACCAACAAGTCCAGGAATTCAATATAATTTAGACCCAACCAACTTCACTACGGCAGAAAATGCTTGTAGAAATGGTGTTCTTGGTGGAACTGTGAAATATTTGCCCCCAACATATACAACACCACAGACTGGAATTTATGTTTACAATGAATCGACACTTACAACATTCTACGATGGTGGAGAACAGTATCATAAAATGTTTAGAGGTGGTTCATCATGGGCAGTTAGAATTGGTACTGGAGGATTGATATCTGATGTTGTTGATTGTAGTACAATACCTTCTTTGACTCCAACACCTACTGTTACAACTACACCAACAATAACACCAACTAATACTGTTACTCCAACAATAACACCTACAACAACTCCATTGGGTTCAGCAATTCAATTATCAACACCACAAAACGATGATTGTGTGGCTTGTAGATTGACAACTTACTCACAAACTAGATATGTCAATCCAACAGACTCTACGCCAACAGTTAATGACATTGTTTATCAAGATATCAACCTTACAACCTTGTTCAACGGAAATAGTCAATGGTTTAAAACAACTTGGGGTGCTCCGACTGAATACTCAATACAAATTGGTACTAATGGTCAAGTTTTGGCAGTGACAAATTGTTCTACTTGTCCATCACAAACTCCTACACCAACAATTACAACAACCCCAACGATTACTCCAACGGTCACAGTTACAACAAGTCAAACTCCGGCAGAAACTTCAACACCAACTCCGACTGAAACTCCATCATCAACACCAATTCCATGTTTCGAATATATTGCAACTGCTGACCAAACTGATATAGATAACTCTGAAAGTGGTGTTTATTTTGAATATGTAGATTGTAGTGGAGTTAATCAAACGTTAAATAGGGGTACTGTTACACCAAGTAATCCTGTGTGTGCAAGGAGTGTCGGCAGTATTTACATAATCGTTAATGGTTTTCCATCTTCAGCAGGTGGTAGTTTTTGGTCAGCTCCTGGTGATAGTTGTAGTGTATAATATTCTTTTGACTTCATAAAAAAGAAAAACTTGTTATTTATTATAAAAAGAACAATTGGCCTGTAACTGTACATTATATGACGTAATAATTGCTCAAGCGGACTTGGATGATGCAACGGGTAACTCCTCGTTCCCCAATAATACCGTCTATATATCTTACGTTGATTGTAACGGAATTCCTTTTGATAGGTCATATACAGTTGCCGGAACCTACCCAAGTGATATTTGTGTCACAGGAAGTTCTTCTCCGAGTTCTTTCTACTATAAAAATGATAGTCCGGCTGCAGGACAATCGACTGCTTCAAATACAACAATAAGTTGTTGTCCAACCCCAACACCAACTGAAACTCCAACACCAACACCTACGCCAACAACCACAACTACTACAACACCCACTTTAACCCCGACAAATACCCAAACTCGAACACCAACATTAACGCCTACTCGAACTGCTACACCAACTGTGACATCATCAAATACACCGACACCTTCGATTACCCCAACTACGACTACATTGTTTTGTGTTTCAGGTACAACAACTGGTTCTCATTATTATACTGATTGTTGTGGTGCATTTATTTCAGGGACCGATGTTGGTACTGTAATAATTTATAACCCGCAAAGACCTAATTTAGGTATTACTAATTCAGGTATTGTAGCAACTACAAGTTGTGGAACCCCAACCCCAACTCCAACCCCAAGTATCACACCTACTTTAAGTCCAACACCAACAATAACACCTACGACAACATCTTCACCCACACCAACACTGACACCAACAAGAACCCCAGCACCAACACAGGTAATAACTTTACAGAATAATTGTTCTGTATTTACATTATTTGATATGGGAGTTACTTGTAGAACTTTAGTTCAACCAAGTAATGCTTCAAGTTTTGATGGTGTATTGACTTTGGACATTACAGGTGGAACAAGTCCATATTCAATTTATTGGGCAGATAGTAATAGTAAAAATGCTACACGAACTGGATTGAAAGAAGGAACATACGAAGCTGTTGTTGTTGACTTCTATGGTGACTATACAGCTAACACATTCTGTTCTGTTGATGCTATTGCACCGTCACCAACGCCAACAATGACATTAACCCCAACACCATCAACTCAACCAGTTTATTCATCACTATGTGTGTTGATAAGTGGTTTGGTTCCAGCATTAGCACCAATACAATTTACTTACAACGGAATAGTCAACACAAGACCTGTTTGGGTGTCAGGTTCATATACTATGGCTTGGAACGTTTCGAACCAAAGGTGGCAAATAAATGGACTTTCAGTAAATGGAGGAACTGTTGTAAGTACAACAACTTCAACACCACCACTTTCTAATTGGACTGTCGTTGGAGCAACAACAACCCCAATACCGCAAGTTGTAGTATTGGAAGGTACTTGTCCAACATATACACCTATGACTGTGGTAATTAACTCAGAAAATAGTGATTGTGGTAATGATGGAAGCATCAGTGTGGTAACCTCAGGAGGATTACCGCCATATCAATATTCGATAAATGGTGGTACGACATATACAACTTCGAGTGTTTTCAACGGACTTTCACCAAACACATATAATGTTGTTGTTAAAGATACAACAGGATTAACAATTCAAAGAAGCGTAGTTATAACTCAAACAGGAGCACCTACAACATATTCTCTTTCAATTGCAAATACTAACTTACAAAATCTAAGTAGAAATCTTCGTAGAGCAACTTGGCAGGTGAATGTTACTCCACCGATACCTGTTGGAACTACCTTGAGTTTCGCATTGAATATTGAAACAATACAAATTATGAATTCTCCAGGTTCAGGTGTTACTTCATCGGTAAGTCAGGTATATGTTGGGTCAGGATTAGTTAATCCAAACTCTACAAATACTAATACATCGGTTAACGGAAGACCAAATTGTTCACCATTCACCACTCAAACAAGAACCATTCTACAATCTTATAATGTTACAATGTCGGCAGGAACTGTGGTTAGTGGTGTGAGTGACTCAAGTCTATCAATAACTTCAGGAGTTTCAGCATCTAACGGTTGTGTAACTAACTTACAACAAGAAATATCAGTACTACCTCTACAAGGAGTTGTCAACGGATGTCAGTGTTGTACGGTTAATACTAATAGTACTTCGTCTGGTGGATTACAACATTCGATAAGCTTCGGAGATGGGGGTGCAACACAAAACTATAGTCAAGTAGTTTTAGGTGTTGGTGAAACAACATCCTTAGCATGTATTGATGAAACTTCTTCACCATTAAGAATTATAAATGCACCATCATTCGGAGTAGGAGTTACTATTTTTGGAGGCAATCCAACTTCACCATCACCTTTACTCGGATACAGTTATTGTTCGTATCAAACAGGATTATATTATGTTAATCCAAGCACAGGACAAGTAACAGGGGCAGTATTGAGTCCTGGTGGTTCACAAGTCTTCTGTTAAAATGTAAAAAAAGATATTTATTTGAAATGGCATATATAATCAAAAATACCGCAGGACTTATCAACACCAGGTTGACTGACGTTGGAAGGAGAAAATTATCTCAAGGTAACTTCAATATTTCTTATTTTCAAGTTGGAGATAGTGAAGTTGCATACAATGCGGTACCTAACTACAACCTTACAAATAATAATATTCTAATGCCAGCATTTAATGCTCAAAATGACTCAGGTTCACCTCAGTCAAACAAACAGAATATTAAATATCCATATTACGTTACAGGAAACCAAGGTGGTACTTACGGAATTCCTTTTCAAGATAGTAATATAGAAGAAGTATATAATAGTGCAACCTCGAAAGGTTTTTTCAGTGGAAATACTAGTCCTTGGACAATTATAACTTCTTCAGCAATTACAATTACTTCAAATTATTGGGTAGAACTTGTAGGTCTTACAGGAACTACAACAATTACGTTGATTTCTGACACATGTGCACCAACAACTGGAACTCCAGCTGTCGGTGATTTAATAACAATATTTTTGGATGGGGTGGGAAGCTGCCAAGACGTTAATACAGTTCCTGTTTTAACATATAAAATACAATCAGTAAATTTACCAACAATCACTGTTGATAGACCGACACCTGATTATGTAGGAATTGCTTCATCAGGACAATATGGAAGGGTTGCGATATATCCTTCAGGTATGACAGTGCTCTACGATTTTGTAACACCAGCTCCTTTTTGGGAAACCGATACTTTAAATTTTGAATCACCATGTGACGTAAGTGCGAGAGAAAATACGCCTGTTTGGAATATGAATATTCCATGGTCTGAAAGTCCTGCTGGATTATTTAGTAACACTTATGAAGATTATACAAAATTTGGGTCAGTATCATATATTGGAACTAAAGAATATTTGGGTTACCAACAATCAAGTGGACAAACTGATACAAGTCAAACTTTCTATTACAACTCTTTAGATGAAAAGATAGTGGTTAGACCACAAGACCAAAAATGTATTGCGATTATACATTACACAAATCAGGATATTGATTTTGTGTATGGTGAAAAGTTTTCAACACAGCCATTTGACCCTCAGAACCCCATAGATACAATTGGATTAGCTAGACACCTCAAACTATCAATACCGACATTACTATGGCACAAAACGACCGGAACGACTATAGGACAGACATTTATGATTGACCCACCGGGTTACGACTTATGTACACCATATTATATTAAATCAAGTGTCAATTCTAACATGAATGACCCTGGTATTAGGTATTATCATCTTTATGATTTGAACCCTGATGCAAACAATAATTTGAATAGAATAGGTAAAGTTTTCCCTGACCAACAAATAATTGTAATTGACGATGAAGAGGTAATTGCGGCAATGTCTTACAAATCAAACAGAAACTGGACACTTCCAGCCCCACAAGTTGCAACAGTAGCTCCAAACGTTTGTTCTTCGAATAATATTAATTCTCAAGGTCTTTTAGATAATGATGTAGAAAGACTTTGGGTGACATACTTGTTCGAGTCTACAGGGTGGACAAACTCAATGCACTGTAATTACTATTCTGTAGTTAGAGGACCTTCAACAGGATGTACGGATAACTCACAGAATGTTGCAATTAAGTTTGGTTCAGAATTTCCATTCTTGAATACCACACCACTTTCAGGTTTTACTGCAACAGGATTCAAAGTATTAGTCCAAAAAGTTTCAGGAGACACGAGACCAAGTCCAACACAATGGTACTCTATAGATTTTAGTAGTGATGTTGTATCAGGTGGATTAATTGCACAATCGGCAATGACAGGTACAACTTTCATTATTGATGACAATAATTTTGCTTCGGCAACTTTATATAATCTATCAAATTATATTTCATTGGTTCCTAACGGTAGTCCTGAAATTTTAAATTTTGGTGATGAATATTATTTTTACGGAGCTTTCGAAACTGACATCTCGGCAACAATTTATGAGATGAAGTATTTGGTAAATTTAGGGCGTAATCAGTTCACTAACACTTCCAATCCTACATGGACTTCAGGAACAACTTCTTATGTTACTGAAATAGGACTTTACGATTCCAACTTAGACCTTATTGTTATATCTAAGCTACAATCCCCTCAGTTAAGACAAGGGATACAACAGTTTGTAGTGAAATTAGATTTCTAATATGAAGAAAAATATTTCAAAAGATTCACCCAAAGTATTGGGATTGGATATTTCAACAAAAACAATTGGAGTTGCTTTATTTGATATTGGAAGCAAACAGTTATTAGAATTGACACACATTTCACCGAAACCAAAAATTGAAGGTGAAAACAAAATGCTTGAGTTGATGAAAAAAAGTGAAGTCACTCGAGAAAAACTTATGTCTTACGTGGGTTTGAATGTACAAAAAGTTGTCATCGAAGAACCACTTTTGAACTCCAACAATGTTTATACTGTTGGAACCCTTATCAGGTATAATACTTTAGTATGTAAAGAAGTTTATGATGTTTTAGGTATAGTACCTGAATTTATTTCAACTTACAATGCAAGGAAATTTGCATTTCCTTTTTTGGTTGAACAGAACCTTAAAGGGAAGTTTGTTCTTTTTGGAGGATTCAACAAAGATATTGACAAAAAAGTCATAATTTGGGAACAAGTTGCAAAAAGGGAACCCCAAATAACGTGGTTATATACAAAAAATAATACACTTAAGAAAGAAAATTACGACCAATCTGACGCATATACTGCAGTTTTAGGATATATGAAAATGGAAAAAATTTGGTAGAAAGTCAAATTCTCCTTATCTTTGTCTCATGGACTTAATAAAAGACGCTGAGACAGTTTACGTAAACCGTTTGGTTAAAAAATACGGGAAAGACTTAGAAATCTTGGATGGAAGTAGAAACTCCCCTTTTGTTTCGAAGAAAAAGTGTTTGGATGGAAACTTCTCAATCAAGAGAATAAGGAAATATCGACCCTATTCCAAATTTTCTCAGAGTTATTATGAAATTGACTTGGTGTTAAAAGGGAAACTTTTAGCTAAGTGGGGCTCTAGAGAAGATTGGTACGGTTCAGAAATATTGAAAGAGTCGGAAGTTTCCAAAATCAAAGTTAATAGGCTAATTAGAAGATACATTTTAAATGATGTTAACGAATTTCTTCTTACATTTGGTGTTGAAGCGGGTAATAATTTAAAAATCAAACAAGTTGAATGGATTTAAGGAATGTTTCTGAGGAAGTTGAGGTTTTAGTTGAGTTGCTCAGAGATGTTTTGGGTAATGATAAACAACACTATGAGTCGAAAGGTCAAATATCTTTCGACTGTCCTGTTTGTGCTAGAGAAAAGGGTTTAGAAAAAGGTGACGGAAAGGGTAACTTAGAAATCAATTATTTTAGACATGTTTATAAATGTTGGGCTTGTGCCGACACTGACGGTACCCAAGGACCATTAGGGAAATTATTCGACCAGTTTGGAACCAAAAAACAAAAAAAGGTTTATAATCTAATCAAACCTGAAGAACAAAAACAATTAGACAAGAAGATACCGAAACTAAGACTTCCTGAGGGATTCATGACTTTTGCAGAATCTAACTCAAGGTTCATACCACACATCGAGGCAATGAGGTACCTGAAATCAAGAGGTATCACTGATGAAATAATTGAAAAGTATAAGATAGGGTATACAGTTCAGGGAAACTTTGCATACAGAATCATTGTACCATCATTCAACAGTAATGATGAATTAAACTATTTCATTGCCCGCGCTTGGACACCAAGAAAAATGAAATACAAAAACCCTACAGCAGAAAAAGACAAGATAATATTCAATGAACATCTTATAGATTGGGAAAAAGACATTTTTTTAGTAGAAGGTGTTTTTGATGGTTTTTTCTTGGAGAATTCCATCCCGATGTTAGGAAAGAAGATAAGTTCGTTATTGTTCGAGACATTATACAATAAAGCCAAATCTGATATAATCATCTGTACCGACGGTGATGCGTGGCAGGATGGATTAAAGATTTACCATGAATTAAATGGAGGTGAGTTATATAATAGGATTAAAATAGTGAAATTACCTAAAGACAAGGATGTCTGTGATTTGAGGGGGGAAATAAAAGATTATTTTTTCGAAATCAAATAATTTACGTATCTTAGCATAAATCATTCAAAATGAACAATACAATTACCTTCACCCCCGAAACTTTTGAAAATCTGAGAAAAAGTTACCAAACCGCACTCCAAAACAAAACAGAGGTATTTAAATTCGAAGGTCATGATTTGTTGACAGATTACGCAAAATACCTAATTCAATATCTCACTCCAAAATTTCAAAAATAAAACATGGACTTACAATCTATCTCCAAAGAAATACGTGAAATCGTTTCCCAAAAACAAAAAGAATTAGGTCTTACCTTCAAAGAGGAAGACCATATCTATACAATGAATGGAAGGACAGATTATCCTTCAGTTTCTAAAGTTTTGAAAATGTTTTATAAACAATTCCCAACTGAAGAAGCAGCTTTTAACAAAGCCAAAGGTGACCCACAGAGACAACAAGAACTACTCGAAGAGTGGTCAAAGGCTGGTGAATATTCTACGAACTTAGGAAGTAGAGTCCATTTCGTTTTGGAAAAAGCTTTGGTTGACATGTACGGTTCTTTCAAGGACGTTAGACAACCAATATTTGAGTGTGACTTGACCCAACTTATGAAAAGTGATAAGATGATTGGTGCTGGCAGAGTATACCTTGATTTGATGAAAAAAAGAGGTTCTGTTCTATTGGATACAGAAATGGTCTTAGGACATCCTGAACTTGGGTATACCGGTCAGCCCGATAAAGTTTGGTTGATACACAACAAAACAAATTCAGAATATGGTCTGATGATTACAGATTGGAAGACCAATAAACCTAAGAATTTTGTTGAGAATGATTTTACTGAAAGAATGTATAGTCCATTTGAAAACTATCCAAATACTGCACTTGGACACTACTATGTTCAGTTACCTTTATACGGTAAGTTATTACTTAAAATGCTTGAAGGCAGTAAATTCGAAAACATCAAACTTTACGGTTGTATCATAACACATCTCAAAGAGGATGCAACCTTTGAGGAATATCGTGTTCCTAAAGACATCATTAATATAGTGATGGATATGGATGTGAACAAATATTTGAATTTCAAAAAATAATTTACTATATTATACTATAATATGATAAAAAGATTAGTTCATTTTTCGGACCTACATATCAGATTATTTAAAGACCACGAACTCTACAAAAAGATACTGAAGCAAATGTTCAGTGAGTGGGGTTCCATTGCTCCTGATAGAATTGTTTTTACCGGTGACTTGGTACATTCAAAGAATCAGATGACACCTGAACTCGTTGAGTTTGTTGCATGGGTTCTCACAGAATGTTCTAAAATTGCTAAAACTATCATTGTAATCGGTAATCACGACTTCTTGGAGAATAATAGTTCAAGACTAGATGCTCTCACACCTATCGTAGATTCACTCCAAGATGAAAATATTGTTTATCTCAAAAATCGAGGAGTGTACGAAGACCAAAATATAAATTGGTGTGTTTACTCATTGGTTGAACATAATCTACCTCCCGACATATCAAAAAGTAGTAAAAAGAATATAGGTCTTTTTCATGGTCCTATACAAGGTCTCACAACTGATATTGGATATAAGTTTGAGGAAGGGTATGATAAAGATAAGTTCAAAGGATGCGATATAGTTTTGTGTGGTGATATCCATAAAAGACAAGTTTTCGATATACCTGGCAAAAAGAAGGCTTACATGGTTGGGTCAACCATCCAACAAAACTTTGGTGAGACAGTAAGAAATCATGGATATGGGGTATATGATGTAGAAACTGATGAATACACATTTGTTGATTTACCAAATCCTAAACCATTCCTTTCTTTTTATATCAACTCTTTTGAGTCTTTGACAGAAGGAACTGAAAAACTGGTAAACTATTAAAAATCAAAGTGGAGAAAACAATATCACTTTCAACTAAAGAATACAAAGACCTGAAATCCTATTGTGATTTGAATGGGTTGGTTGAGGATGAAGTTCTCAAGAGTTCTTATTTACAAGGTTTTAGGATTGAGAAGTATGGGTTGTTGTCTTCAGGTGGGACCATAACTGAAAAAGAAGTTATCAAGTATGTTGATAGACCCGTAGAGGTTGTAAAAGAGGTCGAAGTGATTAAGGAAGTGACCGTAGAAATTATCAAGGAAGTCCCAACACCTCCCACGGAAGTTAGAGTTGTGGAATATGTTGATAGAGAGGTAATTAGAGAGGTTCCTGTAGAAAAAATTGTCGAAAAAATAGTAAATGTTTACGACAACTCAGAGATTGAAATTCTGTTGGATAAAATTAAAGAATTAGAGAATAGAGAACCACAGGTGGTTGAAAAAGAAGTAATTAAAGAAATTACAAAAGAAGTTGTTGTCCAAGATAACAGTAAAACAGAAATGTTGACTCAGACCTTACAAAAACTGAAACACGATTTGGGAGAAAAAAATAAAAAAATTGAGGAATTAGAAAAAATAATCACTAATTTTGAGAATTATAAACAAAATGCGGGTGCGGCTTTCTTGAGAGGGTCAAACCTGAATGATACATTATATAAATAAAAAAGTATGACACAGTTAATTTTATGGATATTGTTATCTTATGGAATGAGTAACATATTAGTTTACGGAAGTATTTTTAATGGACCAAGGAATCAAATAAATAAATGGGCGGCAAATGAGTTTGCTCCGTTACATGGGTTTTGGGTCTTTCTTTCCGATATGTTGAAATGCATGATGTGTGCGCCAACTTGGGTTGGATTCTTTTTCGGAATTTTCTTATATTCACCTGTTCATGAACTTCTCGGGGTGAATAATTTTGTTTCATGGTTCTTTGATGGTATGTTAGCATCAGGAGGAACATGGGCAATTAATTCAATAGTGGAGTGGTTCGAAGAAAATAGACCAAACAAAAATTAAAAAATATGGCAAAATCAAAAGTTAGAGGTGGAGCTAAAGCCCACAGACAAAAAGTACAATCAAGAAATCAGAAAATTGGAGCAGCTCAATCTGCAATGCAAAAACTATTCAACGAGTCTATGAAAAAACAGCTCGAAGAAATTAAAAAAATGACTGAATCAGGTGCAACTGAATCATTCGAGTAAAAAATATGTGGGATTTATTCAATCCAACTCCAGAATTTAACTATAACACTATGTCAAAAAAAATTGATATTGAGAGTTTAGACAATCCTTATGTGCAAGTAATTTGGGAAGATACACCCGAGAACTTCACACAGGAAAGATTGAAGTCAGTTAAACAATACTTTCAAAAAAAGTATATTACAACTAACGTTAATGTTATCACCAAAGTAAAATCTACAGAGGAGAACCAACAAACTGTTGATGTATCTTTCAATATCTTAGATAAAAATTATCAAAGAGAGTTGATTAGAAGTTATCTTTTATCGAAAGGATTAGACCAATCTTTCGAAGATGTGATGAATATTGACTTGGCAGTTGAAAATAAAATAATTAGCGAAGACACAAGTGTTACTGCTTTCAAAAGGTGGTATATAAAGAAGATTGAATTTTCTAACTTCCTTTCTTACGGAGAAAATCAAGTATTAGATTTTGATAAATGTAATGGAATTACTGTTGTCGAATCTAACCCTCCAAACTTCGGAGGTAAAACAGTTTTAACTGTAGACTTACTAATCTTTTTGTTCTTTAATACGACAACAAAGACAAGCAAAGCCGAAGAAATATTCAACAGGTTTACTGATAAGAATAAAGTTTCAGTTAGAGGTGAGATTCAAATCGATGGAGAAGACTATATTTTAGTCCGACAAATTGAAAGGAAAAAAAGTAAAAACGGTGATTGGACTGTTAAAACTGAATTGGACTTTTTCAAAAAACTAGCTGATGGTCAACTTCAGAATTTTACCGGAGAACAAAGAAGAGAAACCGAAGACTTTATCAAAAAGTCAATCGGGACTATGGACGACTTCTTGATGACAATTCTGACAACAGCTTCTAATTTGGAAGAACTCTTGGAATCAAAGCCAACCGCAAGAGGACAAGTTTTATCAAGATTTCTCGGATTGGAATTTTTGAAAAAGAAAGAAGAAATAGGAAAAGAATTATATTCGAATTTCTCTAAAGGTATGATTTCCAACTTGTATGACAGGGAATCATTGAAACAGGAAATAGAGTCTCTCACAAAAGACATTGAAGGTTTACAGTCTGAAATAGAAGGCTCCAATAAAAACATCGACGACGTTGATAGTAGACTAAAGAAGGGACAAGACTATAAAGAAAACCTTCTAAAGTCTAAATTCAATGATTTGGAACAAGAGCTAGTTGTTTTGAATCCTGTAGTTTTGGACTCTGAAATAAATGATTTTGAAGCAAGAAAAATTGATACCAATAGAAAAATTAGTGAGGTAAAAATTGTAGAACCTAAAGAGTTTTATCATGAAGATAAACACGATGAGATAAAGGAGTCATTCAAGAAAGTAAATAATGATTTGATTCTTGCTCAGAATAAGGTGGAGGATATTGAACAACTGATAAAAAAGTTTGGTAATGGGGTACAGTGTGAACATTGTGGTATAAAACTGATGGAAGCGGCTTTGACCAAACAAAAGATTGATGAATTGGGTGATTGGGAGAAAAAAGTAGATAACTTATCTAAACAACTGAAAGATTTAGATTACAAGGAAAAATCATATATACAGCTCAAGAAGGACTTTGATGAGTATGAAAAAAATAAACTTATCAAAGAAAAGTTTGAGATTACCTTGGAATCTATTACTATCAAGTTAGACCAACTCAAAGATAAGAAAAGGAGGTTCCTTGAAGTTCAGGATAAGATTAAAAAGAATAAAGAAATAGATGGGCAACTAATCAAGGCTAATATGAGAATTGATGAGTTGATTAATGAGAAGAGAGGATATGAGAGAATAATTACCTCCAACCAAATTAGTATCAAAAATTACCAAGACAGAATTAGTAAAAATCATGAAAATATTACTAAAATTGTCGAGGAATTTGAAAGAGAGAAAGTTTATAAAATATACTTGGATGTCTTCGGTAAAAATGGAATATCAAAAAATATAATGAAAACCATGATGCCGTTGATAAATCAAGAACTTCAAAGGTTGATGATGGATTCTGCATACTTCAATTTGGAGATTAGAATCAATGAAAAAAATGAGGTAGAATTTATTATGATTGATAATAATACCGGTATTGAGAAATTAATAACCTCAGGTTCGGGATACGAAAGAAGTATTGCGGCTATGGCTTTGAGGGCAGTTCTTTCTAAAGTCTGTTCTCTACCTAAACCAAATATTATAGTTTGGGATGAAGTTTTCGGTAAAATAAGTAATGAAAACTTAGAAATGGTGGGAGAATTTTTTACTAAAATGAGGGATTATTTTGAAAAAATATTTGTCATAACTCATAACCCATTAGTCAATAATTGGGCTAATAACGTCGTTAGAATAACAAAAAGCGATAACATTTCAAAAGTAAGTCAATAATGTGTAAAGAAATAAAATTAATGATTTGTCCTCTGGTATCTTCGGATGTCTCAAGAGCAATTAGATGTATACAAACAGCATTAAACCAAAGAAACTATTCTATAAAGTATGAAGTTCATTTGGTAATCAATAGTGTAGATAGTAGTTTTGTGAGTCAAATGGCAAAATATTGTGAAAATAACCATATACCCTATGTGGTCACCAAGTCAGATGGCACGCCTTCAACAGGTAAGAATACTGTATTCGAATATTTCATGACTAAAGACTTTACACATCTAACACAATTAGATGGAGATGATTTCTTTTATCCAACCTTTTTACAACAAGTAGAAAGACATTTGAAAAAATATCCGAACACGGATGCGATGGCAACATGTCCTTGCGATTCAATTTTTCCAAGAAAAAATGGAAACGATGCTCAACTCGCATCAGGTAATTTCGGCAGTCTTTGGGGGGCAAATTACATTGATTACAGAGGTAATATGTTTTTTGGTAAAGACCCGCTAGTTGATGGTATAAGTAACCCAAACTATGCAAGGTTAGTTCTTTTCTCAAGAAAAGTTGCTGAAAGTTATAGATACGACCCTGAAGTTATAGTTGGTGAAGATTTAAAAATACATTACGATTTTTTATGGGGGCACCAAAATGATGAATTATCCTATTGGTTTACTTCTGCTAGTGATATGTGGGTTAGAGATGGAACATCATTCGGTATTCAGAAAAGAGCTTCAAATACCGTTGAGAATGGTGATTATGTTATTGCAAGAAGAGACGATATGTTCTATAAAGTAAGGGACCATGTACTTTCCAAAATGATTCATGAAAGAACAGGACCAGGTGAAATTCCAATAGACTTTGCACCTTTATTCTTAGGTTATCAGGAAAAAATTGATTTTCTTAACGAATTCGAAAAAAAATACTCAACTTATTAAAATTTTCCATATCTTCGAATATATAAACTTTTCTCCATGAGAATGAATAATAATCAGTTGGATAAAATATCTGAAACGTTAGAAGATTTTAAAGCATTATTACCAAGATATAGAAAAATCAAAAACGATGAAGTCAAAAGTAGGAGTTTCTTCGTTAGAAACAGAAATCCTGTTTGGGATATTTCTCAAGCGGTATATTTTAAAACTAAATTAGTTTCAGAAGAAGGAAAAAAAATTCCTGTTGCAGAATTAGTCGATGACCATTACATTCAAAGAAGTTTTGCGATGAAATTTATTTTTTCTGAATTAGATAGGAATGAAAATATGTCTCAAGAAGAATTCATTTTTTGTCTAAAAAAATACTGCTCAACTGTAAAATTAACGAAGGAAGAACATCAGAAAGTTAGTATCTTTGCAAGAAATAACTCATCATATTTGAACTATGAGATTTATCTTAAATTTGATATTGAAGTTAAAGGTTTATCAGAATTAATACTAAATTAAATGCAAACATTTTTACCCTACCCCGACTTAATAAAATCATTAGAAGTTCTTGATAACAAACGATTAGGTAAACAGAGAGTCGAAACATATCAAATCTTGTCTGCAATTACAGGTAGACCAAAATTAGATGGAACCCCATACAAGGGATGGTTAAATCATCCTTGTTCTGTAATGTGGAGAAAATATGTTCCACTTCTCAAAGTTTATTACAACTTATCGCTCGAGGAATGGATTAAAAGAGGATTCAAAAATACTATGGTACGTGAAGACGTAAATGAAGCAATTTATTATCCAAAATGGTGGGGTGAAACTAAATTTCACGATTCACATAAAGCAAACTTGTTGAAGAAAGACTTTGAGTTTTACAGTAGGTATAAATGGAACGTCGACCCATCCTCACCATATGTTTGGATGGATGAGAATGAAAAATGGTACGAACAACATTCAGGACAAAAAGGTAGAGTTTATCTATATGAAGAAGTTGCAATTTAAAAAAACGGGAGCAGAACATCTCCCCTTAAAATATTGGGAATTGAGAGATGGTACTTTCGTCGCAATATATCAAGGGAATAGAGGGTCAAACCCCGAATTAGATTTTGTTGTAAAATATCTTTCACCAAATAAAAGACTAAGAGCTCCATCACACACACATTGGGTTGTTGATTTATTGATAAAAAGTGAGAACGCCAAACCTCAGGTTTTGAATTTTGTCAATGATTGGTTAGAACACTACGATATAATTAACCCATTCAGTTCTGTGGAAGAAAGGAACAATTATCAGATTAGATATTTGCAAAAATTCGATTCTAAGTATTCTACCTTAGGTATGTTGGGAGAATATAGTATTGAATTTTTATGTATAATGATAGAGTTATTTATCAAGTGCGAAAAACAAAATCCAAAGGCATTTATGTTCAAGGATTTGTTAATTTTAGTCAAAAGTTATTGTGAAGGGAAAAAAGATTTTTATCAAGTTATTTCGCATTCTAAAAGAGTTTAATTAAATTTGTGTTATAGATTATGAAAAAATTTTTATTAGTAGTATTTGGTGATTATTTACAGGATTCTGAGAGCATTAATTATTTGAAAAATTTTGCAATTTCTCTAACACCACTTGTGGATACACCACAGATTAAGTTTCAATTCAGTAAGGGTGCATCGGTTTTCCACTTTGGAACAGAGGTACCCATGGAGGAAATCAATTATTATATTAAATCATGTATTGAAAGTGATGGAGTGGGTATGTCATTTATTTTGACAGAAATGAATGACAAGGTGTCAGTTTCTTTTCCACAAGTAACATATGAACATTTAATGGATTTAGAGTCTGATAATTCTTCTGAAATCAGATTGAGTCAAAACACTACTCGAGCTCAATTCGAAGAAGAAGATGAGTCTGAATATGAAAATTTGGCATCACTTTTGGAGTTAATCAAGAATGATAAAAAACCATCATTAGATTCAATATTAGACAAGATAAAAGATAAAGGTATTGATTCACTAACCAGTTATGAAAAAGACGTTTTGTCAGAATATTCAAAAAAATAAAAAATGAAAGAAAAATCAGTAATTCCAATTAATCAAGAAGAGATTTCAGTTTATCTTAAAGACATCAGGAAGTTGACTGTCATGACACCTGAAAGAGAAAAAGAGTTGGCAAAACTTATGCTTTCTGGAAGTGTAACTCCAAGACAAAAGGAAGAGATTAAAAAAGAAATATTAGAAGGTAACCTGAGGTTTGTTATTACTGTAAGTAAACAATATCAAAACCAAGGACTAGACCTTTCAGATTTAATTGCTGAAGGTAACTATGGTCTTTTAAAGGCGATAGAGAACTTTGATTGGTCGAAAAATTTGAGGTTTATATCATATGCTGTTTGGTGGATTAGACAATCTATATTACAGTCGCTAAATGAGAACGCGAGAACCATTAGGTTCCCTGTGAACGTAGTTCAAGAATTACATAAGGCAAAAAAGGAACAAGAAATAAATGGAGAAGAGTTATCTGATAGGTTTGCTAACTTACCATATACTGTTGACCTTGAAACACCACTTAATGAAGACGGAGATACCTTGATGGATGTTGTAATAAACCCTAACGTCGAAAGTCCTGATTCAGGATTAAATACCGAACATACTTTAAAAGATAAATTACTATCGATGCTCGATGTTTTGGACGAAAGAGAACGTATAATAATTGAAGATTATTTCGGTTTATCAGGTAATACAAGAACATTAGAAGACATTGGAAATGATTTCGAATTAACTAAAGAAAGGGTCAGACAAATCAAAGAAAAGGCACTTAGAAAACTTAGAAATGAGTCAGGTTCTTTGTTTGATTATTTATAATCCTGAAATTTTTAGTATTTATTAAGAAAATAAAAAATTATGAAAAAAATTTTATTCGCATTTTTGATGACACTATCATTCATGGTGTCCAAAGCACAATTGGTTTCAGTACAAGGTGGAAACGTAACTTACAGAGGAAAAAACTACGGTTTTTCTCAGTTGGAGGTTAGTGGAAACATAACAAAAGAATTGACTGCAGTCGGAACATATTCGAAAGTTCTTGCAGGACAAGACATGTCAACTGTAGGTTTCAGACATTCAGCATGGAAAAACAACGTAGGTTTCATGCTTGCTGGTTGTTATTTACAGAATCATAAATTCGAACCAATATTCGGAGTAGATGTTAGAATTTCTGAACAGGTTAGACTTGCATTTACAAGTTCTTTTAACGACAGATTGAGAACTATAGGATTAAAAGTTCCTGTGTATAGGTTCAACAAACACTAAGATATTATTTATCATGAAAAAATTTATTAAAGAAAATTTTACTGTAATTGTTCTTGTAATTTCCCTACTAGCCTTTTTCAAGGGTTGTAGTGATTCAAGAGAAATTTCTAAAATTAAAAATGAAATAAAGTCCATCAAAGATTCAACCTATACCAAAACGGAACTTTTGAAAGAATTGAAAATTTCTGGTTTAGAAGCGGAAAAAAGGATGATTCAGGCAACTGATAGAAAACTATTAGATGTTAGAAGACAAACTGAAATCGAGGAAGAGATAAAAAAACTTAAATAACAAAAATGAATTGGTTTCAAAGAAATTTCAAAACACTAATTTATACCGCATTCTTAGTTCCGATACTTGCAGTTGCGTTTGTTTCAATATCACACGTAACTACATGGTATGGTATTTCGAATCCACTTAGTTGGGCGATATATCTTTCCATTGGTATTGAAATTGCAGCTCTCTCGGCGTTAGCTGCAATTTCAGCCCAAATGGGTAAAAAAGTTTATTTTCCTTTTGCGATTGTTACCTTGATACAATTCTTAGGTAACATATATTTTTCTTATCAATTTATAGATATTACCTCGGAATCTTTCATCGATTGGGTTGAGCTAGTTGACCCAATTGTAAGTTTTATGGGGGTAGAGTCTGGTGACATGGTCGGCCATAAGAGGTTCTTGGCACTTTTTTCTGGTGGGATGTTACCAATAATTTCTCTTTCATTCTTACATATGCTTGTAAAATTTGAAGAAGAAGAAAAAAAGAAAAAAGGAGAACTACAAGCGATACCACAACAAATTGAAGAAAAAAACATAGATGAGTTGAGTATTCTTGCAGGTAAGGAAGAAGCAAAAATAGAAAGTGAGAAGTTCGTACCCACCGAACAACAATTGGCCGAGTTGGAAAGAGCCCTTAAGGAAATCAATCAAAATAAATTCAAGACTTTGGAAGAAACTCCTGAGGTTGTTACAAAACAAGAACCTCTTAATCCCGAAGAAATGACGATTGAAGAACCTGAAGACATTCAACAGGGAGAAAGTGGGACAACTATTAAAAGATTATCTTATATCAATAGAAATGGATAAAACTTACCTTTTAGAAGAGTTTAAGTCTGAGGGTATACACAAAAGAAAGTCACAAATAATTCTGTGTCATACATCAAGGGAGGTCAATGAATATTTGACCTCCCTTAAATTTAGATATAATGGGAAATATAATAAAATTCCGCATTATATAATAACCAAAAAGGGTGATATTTTGAACACCCTCCAGAATAACAAATTTTCTAACATATTCGAAGAAGAGAAGATAAACAAAAATTCTATAGTAATTAGTCTCGAGAATTTAGGGTGGCTTGAGAGAAAACCGCTTTCATCTGACTACATTAACTGGAACAAGAGTATTTATAAAGGAGAAGTTTTCGAAAAAAAATGGAGAGATTATTTTTTTTGGGACTTTTATCCTGAACAGCAAATGGAAAGTCTTTCTGAGTTGTGTAAAGAGATTTGTGAAAATTTAGAAATTTCCAAAAAATGTACAGGACATAACACTAAAATAGAAGGAATAAAAAACTTCGAGGGCATAGTATCAAGGAGTAATTTCGATACAAGATTTACGGATTTGAGTCCAGCTTTCGATTTTGAAAAATTTTTAAAAAAAATAGAACATGGGTAACTATCATGATGAAAAATACGACCAAATAAAATCTTTATTGAATAAGTCAAGATTACTTAAAGAACAAGTTACAATACAAAAAGACAATATTGCTAAAAGTATTGAAGATAAGATAGACCAAGATAATGATGAGTTCGAAACTGCAAAAGTAGAAAAAGAAGAATCACCAGATGACGTAGTTCAAAAATATAGAATATCGGGTGGAATAATATCAATGCACGGTAAAGAAAAAAGCGATGTTGAAATCACATCAGAAGAGAAGTTAGCATTCCAAGAAACGATGGATGAGTTTGTTGATGAAGTCTCTGATTTAGTTGACTTCAACGAGTTGAATGTTTATTCGAATAGTGTGGAGTGGTCTGGTAAAATTATCGATGAGGATGTTGAATTTATTTTGACTATAGGAGAGGACAGTGGAATCTACGTAAATGGAACGGCAATCAAAGTAGATGAGGAATTTTTGAATATGGTCAATAAACTTCAACAGTTTTACGAAAAATTCAAATCAAAATGGTCAAAAATATTGGCCTCAAGAAAAAGAACAAAACCGAATGAAAATGTTTGATTTTATAAAAAAGTATAGAAGGGATTTTGCACTTATTATAATTGTAGGTGTAATATTTTATTGGTTCAGTGCTATATTTTCTCCGAAATTGGACGGAATTAACACTTTCAAAAATAAAATTGATTCTATAGATAATAAGATTGTTCTCTTAAGGGAACAACAAAAACAAGTAGATGAGAACATTTCTGAATTGAAAGGGGAAGTTTTCGAAGTTGAGTCTACAATAGGTTCAGTTAAAAATCAAAAAGTAATCATTAAAGAGTATTATGAAAACAAAATTAATAGTGTTGATAAGTTCACTAATGATGAGCTCGACAGCTTTTTCTCAAGCAGGTACGGTAGACAGTATACCAACTAAAAGTTTTCCAATACCTGTAGTCAAACTAATCATCAAAGATTTGATTAGTGGTGATTCAGCTAAGGCTCAGCTCAAATTGACCGAGGAACAACTGAAACATACTGAAAAACTCGTTTCTCTGAAAGACAGTATTATAGTCAAACAAGAAGATAAATTTTTAATCTATGACAAAATTCTGTTAGAAAAAGATAGTAAAATTAAAATCATGGATGATAAAATATCTGAAGTGAGTAAAGAATTGAAAAAAGAAAAATTCAAAAATAAACTTACCAAAATAGTTGGTAGTTCTTTAACCGCAATTTTGGCTGTTTTATTAATTATTAAATAATGGCACTGACTGCATCTGAAATGAGAGAAATTCAAACTGTGGTTCGTAAAGAAATAAGAAACTTTATGGAAAATAATACAATCAGACAGTTCGAAGATAAGTTGATGGAAAAGATACAAAAAGAAATTAAACGTGGCAAATTAGAGGGTGAGGTAAAGGAGATAACACTGAAAATGTTCCGAGAATTCTATCAATTCATGTGGATGAATAGAAGCTATTGGGAACCAAGACTTAAAAACGCATAATTATGAAATCATCTAAAGACATTTTTAGAAATTCAATTGATAAATCATCTGCAGGAGTGGAACTAAGTCCTGAAGTAGTTGCGACTTTAAGTAATTTGAAAAACAGTATGAAAGAAAATGAAATTCTACAAGGGGGACTGGCAGATAAAAAAAGTTTACAGGATTTAGCTCGTAAACACAAAATGAAAGATATCTCAGAATTAAAAAAACAATTACAAATTGGTATTAAGGTTGAATTAGAACATACTGATAATAAAAAAAAGGCAAGAGAGATTGCAATGGACCATATATTTGAAGACCCAAAATATTACGATAAATTATCTAAAATAGAGACGAAAGAAACTGAAGAAGTTAACTCGACTCAAAATGAAAAAGATATGGTTAATGGAATAATCGAAATAGTTAAACAGGTCAAAAATCTTACAAATAGAAAATCAATTGCAAAAAACATGTTGGAAAAATTGAAAAGAGAAAAAGTAGATTTTGACCATGACAAATTTATGAAATCATGTGGATTTAAAACAAATAAAAAGACTGAATCAAAAGAAGCAACAGGGTCAGGTTCAGTAGGGGCATACTCGGCTCCTGTATTTGGAGGTAATGACGAATTTTGGAAAAAAAGTAAAAGTGAAAATCCAAAACCTGTCGATAGTAAAGTTGAAAAGATTGAGGCTAAAGAAGCAACTACATCTGGTTCTGTAGGTTCGTATGAAAGTCCTGCCGCTTGGGCGAAATCTACAGGTAAAAAAGATTGGAGAGGTAAATCGAAAACACAGATACCAGGTGGAGCTTTCGTTTCTGTAAAGAAAAAATGCACAAAGTTTCCTTATTGTAATAAAGGAGACATCAATGCTTTGAACATTTATCAAAACGAAAACGTCCATGATGCAATTTCGAATGTATCAAAAAAACTCAACCTAAGTGAAACGACTATCAAGGCAATATTACAATATGAAATAGAGAAATTGAATAAACAAACGAAATAAGATATTTATAAATAAAAAAAAATGAAAGATTTTCAAGAAAAAATAGATAGAATGGTTTCTAAAATTTTATTGGAAGAAATAGAAAAAAAGTCTGATGAAATGAATGAGAAACTTCACGGAGACCAACACAAATTAGATGTTGCAAAACCAAAAGGTAAATTAACAAAGGCGGATTTCAAAAAGTTAGGTGATATGAAAGAAGAGGAAGATGTCGAGGAACAAGAAACTGAAGAAGGTAATGCATTTTCTGGCGCTTTGGCTAAAGCCAAGGAAGAGGGTAAAGATTCATTTGAAGTTGATGGAAAGAAATATGATGTCAAAGAATCTGTTAAGAAAAAAGAAAATAAAGAAGAAAAAAAGTGGATTCAGAAAACAGATATGAAAAAAGGTGCATTACACAAAAAATTAAATGTTCCTGAAGACGAAAAAATACCTGAGGCTAAACTCAAATCTTTGAAAAAAGAATTGATGAAAAAGGGTGAAGGAGATAAAAAACTATCTGCTTCCGATTCAAAACTTTTGAAACAAGTTAATTTAGCATTAACCTTGAAAGGGTTAAAAGAGAACACACAAACTTTACAACTTACTGAAGATGAATTGATTGACATGATTGAAAAAATCATATCTGAACAAAAAACAAAAAGTAATATTCAGATGAAAATACCTATCGGTCTAAGAGAAGTTGAAAAGGCGAACAAAAAAACTGGACAAGAAACATCACAACAAGTTAAAGATGTCACAAAAAAACTCAAAGAATATTTGAAAGATGGGTCCAAAGAAGATTTTACCATGGACCCTAAACATTTCCCAGAAGGTAATGGAGAGTTAGATGAAAAAATGACGAAAAAAGCTTATAAGCCTTCTGACGCTGTTGAAGAATATATCGAAAACTTCGCATATCCAGGTTTAGAAAACACTCATTATGATGAAATAAAGCCAAATGATAAATGGTTGGAAGATAATTTAATAGGTTCATCTAGAACAGGAAATAATCCTGAGTGGGCAAATGCCGTAAAAACTGAAGTAGGTGAAAAGGCTAACAACAAAAGAAAGGCGAATCTTTATCAAAAAGAAAAAGACAGGTCATACAAAAGAGTTAAACAACCTGTAGATACTGCCGGTGAGGATAAGGGAGAGAAATCATTAGATAAAATGTTTGCAAAGTTGGAATCAACGGAGAACAAAAAAGAAAAGATGGTTAACGAGGAAATTTCAAAGATGATGAATATCATCAAATATAATTCCAAAACTCAATAAAATTCACATTATCAATTATTAAATTATATTCTCCATAGATGAGTTCTATGGAGAATTTTTTTAGGTGGATGTCAAACCCAATATCGAAAGAAGAAGTGTTGATTTGGTTCAATATTCATAATTTAAACTATGAGAAAATTGAACTATATGGTGATTTAGTAAAATCATTATATCAAACTATTATTGACACCTATTTGGGTGATGATGAGTTAGAAACAAGAATAAGTTTAAAAGAAGAAGATAAAATTGCTCACTTCGAATGGTGTTGGAATAAGGTTTTAGAAGATTTCAAAAAAGAAAATATTATCATAAAACACGAAGGACAACATAAGGATTACTTCAAATCCTTTTTTTTGGATTCATTCTATGACTCAACTCAAAAAAATTTAAAAGTGGCGATACCTGAATTTATAGAAGATGTTTTTAATTTAGATAAACCATTCACCAAAAGTGATTTGGATATATTAACTGAACTTTATAATATGTTCGAAAAAAATACGGAATAGTCTTTTGATATCTTTATTTTATTGAAAATTCTTGTTATTATTAGCCAATAATAAAAAAAACAAATTACATTAATATGGAAACTTTAGAACAAATTAAGGCTCTTACAGAACAACTTTCTGTTGATGCGTCAAAATTTTTTAACGGGAATAAAAGTGCGGGAACCAGAGCAAGAAAATCTGCTCAAGAACTGAAAGCTTTACTTCAGAAATTCAGAGGTGAGATTTTAGAACACAAAAAATCAGAAGAAAATGCTTAATGTTGACGCAGTGTTTTATTATACATTCGTGTTCAGTATTTTAGTTATTAGTAGAATTTTATTCAAATTTTTAGGTACCCTGTTACAAAAAGAACCGAAACCATTGGTCCTGAGTAACAGGGAACTAATTTTTACCGGATTAATCATAAGTTATTTAATTACCTATTTAAGTTTCAAATAATGGATTTTCATAAAGTTTTTGTAGAGTATTTGGATTATATTCATTCGATTAGAAAACTAGAAAGTTTTTTAAGTTTTGACATGAAATTTCCCACTAAATGGGGTTTACCTAAAAGTTATTTAGAGGAAGGGAAGTTGGTACCTTTTGAAACTGGTGATGACAATTTAAAGGGGTTTTCTTTTGTGTGTCAAATAAATGAAAAGGAAATAAATGAAGTTTTATCTAAAATAGGTAAAGCAATTAAATTAAACAAAGACCGAGAAATTAAAGATAGACTCTTTAAAGAAACTATAGAAAAACTCAAACAGACATTTGAGAAAACCGATTTAGATAAATTAAAAAAATTATATTTCGATTTTGAAACCGATGTAACTGAACTAAACGAAGAAGAAGATGGACAGGAGTCAGAAATTATTGGATTGGCTGAATAAAGAAAGCAGGAAAGACCAAATCCAAATAGAAAAAGATAAGGAGAAATTTATTACGGAAATAAAAAAATATTCCAAAAAAGATTTTTTTCCTGAACCGAAAAAACTCACATTATGGCAGAAAATAAAGATGGTGATTTGGGGACATTAGAAAAGTTAGCATTGATAACTGATTCTGTACAAACCCTATTCAAAGGGAAGACCACAATAATATTTGAATTACCAAAAGACGAATATTCACAGGTAATAAATCATTTTCGAGAAATAGATAGACATCACAAACAATTTACTATAGAGATTTCAGGGACCGATTTTGTCTTTATTTTGGACCAACCTGTCGAGGATAAGTTGTAAATTTTCTATACAATAATTTTTTATCGAAACCTTTAGATTCCAAGAAAGAATATAAATACTTCTTTTGTGGTGTTGAAACATCCTTAATAAAAAGACAATCTCTTCTTTTTATGTTGTAAAAGTGATTCGAAAGACAATCTAAAAACCTTTCAGACTCTAATGAGTTTTTTGTTGAAAATAAGTAAATCTCATCATCATTCTGTATTATAACCTTATTGTTTAGAGATGAAATCATCTTAACCCCTCCATCTCTTAGATATATTTTTATTAATTCCTTAGTTTTAATTTTTCTATTTTGTTGTAAATCATAAATTTCTTCTTCTATTTTGAACCCTGAAATTTCAATTAATGTCATTCCTTCGTTTTCCAATTTAACCCTCACATTTCTACCCATTTCGTCTGTAATGTAGACTGGTATTAACTGAACAGAACTTTTTTCGACTAATCCAATTTCAAAGTTTGTTTCGTGTCCATCTACAATCAATTTGTCGAAAATAACTTCTTGACTTTCTTTTTTCAAACTTTCAAAATAGTTTTTTGCCTTCTTGAAGGTAATATATTTTTTTAGTATTTTATACCTAACTTTATTTTTGAATAAAACAATCAAATAGTTTTCCATAATGAAAGATTACTATAAAATTTTAGGAGTTGAAGAGAATGCGACAGAAGATGAGATAAAAAAACAATATAGAAATTTATCTAAGAAGTTCCATCCTGATGTAAATCCTCAAGGGGGGGAGAAGTTTAAAGAAATTGCTGAAGCATACGACTTTGTTGGCAATCCAACCAAGAGAGCGGAATATGATGCCAAAAGAAAAAACCCTTTTAATGGAGGTAACTTTAACGACATATTCAATAGTATGTTTAACATGAATAACCCATTCAACCAACAGAGGAGAAAAAATGCACCAGATAAAATTATAAAACTAAACGTTACACCAATAGATTCATTTTTAGGTTCTGAAAAGACCTTGACATACTTTAAGAATAATCCATGTAATAGTTGTAAGGGTGGTGGTGGAGAACAGAAAACTTGTACATCATGTGGAGGTAGTGGGGGGCACATTAGAACATTCGGTACTGGTTTTCTTGTTCAACAAGTTAGGACAGTGTGTGATGGGTGTGGTGGTAAAGGTTTCACTTTAGTTGACAAGTGTTATTACTGTGACGGTAGGGGGGTTAAATCAGAAGCAAATGAAGTTAAGATAAAATTACCTCATGGTGTTGACGATGGACAATTTTTGAAATTGGAGAATCATGGTGATTATGCAAACGGTGTGTTCGGCGACTTGGTAATTCAAATTGTTATGACGAGAGATGAGATGTATGAAAAAATGAATAATGACCTTGTATATAATTTATATTTGAATTATGAAGATTTGAAGAAACAAACTTATACCATACCTCACCCACAAGGGGAATTGAATGTTAATGCTCCGAAACTATTTGATAGTTCTAAACCCTTGAGATTAAAGGGTAAAGGATACAATGGTGGAGATATGTATGTAAAACTTAACGTTAGATTCGAAAGAGATTAGAATAACGAAATAAGTTTTTTTAGTAACTCAATCGTTCCGTATATGGAAGTTCCTATTATATAGGTTGATAATATTACTATTTTATACTCTACGTTGATAAGTGGTTTTTTGCAGGAACTACATTTTTTTTCTGACATATTTATAAGTATGATTAACGAGCAGATTATAAGAAGGATTATTCATCAATATCTTGAGGAAAAAAACTCAAACAAATTTAAAAAACCAAGGAAATATAGTAAATCCTATTGTGAATCAACTCCATGTAATAAAATGGGATTTACACAAAAAGCTTCTTGTAGACCATACAAAAATTGTTATAAGTAATTTGCCTTTTCAATTTTTTTATTTATCATTACTACATGTTAAGTTATATCGGTGGTAAATCAAAAATAGGTAAATGGATTGTGGACCTTTATCCACAAGATATGGAAGTTTACTTGGAAACATTCGGAGGAATGTTTTGGTGTTTTTTTAATATGGACCTTTCCAAGTTCCCAAATCTAAAACAAGTTGTATACAACGATTTCAATCCTTTAAATTACAATCTTTTCAAATGTGTACAGAACCCTTCAGAACTTCAAAGGGCTCTCGATATGATACCTGTACAGAGACTTGGAGAGTATAGTACAGACCCAGTATACAAATCAAGGTTTGAAGACTTCCAATTTGAAATTTTTCATTCAGGTCTTACGATTAATTATCCTGACTATATCATCGCAGCAAAATACGTTTACGTTGTAACTCAGGTCTTTAGTGGCAGTAAACCAGAAACTTCATCATTTATCGATTTGAAAGGTAAGTACAGGTCAAAATATCTCTCATTCAGGGACAAATTATCTAAGCCTGATTGGGTGGAACATTTTTTAAAAATAACTGAGGTAAGGAATATGGATTTTCAAGAAGTTATTGGTGAATTCGATAGTAAAAACACATACATATACCTTGACCCACCTTATTGGAAAACTGAGAATTATTATTCTAATCACGATTTTGATAGAAATGACCACGAAAGGTTGGCAAATGTACTAAATCAAGTACATTCCAAATTCAGTCTTTCTTATTATGATTTTCCCCAGCTACACGAGTGGTTTCCTGAAGATAGGTATAGGTGGGAGAAAAAAAGTTTTGCAAAAGCAGCTTCAGCGAAAAAAGGGGTAAAACAAAATTTGGGTGAAGAGCTGTTGATATTGAATTATTAGTTATTTTTGTATTCACAAAGTATTTATATTAAACAAAAATAATGGCAACAAGGTTTACTACCATATTGAAAAGTCTAATTGTAGAAGGTGCTAAAATGGATGCACTTCTTGACAAATACACAAAACCGAAATTAGATAAAGAAGGAAAAAAAGTGAAACCGCTTTTGAGTAAAGATATGTTTCTGCAACTAATACAAGCAGACCCAGATACAAAGATGAATAATGTTGACCCTGCGACGGCTGACGAAAAGGAATTGATGCAGATTAAACCAGGTGGATACTCTGAATGGATTATAAGACATTATTTGAAGCCTGAAATACCTGAGGAGTATCTTTCACTAGACCCACAAAGTGAACAATACAAGTCTGCATTACTCAGACAAAGAGAAGTTTACTTTGAAGACCTCTTCAAATTAACTAATGATTTAATGAAGTTTAAGAGGTTCAAGGGTAGAATTGAAGGTGAGAGAGACTTGAATAAAATGAAGCCATCACAACTTTATGATAAAGTGAAGGATTTCTCATTAGAAAAAGTTAAAGCATCCGCAGAAGAAAAAAAGAAGGCTCAAGAAACATATGAACACCCTGGTGGTGATGTAATATTCAGGGGAGACCAATGGACAGTAGCAAGAGTTTCCGATACCGGTGCGTTGGGTAAAGATGCAGCTTGTTTCTACGGAGGTAATTACTTAGAACCATCGAAGGGTGAAACAAGATGGTGTACATCTGCCCCTGGTCTGAGTTGGTTCGACAGATATATTAAAGACGGTCCATTATATGTTGTAATCCCAAATAATTGGGAAGGACAGAGAGGTATAAAATCAAATCTACCTGCTGAAAGATATCAGTTCCATTTCCCTTCTAATCAATTCATGGACGTTCATGATAGAAGTGTTGATTTGGTTCAATTGTTGAACGGTTCTATGTCAGAGCTTAAAGATATTTTCAAACATGAGTTTGCCAAAGGTTTGACCGTTGGTGGTGAAAAGTTTGTAGTGGATAGTTTCACAACAGGTCCTGTTGGTAAATTTATTGCTCTTTACGGGTTGGACGAACTAATTGATTCTATTCCTAACAGCATAAAATCATTTTCAATGACCAACAACGACAAAAACTTAAATGTAAACATAAAAATACCTGAAAGTATTTCTCGTTTCCAAAACTTGAAGACAATAATTTTAAATAATTGTGTTAGTAGTATACCTGATTCTATTTGTCAATTGAGAAAACTCAACTTTATTACAATCTTGAATTGTCCTGAGTTGAGAACAGTACCTGAGTGTATTGCAGATATGCCGAAAATCCTTATGTTGAACTTGATGGGTTCAAATAACGTGGAGGTTCCACAAAAGATTAAAGAAAAGGCAAGAACACCACAAGGAAGCAATTGGAAGAAAGAGGGTATGTGGGACTTTGCGTTAGAAGATGATGACTTATAAAAACTTATAATATGAATTTGGATGTTGAAATTTACATGAATGGGGTGATTAAATTTTTCAACGAAAATCCTAAAGACTTACAAAGTCTAATCCCACAAGACAAGAAAGAAATCTTTTTCACAAAAATTCGTGAGAAAGCTTTGCAAAATTGTGAAAAGGGAGAGGAAGTTACAATCACACAAAAACAAATGATTGATATTTGCATTGAAATCAATACAAATGAAAAACCATTTGAAATTACACATATCAGTGGACCTATATACAGAACTAAGTATGGGGAATTCTGTTTGAATTAATTAAAAACTTTATCGATTCCCGAAAAGTTGTTATATTTGTAAAATGAAAGAACTTTTCAAATTCAAAAACGACAACTATTCTACAATAATTTATCAAGACCACTCCAACTTAGGTTCTGAACTACCATTCCGAAAAAAAAATAGACTTGTTTCCAAAATCATTGGAACTAAAATCACTGAGAAAGATTTCGTTGATAACTACGGAAATCCACTAAGTGAGTTACATCACAACTACCAACTTGTAGTTATTACTTCAGATGAAAATAAGGTCTCCCTTAAACTTTTCAGTGGAAGCAGATATAGAAGGTCTTTCACCAATTACTTTCGTAAATCAACACTCTGTCAGTTTATAACTATGTCCAAGAAGACTGGTGATTTATATACAGGAAGACTTGTAAACTACCACAAAAAAAGAAAAGTTAAAAAAACATTCAGTAAAAATAATTTTTCTAATGATGATTTTTTGTCAATTTACTCATGTCTCAAAAGTAATTCGAATCCTGAGACTATGTCAAAAAATCAAGAATTGTACCAACAAATAGTATATGTTTTCTTTAAGGAACTAAATATTGATTATGTTGACACACCTAATTTCAACATTAATGTTCAATTATTGAAATATTATGCAAACAAGAAAGGAATAAAATATCCTGATAACATTTGGTATTTCATAAGAGAAAAAGATAACTTACTAAAATTAAAAGAAATAAGGAAATTCAAAGGGAAGTTTATTGATGCTTTCATGGAAAAAAATCAATTATTCGGAAGGGTAATAAAAAAAGCGCTCCATAATTGTGAAAACGTCAATTTGAGAATCCTAAAACTAGTATCGGGATTGTTTGGGCAAGATTGGGTCAATCAAGATTATGAGTTATTACTATATTGTTTGAATAGTAAACTTTATTATTCAGATATGTTCGAAACAAGGATTACAAATATTGATTTTTTAACACAATCTGAAAAAAGGAGAGCGTTCAACTTTTTGAGGGAATATGTTCTTAAAATATCCATGTTCGGTGTTTCTACATTCATGGACCACCTTAGGATGATAAAAGAGTTGAAGTTGATAGGTGAGAATGATATAAGTTGGAAAGCAACTAATATCCACGAGTTTAACGAGGAACATTCGAAATTGGCCTCAAAAGTAGAATATCATAAAAAAGGTTTTTATGTTAGAATTTACCCAAAAAACTTCACCGATTTAATCGAAATGCCAATAGTTACTGAAGATGATTTATTTTATCCAATCCTTATCAAGGATACTGATGAATATGTAAGTGAAAGTACGGTTCAAAGTAATTGTGTAAAAACATACATAGGTAATCCGAGCTCATACATTGTTTCACTTAGAAGGGATGATAAAAATTCAAATGATAGGGCTACAATTGAATTTTATCTTACTAAGTTCGGTACGGATGTACCATACTTCAGGGTTAAACAGGCATTGGGGAAATACAATCAATCTTTATCTCAACTATGGGAACCAGCTATTCAGAAATTGTTGTTAAGATTCGCTAAATCCTTAGGTAAGGATAATTTTGAACCTGTCAAAATAGAAAAAAAATTTCAGAATGGTAAGAAACTTTGTTCTGATACTTATTGGGATGAAGAGGGTTACCTTAAGTGGAGTTCGGTAGATATAACATCGTATTATGAATAAAATAGAATTTATAAAAAAAATAGAGACTGAAGATTTAATATTCTCAGTCTTAGATAATCAACTTTTACTCGAAACTTTTCAGGTCGATAAATTGAATAAAAATCCTAACCTGAAGTTAGTTTACTGCGAATCTGAGTTTGTTCAAAATAAAATAGATTATAAATGTAAATTATTTTCAAGTAGTATTGGCTTTTATGTCTATGTGAAAAAACATTTAACTAATGAAGGTATTTCCAAATATGAATTAACTATTTATCATTTACCAAACCAAATCAACGAAATAATAATTTTCTTAAAATTTATAAATAAATAATATGACACAATTAACATCAGAACAACTCAAAGAAAAAATGAACTCAAATGAAAACTTTGTTTTGGATTTATACGCCACTTGGTGTGGACCTTGTAAAGTAATGTTGAATAATATGGAGAAAGCTTCAACCATGCTTACTGAAAGTAAAAATTCTGACTACGCTTTCTATAAGTTCGATATCGACCAAGATAGAGAATTTGCAATGAATGAATTAGGTATAAGAAGTGTACCGACAGTAAAATTTTATAAGAATGGTAAAGAATACCATTCTAAGACTGGTGTAATGTCTGCACCGGAATTAATTAGTTTATTGAATTAAAATGAAAGAACTAACGGTAGTTGTTTATACAATGAAAGGATGTCCTTTCTGTGATGATTTTAAAAAAATGTTACAGGAAGAAAATGTAGAATTCCACGATAGAGACATTGAAGAGTACGATGAGGAATACGAAACTTACGTTGAAATTACGGAAAATGAATACATTCCGGCTCTGCTTCTGATTGAAAGTGAAGGAGACAAATATGAAAGTTTCCTATATGCACCTGAGAGGGATTATAATGAACTTAAAGAAGCCATGAAAATCATTCAAGGACATCGAAAAAAATTGTTAGGTTAAACGATTATAAAATCTTTTACAGAGATATCTGAAATATCTTCTTTATTGAATGGGTTTAGAATTAAATTTTCTAAATCCATTTTTCTTGCGTGAGTTTCAAAATCATACAAATTGAAATCGAAACAATCCAAGATTGCAGATTTCAAAACATCGTTGTGATTATTAACAAAGTTATCTTCTATCGTGAAATCAATTTGATTATCCGAACTAACCTCTACTTTATATTTTAGCCAATCGAACACATAGGTTGACGGTATTTTATAAGTTATAAATTTGAAATAAAAATATAATAGTTTCCCTTGATTCCAAGACGAACCCCATGGAAATTCAGATAATGTAAATAAAGAATTATTACTATCGGCACTTAACTTCAGATTCGGTGTGTTATAAAAAATAAATTCATAGGTTTTTTTCGGTTCAAATACTACATTATATTTTATCAAATCTATGGTTCCTTTCAATTTAGTTTCAGGATATTTTTCTTCGAATTTTTTATTCAAGTCTATTAAGTTCAGTACTTCAGTATGAGAGGTTTCACCTTTGACCACCACAAAATTGTTACAATCACACACTTCAAAAAAACTTTCAACATTCGATGGTAAACTTTCTAATAAAAAGTTTACATAAAGGTTTAGGTTTGTCTTACCTGATAAGTTCATAAATGAGTATTTTATTTATTTATTGTGAGTGGAAGTATAACTATTTTTTGTAACAATATGAATGATAGTTTAATTACTATATAAAGTTTTATTGTAAGGTATTTATCGTATAGTATTATCAGATGGGTCTAAACATTAAAATAGTTCCGAGTCGGTTGGTTCAACAACCTGACAGAATTCCTTTTATCGACTTTATAAATAATGTCGGTGATGTACCCATTTCATTGAAAGTTTTATCGGGTGCTGTAGTGACTTTTAGTTCTGCAACTCAAAGTAATATATTATCAGTTAATCCTTCGAACACTAATATTTCAGGATACACTTTGAATATTAGAAATTTCATGAGTGTTGGTGGAATACAGATATTAAATAATACTTTGAATTGGGTCGGACCAACCACAAATATTGCGGGAGGACAAGGGGCTCAAGGTGCGCCAGGAAATGTGGGATTTATAGGAAATATCGGTGCTCAAGGTGCTCAGGGAGGACAAGGCGCTCAAGGTGCTCAGGGAGGACAAGGTGCTCAAGGTGCACAGGGTTCGAAAGGGCCACAAGGTGCTCAAGGAGGTCAGGGTGCTCAGGGAGCTCAGGGTGCACAGGGTTCGAAAGGGCCACAAGGTGCTCAAGGAGGTCAGGGTGCTCAGGGAGCTCAGGGTGCACAGGGTTCGAAAGGGCCACAAGGTGCTCAAGGTGCTCAAGGTGGGCAAGGTGCTCAAGGGAATATAGGTTTTGCCGGACCTCAAGGAGCCCAAGGTGGACAAGGAGCTCAAGGTGGACAAGGTGCTCAAGGACCAAGAGGTCCACAAGGAGCTCAAGGTGCTCAAGGTGGCCAAGGTGCTCAAGGTGCTCAAGGTCCACGGGGACCTCAAGGAGCTCAAGGTCCGCAAGGAGCTCAAGGAGGACAAGGTGCTCAAGGACCAAGAGGTCCACAAGGAGCTCAAGGAGGGCAGGGTGCTCAAGGTGGTCAAGGTGCTCAAGGTCCACGGGGACCTCAAGGAGCTCAAGGTGCTGTGGGAAGTACAGGTGCACAGGGTTCTGTGGGTGCTCAAGGTCCACGGGGTCCACAAGGAGCTCAAGGAGGTCAAGGAGCTCAAGGGGCTCAAGGGGCCAAAGGACCATCAGGACCACAAGGAGCTCAAGGGCCACAAGGTGCTCAGGGAGCTCAGGGTTCCAAAGGTCCACAAGGAGCACAAGGAGCTCAGGGAGCACAAGGAGCTCAGGGAGCTCAGGGTTCCAAAGGTCCACAAGGTGCTCAAGGTGGACAAGGTGCTCAAGGTGCTCAAGGTGCTCAAGGTGCTCAAGGACCTATAGGACCTATTGGACCTCCGGGTATTCAAGGTGCTCAAGGTTCACAAGGTGCTCAAGGTGCGAAAGGACCTCAAAATTTCCAAGGAGCCGCAGGACCCACAGGTCCACAAGGTGCTCAAGGCCCTTTGGGACCGCAAGGTGCTCAGGGACAACAAGGTCCACAAGGTGCTCAGGGAGCTGCAGGAGCACAAGGAGTCCAAGGTCCACCTGGACCTAATGGTCCTACAGGTGCTCAAGGGGCCCAAGGAGGTCAAGGTGCTCAAGGGGCTCAAGGTGCTACAGGAATACAAGGACTACAAGGAGCACAAGGATTCGTCGGAAGGCCAGGTGCGCCAGGCAATATAGGTTTTCAAGGAGGACCAGGTGCATTCGGACCCAATGGGGCTCAAGGTGCTCCAGGAACTCTCGGACCTCAAGGACCAACAGGGTTTCAAGGTGCACAAGGTGCTCAAGGTGCTACAGGTGCAAAATTTGGTGCTCAAGGGGACACCGGAGCTCAAGGTGCACAAGGAGCTCAAGGTCCTGCAAGTGGAGGACCGACAGGAAATACGGGTGCTCAAGGGGCTCAAGGTGCTAAAGGGGACCCTGGTTTCCCAGGTCCACCAGGTTTCTCAGATAAAAGATTGAAAAAGAAAGTATCTAACCTTGAAAATGTGTTAGAGAGTATTAATAAACTGAAAGTAATTCAATTTGAATGGAATGATAAAATAGACCCTAACAAATATGATTATCTTTCTCAGGTAGGTAAACTACAGTCTATCGGATTGATAGCCCAAGACCTTAAGAAATATTTCCCTGAGGCCGTTGGTGTCAATAAGTCTGGATATTATTACGTGGAATACACCAAATTGAACGCGGTTGTGGTTGAAGCGATAAAAGAGCATCAAAGAGAAATAGAAAAACTTCTTATCGAAGTAAAAGAATTAGAAAGTAAAATAAATGGCTAATATAATAATATATCCTCAAGGTAATGCTTCAGTTCTGAAACCATTCATCATATTCGATGATGGTACAAACAAGTTACAGTTGAATGTTGAAAATTTGTTTTTACAACTCTCATCTTCAACAGTTTCCACGGGATTTCAAATAGGGCCACAAAATATATTATCATCAGGGGCTAGCCTAAATTCAGGTGGATTGTATGTTGGAAATACTTTATTTGTTAATAGTTCTGCCATTTGGGTAGGACCAACAACAAATATTATTGGGTTCCAAGGAGGACAAGGAGCTCAAGGTGCTCAGGGGTCACAAGGACCTCAAGGTGCTCAAGGAAGTATTGGTGTGCAGGGAGCCCAAGGTGCTCAAGGAAGTATTGGTGTGCAAGGAGCACAAGGTGCTCAGGGAGCAAACACAGGAGCTCAAGGTGCTCAGGGAGGACAAGGTGCTCAGGGAGGACAAGGTGCTCAGGGAGCAAATACAGGTGCTCAAGGTGCTCAGGGAGGACAAGGTGCTCAGGGAGCTCAAGGTGCTCAGGGAGCAAACACAGGAGCTCAAGGTGCTCAAGGAGCTCAAGGTGCTCAAGGAGCTCAAGGTGCTCAGGGAGCAAATACAGGTGCTCAGGGAGCACAAGGCACTCAGGGAGGACAAGGTGCTCAGGGAGCTCAGGGAGCAAATACAGGTGCTCAGGGAGCACAAGGCGCTCAGGGAGGACAAGGTGCACAAGGTGCTCAAGGGGCAAATACAGGTGCTCAGGGTGGACAAGGAGCTCAAGGAGCAACAGGGGCTCAAGGAGCTCAAGGTGTAAATACAGGTGCACAAGGTGTACAAGGTGCACAAGGTGCACAAGGTGCACAAGGTGCTCAAGGTGCGAATACAGGAGCTCAGGGTGGACAAGGTGCACAAGGTGCTCAGGGAGGACAAGGTGCACAAGGTGCTCAAGGGGCAAATACAGGTGCTCAGGGTGCATTAGGGATACAAGGAGCAACAGGCGCTCAGGGAGCTCAGGGTCTAAATACCGGCGCAGTTGGACAACAAGGAGCTCAAGGTGCTCAAGGAGCTCAGGGTGCAAATACAGGTGCTCAGGGTGCTCAAGGGGTGCAAGGAGCGACAGGTGCTCAAGGAGCTCAGGGTGCAAATACAGGTGCTCAGGGTGCTCAAGGGGCGCAAGGAGGACAAGGTGCTCAAGGTGCTGCCAACACAACGCCTGGAGCACCTGGACCACAAGGACCACAAGGATTCCAAGGAAACCAAGGAGCTCAAGGACTTCAAGGACCCGTGGGTGCGACCGGAGCTCAAGGTGTCCCTGGAGGGACAGGTAACACAGGTGCGTCAGGTGCTAACACAGGAGCGCAAGGTGCGAAAGGACCTCAAGGAGCCCAAGGAAGTGCAAGTGCTGTGGTCGGTAATCCTGGCGCACCAGGAACTACAAATACTACACAAGGTGCCCAAGGTGCCCAAGGTGCCCAAGGTGGGCAAGGTGCTCAGGGACCACAAGGTGTTCAAGGTGTTCAAGGTGCCCAAGGTCCACAAGGTCCACAAGGAGCTCAAGGTGTGACAGGTAACTCGGGAGCTGCTGGACCGCAAGGTACGGTTCAGGGTGCACAAGGTGCTCAGGGTGCCTCTCCAACTGGACCTCGAGGACCTCAGGGTGCTCAAGGTGCTCAAGGAACCCAAGGGTTAAGTGCCCCGCAAGGGGCTCAAGGTGCACAAGGAGCTCAAGGTAGTGTTGGTGCACCTGCAACTGCAGGTGCTGGTCCACAGGGACCACAGGGAGCTCAAGGTGCTCAAGGGGTTCAAGGTTCTCAAGGACCGCAAGGACCAACTGGACCTACTTCAGATAGAAGATTGAAGTCAAAAGTTCAGACTTTGAAAAACAGTATTGATACAATTTTGAAACTTCAAAGTGTTTACTTTACTTGGGATGAAAAAAATGATAAAGTTCAAAACTATCTCAACCCAGCTCAAGAACACTATTATGAAAAAGATTCTGTTGGATATATTGCTCAGGAGGTAGAAATGGTATTACCACAAGTTGTGTGGACGGAGGACGATGGATATAAAAGATTGGAATATGGTTTAATTGTTGCTCTTTGTATCGGTTCAATTCAAGAACAACAAAAAAGGATAAATTCTATTTATGAAAAAATAAAATATTTAAAAACAAAATTGATTGCCTGAAGATATTAAGATAACGCCTGGTACGGGGACGATTTCCTTTTATGACTCTGCAACGACCCAAACTGATTTGGTTGTAACCTCAGCTAGTTTACAATTTAGAAGAGGGGTTACTACTTATCTGTCCTTGGATAATACTTATCCTAATTTCAGAGTTACAAATGCAGATTTACGATTAACCAATACTCTTATTAATGATGCTGGAACTTTGATTAATACGACGGCATGGCAGGGTAACAGACAACCACAAGGACCCCAAGGAGCTCAAGGTGCAAAAGGTTCTTCAGGTACACAAGGGCCCCAAGGAGCACAAGGTGCTCAAGGTGCTCAGGGAGGTCAAGGTGCTCAAGGTGCACAAGGTGCTCAAGGTGCTCAGGGAGGTCAAGGTGCTCAGGGTGTTGCGGGTAACGTTGGTGCTCAAGGAGGACAAGGTGCTCAAGGAGGACAAGGTGCTCAAGGAGCAACAGGAGCTCAAGGTGCTCAAGGAGGACAGGGTGCTCAAGGAGGACAGGGTGCTCAAGGAGGACAGGGTGCTCAAGGAGGACAGGGTGCTCAAGGTGCTCAGGGAGGTCAAGGTGCTCAGGGTGCTGTGGGTAACGTTGGTGCCCAAGGAGGACAAGGTGCCCAAGGAGGACAGGGTGCTCAAGGAGGACAGGGTGCTCAAGGTGCTCAAGGAGCAACAGGAGCTCAAGGTGCTCAAGGAGCTCAAGGTGCTCAAGGAAATACAGGTGCCCCAGGGGCAAACATTGGAGCACAGGGAGGACAGGGTGCTCAAGGAGGACAGGGTGCTCAAGGAGGACAGGGTGCTCAAGGTGCTCAGGGAGGTCAAGGTGCTCAAGGTGCTCAAGGAGGTCAAGGTGCTCAAGGCGCTCAAGGAGGTCAAGGTGCTCAAGGAATACAAGGTGCTCAAGGAGGTCAAGGTGCTCAAGGAGCTCAAGGTGGTCAAGGTGCTCAAGGAATACAAGGAGCGCAGGGAGCTGTTGGTCCTCAAGGAGGTCAAGGTGCTCAAGGAGGCCAAGGTGCTCAAGGAGGTCAAGGTGCTCAAGGAGGTCAAGGCGCTCAAGGTGCTCAAGGAGGACAGGGAGCTCAGGGAGCGCAGGGAGCACAAGGAGCTGTTGGTGCTCAAGGAGGTCAAGGTGCTCAAGGAGCTCAATCTTTGACTGCGGGTCCTCAAGGCCCACGGGGTGGTCAAGGTGCACAAGGTGCTTTAGGACCTCAGGGTGCTCAGGGTGCTCAGGGAGCTCAAGGAGCTCAGGGACCTCAAGGAGCTCAAGGAGGGCAAGGAGCACAAGGTGCTCAAGGACCTACAGGTAATCCTGGAGCTCTCGGACCACAAGGACCACAAGGTGCACAAGGAACTCCTGGAGTCGCAGGAAGTCAGGGTTCGAAAGGTGCTCAAGGGGCTCAAGGAGCACCAGGACTTAGTCCGCCAGGTGCACCAGGTCCTATAGGAGCACCTGGACCACAAGGGAATACAGGTCCCCCCGGTGCTCAAGGTGCTCAAGGACCTGTTGGTGGTCAAGGATTTCAAGGTGCTCAAGGTCAACCAACTCCTGGCCCACCAGGTACTCAGGGTGCTCAAGGAAATTTTGGTGACCAAGGTAATAACCTTGCGGGTAATCCCGCGGGTCCTCAAGGTGCACAAGGAGCAACAGGTGCCCAAGGAGCTCAAGGACAAAGTGGAGGACCTGGTCCACAAGGAGCTCAAGGTGCTCAAGGTAATATTGGACAGACAGGTAGAACAGGTGCAATCGGACCACCGTCTGATTCAAGGATGAAGAAAAATATCAAAGTAATAGAGGATGCTGTTAGTATAATCCAAAAATTGAGGGGTGTTAGATTTAAGTGGAAGAACCCAGAAAAATATCATATTCACAAGAAAGACGATGATGATATAGGTTTCATTGCACAAGAACTTCAAGAGGTTTTACCACAGGTTGTATATGGTGACGAAAAAAATGGATATAAAGTAAAATACTCTGAGATTGTTGCAATTTGCACTCAAGCAATTAAAGAACAATATAGATTATTGACTCAGGTAGAGGATAAGTTAAAAAAGATAGAAGACAAACTTAATGGTTAGTATATATAATCGTTGAACATTTCGTTGATGTTTTTATCAACTTTAGAACTATCAGGAAAATCAGGGGGATATACCTTTGAATAATCACGGTTTTCGTCGAGAACCCATGTCAATATTGCTGAGTAGTTACCATAATACCTAACTGATTCTGGATATGTAGCTTCCACATTCCATCTTAGATAATCATTTATTATTTCGGGTAAATTTCTTATTGGTAATTTCATTCTTTCTATAGTACTTGCAATCTTTTGTGAACCAGCAGGTCCTGTATACATTGGTACTGAAACCCATTTCTTTTGGTCAGTGACAAAAAACTTATCAAGCTGATTCCAAACTTCCTCGTAAACTTCTTCTTCATATGCTGAATTGTAAGCCCAATGATGAAGGTTTATGAGATTACCCTTCAAATCAGATAATTCATCATTAAGAAGTGATTCGAAAGTTTCTCTGTCATCGACAATTCTTTCAACATTGTTTTTGTCTATGATTACAAAATCAGGGTGACCTTGTTCTTCAGCAATCAATTCTAAAAGTTCTGTACTTGGTTCTATTTGAACGTCTTTGGAAAAGTAAAGAACGGCTTCATATAAGGATTGCAAATTTACAATATTCAATTCTTCAACAACGTCGGAATAAACGTTGTCTGTTGTGTAGTCAAAAAATTCAAAGTCTAAACCTTCACCACTCAAAATTTTTTCTACAGTTTTTTTCTGCAAGGTATTTCTACCTTCATCAAAAAGAGTAGATAAATCTGAAGGGTCACCGACAAAATAAAACACTCCATTTTCAAATTCTACATCACTCAAATTCTCTTGTAAAAATTCTATATAACTTGGCATGTGATGTTCATAAAAGGCCAACACAACTTTATTCTCAACTTCAGGTTCCATACTTGCATTAACGTTCAAGTATTTAAGTAATCCTTTCTGAGTTATTAAATCTACGAACAGACCAATATCATCTCCAAAGTTTCCTAAAAAGTCTGTATCTCCTGAGTTGAATTCTTCAATATAATCTTTCCAAGTTGACATATGTTATAAATACAAAAAAAGGGACGTTTTTTAACGCCCCTTCTAACTAATTGTTCCTCCCCTTTCTACTGTGAAGATTTGTTAACGTAATAATACTTTTCTACTGTCTTCTTGATAGCTTGTTTAACACTCTCATTTACGACAGTTTTAGTAGTTTGACCCGAAGTAGTTTGGGTAGTTTGAGTAGAAGGAGCTGGAGCTGGTTGTTGTTTACCTTTACATCCGCAACCCATAGCATTTATTTTTAAATGTTTATTATACCAATAAATATAAATTGTGCCTAATATTTATCAAATAAAAAAGGATGAAATTTTTGGATATTTTAAAAGAAAGTAGGGAAGATAATTTCAAACAACAATTCACAAGAAAGTTTGGTCAAGAAAATGTCCAAAGGATTGTTGATTTGATTGAACCAAAATTTCTGAATTGGGTTGGTCAGGTGTTAGAAACTATGAACTTTGACCAAAACTTAATGAAAGTCAAACAAAACATAGATTTGTTCAAAAAATATTCAACCAATCTACCAAAAACAGATATCTCACAATATAAGAGTATTGATGAATTAGCAACTGCTATCAAAGCTTATGTAGAAAGACCAAGAAGGTCATACAAACAAGTGGAGGGTGGTAATGTTGTTTATGAAGATGATAGATTTTTTGTCGTAAACCCATTGACACCTACCGCTTCTTGTTATTATGGTAAGGGAACCAAATGGTGTACGGCAGCTGAGACTAATAATCAGTTTGTAAAATACAACGATGACGGCAAACTTTTTTATATTTTAGACAAAACCAAGGCGGCAAATGACCCAATGTATAAAATAGCCTTATTGAAAAAATTTGATGGGGAAGAAATATTCTATGATGCTAAAGATGAAGTTCTTCATAAACCTAAAGAAATATTTGGTGAAGAAATTGTTAGTAAACTTATCAAGGAGATTCTAGATTACATGAACTCTGAATTCTCTGAACAATTGGCTATTTTTGCTGACAAGGAAAGGGTAAAGAAGGAAAAAGAAAGAATTGAAGCGTTGAGGAGGAGAAGAGAACAAATGGCAAAAGAGGCACAAGCTGAAGAAAGAAGGTTGGATAACGAATGGGATTTGAATAGTGGTAATTGTGATGAAGAATGTCTAAAGGCAAATGGAGTTTTAAGGTTTATAGATGATACAAACAACCATAACATAATAACCAATGAAGATAGAGAATATATTGCTTCGTTGAAATCAGAAATCGAAAGATTAAATAACGAATACAATCAGAGTGAAGATGTTAGAACTGACTTATTAGATAGTATTTCTGAATTGGAGGATGAACTCGAAGGGTATTCGGAATATATTGATTTATATTCGATTATTCCATTGACCTATGACTATTATGGGTTATCGCAATTTGAGTTGATTACAGACGGGCATACGTATGCAGCTGGTACACAACAAGAAATGGCAGATGCAGTGGTAGATTATGTGAATCAACTAGTGGATGATGTTGGTTATGAAGGTTTTAGAGCTTCATTTGTTGAAGACCACGTCGACGCAGATATGGTTGCAGACCACTTCAGAGATTTTTGGGAGGATGATATTAACAATAGTCCTGATGCGTATTTTGATGATGAAAGTAGAATGTTATCAGATGGACAGAATGACCAAATATCTCACCTGAAAAAACAAATTCAATATTATAGAACAGTAATCCAAACGTTGGAGGCTCGTTTAGATGATGAGGAAGAAGATGAAATTACTTCGAAAATTGAAGAATTCGAATCTAATATTGAAGAACTTGAATCGGAAATAGAGGAAATAGAATCAGACCCTGAAGGTGATTTTCCACAAGAATTAATTGATGAGAAGGTTGAAGAAATGATTGAAGACGTGAGAAGTAGTCCATTGTATTATATAAGGGAACATGGAATGGAAATTACAGAGTTTATAGACAGACAATCGTTTGTAGACGCGGTGGTTGACGAGGATGGTTGGGGGGTTCTTTGTCCGTATGACGGGAACTACGAAGAATATAACATCAATGACAAATGGATTTATGTATTCAGACTTGATTAAAGTTTTTTATATTTCAATATGGCAAGAAAAAAGAAAATGGCATTCAGACTTAATCCTGAATGGATGTTCAAGGAACCCATAGATTTTGAATATAACAAATACACACTATTGGGTTATTTGCAGAAATGTGAAAATAGATTCGAGAAATTTGAAATCTATCCAGACTTTGTTGAGTTATCATTGCACTTTGCTAATTTACAATCTTTACTGAAAGAAAATACATTATTATTGACTGAGAAAAAGTTCGAAGACCCTGACGATGAAATATTACTTAAAGAATTATACCCAAAAGTTCCACCAAAACTTAATGAAGAAGAACAGGCAGAAATAGATAAGACTATTAAGTATTCAACAACTAAAGTGTTCGATGTTTTTAATATTGGAAAATCAATATGGAACGTTGTTCACGATAGTATGAACCTCAGTATCAAAAAGAACAAAGAAAATATTGAGTCGACAAAAGGATATTCATTTTATTATTCCAAAGAGGACGAAACTCTACATGTTTGGGAGTATACAATCAAAAACGCAGGAAAACAGCAAATCTCCAAAACATATCTAACCAAAATATACGAAGGACCAACAGAGGACAAAACCATGAATGATGTTCTTTATTCCAATACAACATGGAAAGAGACAGAAGAACACAAAAAATTTCCTGTATTCGAAATTAAATGTTCACAGAAATATCCAATGCAAGAAGCCTTCATCCCAATGATGAGAAGAAAAATTATGGCTTACGTTTTCCAAATTGTTAATTTCAAAAAGACCCAAGTTATTGATTCTGTCAAATAGATTCATTAATTTTGTTTATGGGCTTTCACAGACGAATTATTACTGAACAAGTAACCAAATCTTATCTGAATTCAGATGAACTTTCTGTGCTTTATTCATCCGAATCACTTATTTTTATGGACGATGTCAGCTCCAAAGTTTTTGAATTATTCAAAAGCGGTATAACTACGGAAGAAATCAAAAATAGAATATATGAAGACAATCATGGCAATTAAGGATGGTAAAGAGTTCAAGTCAGGTGAAATCAGACGTGTTGATGACAAAACGGCATTTAACATGGTAGGACTTTCTTGGAAGTATATTCCAAAAACAGAATGGAAAAAGTCCACAAGGAACCAAGTTGGAACCAAGTTGGAACCAAGTCAGGACCAAGTTGAAAACGAGCAAGTTGAGAAAAAACCTTATAAAAAAGGGCAAAGGTCTGAAAAACATAAAAACAAAGACTAATGAAAAGTTTTATTAGAAAAGTTGAATGGTTCGTAGACTATTATTTCGTTTGGATGTTGTATAACGGCAATAAGGGTCACAAGTATATCGAATATATGGAGAAAAAATGGGGTAAGAATGAAAAATAAAGAGTTCTTTTTTGCAATGTTATTTTCTCTTATAATTGGCTTAACAATTGTTGGACTTACTAACAAAGGAGAGAAAGAATTACCTACTCCTTCAGTTGAAGACACGACTTCTCAAGAGTATTACAAAAAAAGTTTGGATAGTTTCTTTTTCGACCACAGTAAAATTCCAAATGAATGATGTGAAACCATACAAAGACCAAAAGTTAACATATTCATCTGATGGTAGGTTGTTAGATGAATATGGTAACGCAGTCATGATGGAGTGGGAAAGACCCATAATGAAAAAGTCTGCAGAGTTAGTTTGTAGAAATGGTGGGAAAGTTTTGAACGTTGGTTTTGGGATGGGTATCATTGATAGTTACATCCAAGAACAAAATATCACTGAACATTGGATTATAGAACCACACAAAGACGTGTATAAAAAAATGTTCGATGATGGTTGGCACTTGAAACCTAAAGTAAAGATATTGTTTGGTGATTGGCAGTGGTATTTCAAATATCTACCCATGTTTGATGGAATATATTTTGACACTTGGGAAGACGACGGAGGTGACTTTTTGATGAAAGTTCGTAGTATTCTCAAAGAGAATGGAATCTTTTCATACTTCAATAATCCGAGAGATGATGAAAAAGGACTCCATATGACGGACGAGGATTTTGAAATAATAACTAAGTGGGGAGAGGTTGAGTTTCAGCCGATTGATTTGGATTTTATAGATTCAACGGACAGACAAAGAACGGATGGTTTAATATATTGGTACCCTGAATGGAAAAAATATTATTGTCCTATCATAAAGAAAAAAAACATGCCTTATTACACATTTTAAAAAAAATAATATGCCCGAAGGATTATTAAAATTCAACAACACACTCCTCACTCCACCAAAGTGGTATGTTTACACTGTTTTATACAACGGAATATGGTCTGAGGGAATAGAACTTCATGGTGAAGAACAAGAGATTTGTAATCAACATTTTGATTTTTTTAATAATGATGGAAAAGGAATGGAGGTTGAATACGAAGTTCACATGAATGACATCACTGAAAATTATGTCGTCACAAATATTAGACAATTATTACCAAAATCCTCTGAATCAGTAAATCACCCTAATCACTACGGAGGAGAAAAAAATACTTATGAAGTTATCAAAGTATGCGAGGCATGGGATTTAGACAAAGATGCTTACCTGTTCAATGTGGTAAAATATGTTGCAAGAGCCGGTAAGAAAAATCCATCTAAAGAAATCGAGGATTTGGAAAAGGCGGTTTTTTATCTAAACAGAAAAATTCAAAATCTCAAAAATGAAAAATTATAGAATTTTTGATAAATTATTCATGTTTTTGGGATTCATTTCTGCAGGAATAAGTTCCCTAATAGATTTTTACGAAGGTGAACCATTTATTTGGCAATTATCATGTATGGCTTGGATTGCAATAGCCTACATTAAACAGATGTCTATAGAAAGTATGGAGGACGAGGAATGATAATTTGGTTAACAGGACAACCAGGTAGTGGAAAATCTACAATCGCTAATGAACTTGTTTCAGATAGTACGGGTACATTCATCAATATAGATGGAGACGACCTCAGAGAAATCTTCCAAAACAAGGACTATAGTGAAGTTGGTAGGAGAAAGAATATTGAACTGGCACAACATATTGCAGAGTTTCTTCATAGAAAAGGGTTTCATCCTGTAGTCTCATTGGTTTCTCCTTACAAAGACCAAAGAGATAAGTTCAAAGATAAGATGGGTAAAGATATTTTGGAGGTTTACGTTCATACAACACAAATAAGAGGAAGGGAGAATTACTTTGTTAAAGAATATGAAGAACCATCAGAGAACTATTTAAGTTTATGTACGGATGATATCACACCTGAAGAATGTGTGTCGTATATATTAACTCGAATAATGTAATAAGTGATGAAAAAAATTCACGTAGAAGGTGACCCGAAACTCAAAAACACAGGAGGTAAACAATACTCCATGATTGTGGGACGATTCCAACCTTTTCATGATGGTCACAAATGGTTAGTAAATCAATGTATCGAAGAAGGAAAAAATGTTTTGATTTGTGTCAGGGACATAAAACCCGATGAAAAAAATCCTTTCACCGCACAAGAAGTGGAAATAAAAATTAAACGAGACCTATGGCAACTTTTAGGTGATGAAAGGGTAAAAGTTATTATTATACCTGATATCGAATCAATTAATTTTGGAAGGGGTGTTGGATATGATATCATAGAACACATTCCACCTGACGACATCAAAGAGATATCAGCAACAAAAATCAGACAAGAACTTCGAAACGAAGGTTTGTTATAGTCAAAAAATTTTTTATATTTTGTTTATGGAAAAATACGTTGGTAAAATACTGAATGGGGATTGTATTGAAGTTATGAAAGACATTCCTGAGAATTCTATTGATTTAATTGTTACCTCACCACCCTATGGAGTTGGAATTGATTACGACACACATGATGATGATATTGATTTTGAAGAATATAAAAAGTTTTCAAAGAGTTGGTTAACAGAAGCCTATAAAGTATTAAAAAACGATGGGAGAATAGCTCTCAATATACCCTATGAGATTAACAGACAATCGAAAGGGGGTCGAATCTTTATGGCGGCAGAACTATGGTCAATCATGCAAAGTATTGGTTTCAAATTCTTCGGAATTGTGGATTTAGAAGAAAATTCTCCACATAGAAGCAAGACTACGGCATGGGGGTCGTGGATGTCGCCATCATCTCCTTACATTTATAATCCCAAAGAGTGTATAATTTTAGCTTACAAAAACAATCATATTAAGAAGGTTAAAGGTGAACCACAATGGAAAGGAGAAGAAACCTTAATTGAGAATGAGGATGGCACCTCAAAGAAAAAAATGGTCTATACGGACGAAAGTAAGAAAGAATTTATGGAGTTGGTCTTCGGTCAGTGGGATTACTTCGCAGATACAAAGTCACTTACCAAGGCAACATTCTCAATGGATATTCCAACGAAAGCAATCAAAATACTCTCATATAAAAATGATTTGATACTTGACCCGTTTGCTGGTAGTGGAACTAGTTTGGTTGCTGCGGAAATCTTAGACAGAAGATGGGTAGGGATTGAACTGAGTGAAAACTATTGTGAAATAGCTAAGAAAAGAGTTCAGGGTTTCATAGATAAGAAGAAACAATTGGAATTGGATTTAAAAGAGGGTCAATAGACCCTTTTTTTATTTGTTGATATTTATTTTAAAAGTATTTCAATGCCTGACTATATCCTTAAAAAAGAACAACTTGAACACATAACAAATGAGATTGAATTTCAACAAAAATATAATCTTGCTCTCGAAAATTGGGAAAATTTCACAAAAGAACAAAAAGAATTTGTAGTTGAAACTTTCAAAAATTGGTATCCTGAAAAAGTAAAATATATAAACGAAGCTCATTGGTTGAATACTCTCGGTGATGTGATAGGAATCTTTGACCCAACAGGTGTTGTGGATTTTGTAAACGGTGTTTCATATATATTACAGGGAGACCAATTATTCGGATTTTTATCACTTATTTCTGCAGTCCCATATATTGGTGACGCTGTAGCAAAACCTGTAATGGCTTCGTTGAGAGTTGGAGGTCCATCTGTGAAAGGTTTGAAAAATGTGATGGGGTTGGCAAAGGCTGGTGATACAGCCAGAGCTTCAGCTGAACTTGCTAGAATAAGTAAAACTGATGGTACTGTTGCAAAATTTGTACAAGGTTTCGGAAAGTTATCTGGTAAATTGAAAGAAATGATTCTTAGAAGTCCTGGAGGATTGTTCAAAGGTGTTAAAAATACTATTTTACAATGGATAGAACTTTTCGAGAAGGGAGCTAAAGCAGGAAAACCGTTGAGAATTTATGGTCAAAATTTAGCGGCAAAATTACCTACATTATCTAAGACAGAACAGTTGAGTAAACTGAAAGCATTGAAGCAAATTGCGGACGAAACAAATTTTTTCAAATCATATCGAACTCCTAATAAAATACTTTCGTGGAAAAATATATGGGGAGGGATGCCTCAACTTATGGGAAGGAATAAGTCTGTAAGAGCTTTGATGAGAAAAAGTAAATGGTGGTTAGGGTTTTTAGATTACGTTGGTGTTGCTAATTTTGTAGGTCCTGAAGAATTTAAAAATAAAGTTGGAGATACGGAATTTGAAAAGATGTTAGCAAACTATCAAAAAACTCCTCAGTCTCAGCAGAATTTCGCAGACGAGCATGGCGTAGATGAAACTACACCTGAAACTCAAGGACAATCACAATCTACGGATACACAAAGTCCAAAAGGAGATGTAATTCAACAAATGGTTCAATCTTTAGTTTTAGGTAGAGTAAAAGGTGCAGCTTTAGGTGCGGTTTAATATTTATAAAGTATGAAGGAAGAAATTATTTTAAAATTAGTACAAATCCAAAATCAATTCAGATTTTTACATTGGCAAACATATGGTGATGCTAAACATCGTGCATATGGTGAGACTTACGAACAATTGGGTGATTTTTTAGACGAATTTGCAGAAATAACCATGGGTAAGTACGGTAGATATCAATTTGATTCTGAATTTTCAATCATGTTTCAAGACATCTCCAAGTTGACTATTCAAAATTTTTTAGATGGCATAACTGAATTTTTGGTGGGTTTAAGTGACCATCTAGATTCTAGATATGATACTGACCTACTCAACCTTAGGGATGAAATTTTAGGTATGACAAATAAATTGAAATACTTGTTAACTCTTAAGCACTAATTCATGAAAAACAATCCAAAAGTAATCAGATTGAACGAGGAAGACTTGGCCCGCATTATAAATAAAGTAATAGAAGAACAGAGACCACCTTTATTGAAACTTCCAATTCGTGATGGAGGTTCTTCTCAAGCTTTTGTAAAAGTAGAAAACGGAAAAAAATATATATATTTGGAATCTGAAATGTTTCCTGGTAAAACAAAAAAAATAGGTCCTGTAACTGCCGACCATTTGAAAGACAAAGAAAAATTCATGATAATAAACAAAAACGGTAAGTTAATCGGAAAAGGTAAAGAAATTGTGTTAAGTCTGTAGTGTTCAAATAACCATATGAGTAAAAAAGTATACACAAAGACAGGAGACAAAGGGTATACTTCTTTATTAGGTGGAACAAAAGTCCCAAAAAACAATTTAAGAATAGAAGCATACGGAACCATAGACGAATTGAACTCATTTATTGGGTTACTCTCTGACCATTTATTTTCAGATAAGTCTAAATTTATGGAACAACAACTGCAATTGAATATCATTCAAAATAACCTATTCAAAATAGGTTCTGTAGTTTCTAAAGACCCAAATGCTAAGTTAGGTTTCGAATTATCATCAGTTGATTCAGAAGATGTGAAATCTTTAGAAAATTGGATTGACAAAATGGATAATGTTCTTCCTGAATTGAAAAACTTTATACTACCTGGTGGTCACATATATGTTTCTACTGCTCACGTATGTAGAACTGTCTGTAGAAGAGCAGAAAGACTTTGTGTTTTGGAATCAGTTCCTAACGAAATTTTAATTTACCTGAATAGATTAAGTGACTATCTATTTGTTCTTTCAAGATACGTTGGATTTGTTATTGGTGTAGAAGAAAAAGTTTGGAAGTCAAACTAGAAAATATATTCTATTGAATCACCTGGTTCAATACCTACCTCTTCACAAGTACCACCCTCAAGTTCTAAAACAATATTACCTTTACCACAGTAAGAAGGACAGTCATCACCTTTACATGGAGGACAGTCGTGGTGAATATTAACTATAACGTTATTTTTAATCATTATTATATCCAAGGGTATAATACAGTCTTTCATCCAAAAACATTGTTCTTTTCCACCCATCAGAAAAAGCAACCCATCGAAAGTATTATCAAAACTTTTATTCTGCATTCCAAGGGTTTGTGAATTTTCATCAATTAAAGTTTTGACCTTGAAGATATTTTCATTTATTTTTACTTTCATATATATATAAATACGATGGAACAACAAACATATGTAGGAATAATAGTAAAACATAAGGAGAAATGTTTACTATGTAAGAGAAATAGTAAAGGCTCATACCCTGGTATGTGGTCTATACCAGCAGGCAAATTAGAAAAAGAGGAAGATACTCTTGAAGGTGCTAAGCGAGAATTCTTTGAGGAAACTAATTTGGATATTTCTGATAAAGAATTAACTTTCACAGGTATTCTACCAAGACATACTAGAGACGGTAAAAAAGTTAAGGGGAGAATGTACACATACGTTCTGAACACCGACCAAGAAATAAATCCTGATTTGGAAAATGCTTCGGATGGTGAAGAACATTCTGAATGTAAATATTTTACTGCAGAACAAATGGACGAACTTTCGACAGGAACACATTTATACAAATTACTTCAAATTATTTTGGGAAAATAATTGACTTTACAAATTAATGTGATATTTATATATCCACACCTGTAAAAAGGTGAACACCCCACAAAAAAAGTTTCACAAGAAAAAATTTGACGAATTGAGAAATTCTTCTTAACTTTGTGAAACAAATGAGATGGTCAAACATCTCTCCCCCCTTAGTCCCACGAATTTGGTAGTTTGAGAAAAGTATCGTAGATTTGTGGGACTTTTTAATCGAATAAAGTTCTTTAATATATTGATTCTACCCATGTACAACCAGAGCATGACTTGGATGGTGACGACGGGGAATGGGTAGAATTTAACTTAACATCGCGTGATAGAGCAGCGGTAGCTCGGAAGGCTCATAACCTTTAGGTCGTAAGTTCGATTCTTACTCACGCAACAAAAAAAAGTTCTAATAAAATTTGGAAGTATCAAAAACCCTTCTTAGTTTTGTAGAACAATTGAAGGAAACGGGTTGTAAAGGTTCCTGAAAGGTTTCAGGTCGTAAAAATACCTTTTTCCTTCAAACTTGATAGTTCTTTGATTCAAGATATTGGGCGGTCTATAGTCCATAAAATAAACTGTGAAAGCAGTATAAAGTGACCTACCTCGGTTGAAGTAGGTTGCGGCTCGATAGGGGTGTCCTCTGTTGAGCTTGAGTAGACAAGCGGGATATCATTGTCCCTGAGTAGCTGAGGGTGACACTGTAGGCGAAATGGAATGATGACCAAGCGATGTGGGTCGTTTGGTTGAGGTGGGAACACCGATAAGAATAACCCGTAGAACTCCTGCAAGAAGTATGGTCATCCAACTATACAATTGCGTGATTCAATATCAGAGTTGACTTAAAACCGAAAGGTATGAGTTCGTACAGGTGGTGCTGTTGTTCTCCTTAACCTTAGCCTACCAAGGCATGAGTTATGAAGTAAACTTGAAGTATGGAGGCAGGGATGTCTCAGAGAGTAGTTCAGTATTTCCTCGTTCAAAAGATGGGGAAGCAGGTTGACGGACCGCTACTTTCCAAATCCACAAACCAATTCATTTGTTAAATGTTATTAACAATAATAATTACAAACGGAAAAGTGTCCGTCAGTTGTCAGTGAAAGGTGACTACATAGTCGTGAGAAGTTCACGGCCGTGAAGGGTCCCAAACCCGACACGATTTTTGAAAAAGTTCTCTATTCTCGCAAGGAAGTATTGGTGAGGCATCATCGAGGAGTAGCAAGTATCAAGAGAGTATCTGACAACTCAAGGTTTGATTAACCTAATTAATCGTCACTGAGGATTACTTCTCAAAAGGAAGTGGAAACGGAGGGAAACCATAATCCTTCTAAAGATTCTCAAATAGAACTTGTATTCTCAAAGTTTTTTTAACTAATTGACCCCTTTTGTTTCTACAAATGGGGTTTTTTATTTGGTTGTAGTCAAAAATTTTATTATCATTTTCTAATGAAACAAATTGGTAGTAGAAAACTTGATTTTAAAGCAATTGCTAAAGGGTTCGGATTCAAGAATGAATATGAAGCTCGTAAATTTTGTGATGATGGAAGAATTATGGGTAGAGTAGGTGAATTTTGGCACGAGGGAGAAAGACAAAATGAAAATTCACCATTTGATGTGAAGGATAAAGATGGAAAAAGAGTTGAGGTTCGTTCAATTACAACTCAGGTAAGTTTTGCCTCTTCTAAGGAAGTTGGCTACGGAAGAAGTGTAACAAATGAAGGGTTTGAACAAAAGTTGAATTCGTTGGATAGTTACTTATTATTAGATTTAAGATGTTTACATAGCGGTAGTGTTGATTTAATAGAGGTTTCTAAAGATGACCTAAACCATCTCCCAATAGGAGTAAATAAATCAATTGCAGCAAAAAAATTTTACGAAATTTATGATTCAATTTAATAAAATATATCAAGAAAATTGTCTTACAACCTTAGGTAAAATTGCTGATAATACTATTGACGTAACAATAACTTCACCACCATATGATGATTTAAGAACTTACAATAATCATATTTCAGGTATAAAAACCGAATTCAATGGTTATTCATTTGATTTCGAAAATATTGCAAAGGAACTTTATCGAACCACTAAACAAGGCGGGGTTGTTGTATGGGTCGTTGGAGATGGAACGGAAAAAGGGAGTGAAACTGGCACTTCATTCAGACAGGCTCTTTTCTTCAAAGAAATTGGATTCAATATCCATGATACTATGATTTACATGAAGAATAATTTTTCAAATCCATCTTCAAACAGGTATCATCAGATTTTTGAATATATGTTTGTGTTTTCTAAGGGTAAACCAAAAACTTTTAATTCAATAAAAGACAGGAAAAACGTCTACGGAGGACAAGTCGGTAGTTGGGGAAAAAATACATCAAGGCAGGTTGACGGAAGTATGATTGAAAGGAAAAAGAAAATAATTGATGAGTACGGACAAAGATATAATGTTTGGACATATAAGACATCGAAAAACGGACAAGAAGACGAAATAGCATATCAACATCCTGCAATATTTCCAATACAACTAGTGAAAGACCATATTCTTAGTTGGTCGAACCCTGAAGAACTTATTTATGACCCATTTATGGGAAGTGGAACTACTGCTAAAGCTTCAATACTTACAGGAAGAAAATTTATCGGTAGTGAAATTTCTAAAGAATATTTTGAGTTAAGTATAAAACGAATTGACTCGGTTCAGATAGAAATAATTTAATAAAAATCATTTGAACACGTAAACCAATTCCAAATCTTCTAACTCGACACCAAAGATTACTAAGTTATAGTTTTCATAAGTATCTCGTTGAAATTCTTCTTGAAATGAATTTTTACTGAATAAGTATTCGAACGTTGGGTCATCTGACTCATCGTTCACTTTTCTATTAAAAATATTGAATTTAATAGTCAAAACCTCAGTTAGCTTTGCACTTTCTATTTTTAAACTAAATGATAATTTAGTTTTTCTTGAATCGTATGGAAGTCTTATGAACACTGACACACTATGAATTTCTTTACCTGAAATCTCATCCAAATACTTTTTTAAGTTTTTCATGTATAAATAAATAGGATGAGAAAAAAACTTTTTTGTTCTTATGGGTATTTATAGTAAAAAAAGATGATTATCTCAGAAAGTGAAAAAAGAGAAATACTTTCACAATATAATATCGAAAGAGAAAAGATTGCGATAACTGCTTTGGTATCTTTGAATGAAAACTATGCAATTTTCCTTGATGAGATGTATGATTTGAAAAATAAAAAACATCTTGGAAACATTTGGGAAAGTTTTGATAACTTCAAAGTATTCTTCAACGATGTTCCGAAAACTCTGAATGAAAACTTAATTCAGATTAAAAAAGATATCAATTCAATAGTATTATTAGAAAGTAAAACACAACTACAGTTTCTCAAGTCTCAATTTATTTTATTGAATGAAGAAGGTTTCATGGATTGGGCATATCAAAAAGGGAAAGAGGCGGTTCAAGGTACTAAGCAGGTCATTCAAAAAACAATACAAGGAGCAAAAGATGCTTATTCAAAATTCAGTCAAAGTGAGTGGATGCAAGCTTTGGATATTGTTAAAAAAGGCACTTTATATTTGGCAAGAAAATTGAGAGATGCTCTCTATCATCCTGTAGGTATGGTTTTAGATGCTATTTTAGTTGCATCGGGAATTGGAAAAGCTGCTCAATTTGTTGTATGGGCAATCGTTGTTGCATTGGATATCTATGAATTGGTAAGTGGAGATTATCCTGAAGGACAGAATTTGTATACAAAGTTGTTGTTCACTGGAGTCGATATGATAGGGCTGGTTTTCGCTGGCGTTGCGGCTAAAACAGCAAAGGGTGTGGTTGGTGCTTTCGTAAGGGGGTTCGGAAAAAATTTACAAACAATGAGAGCTGGAATTCAAAAATCTCCAGCTATGATTAAAATAGTAGATAAAATAAAAAGTTCTTTAGACAAGGTACCGGGTTTATTAAGTCAAGCTTCACAATGGTTGGCAACAAAATCACCAACAATACATAAATGGGTTAGTGGACTTATTACTAAAGTTTCAGGATTTATTAAAAAAATAGTTGACACTTTGGCTTATTTAGGTCAAGGTGCTATAAAGGGAGGTGCTGCAGTGGTTAATGCTCCTGGTAAAATAGTTACGAAAACAGCTCAAAAACTTGGTGCCTCCGCACCGAACGCTGCTAAAATATCACAAGGCGCGGTAGGTGTTGGGTTATCAACAGGGCTTGCTTATGGGTTATCTAGTGGTGGTGGTGGCGGTAAGACTTCTACCCCTCAAGATTATTCTTCTGTATCATTCGATGATACAGGTATAGATTTCAATCAATCTTTATAAAAAATAAAAAAAAATAAAAATGACAGAGAATTTATTGAAAGAAGAATTGGAAAGAATGAGAATTCTTTCAAATTATAAAACAGAGCTAACTCTTACTGAAAATCTTGACTTATTAGTCGAATCAGGTTTTTTTGCTAAACTAATTCAAGGATATAGTGATGATTTTATTAAGACAATTTCAGCACAATTAGACAATATAATACCTTCTTTGAAAAATGCTGGTGGTGCTGAAAAAGTATTAGCATTAGCTAAACAGGGTAAGGCATCAGCAAACGTCATGCAAGAATTACAGCAAGGTCTCTTAAAAAATGCGAAACAAACAGATGAATTGGTTGGACTTGCTGATGCAGCGGCCGAGGGTTATGCAAAACAACTAGCAAATTCAAAAGGAACAAAGGCTGTACAATTCCAAAATGCTTCAGCGGCAGATAGAAAAGTTTTATTAAAACAAAATGGATATTCTGATGATGGTATCAAAAGAATTATGAAAAAATATGATAGTATTGCACCACCACCAATACAACAAGGCAAAAAATCATTGATTCAAAAAACCAAAGAAGGTTTGACAAAGGCTAAAGAGAATCTAACAAAATATAAAGATAATTTGTTGACTTCACTAAAAACAAAAGGGTGGAAAAAAACCTTAGCGTTTGCTGCTGGTATAGGTATAACAGGTGCGGTTCTTTGGCAATTTGCTAAAGATAATGGAGTTCAATCTGAAGGACAACCAGAACAACCACCGCAAGACACACCAGTAACTGGTTATGGAACAAGTTCAAGCTCATCAACAAGTTATGAAATTCCTTCTGAATTAGTGGATGTAAAAGGAGTTCAGGATTTCCAAACTTGGTTGGATACAAATAAACCTGGATGGCATTCTAAATATCAAACACTTGGTGGTAATGTTCAAAAAGGCTTCGGTAAATTTGGACCAAATACAAGTAGAGCATGGCAAGATGAAGAGATTAAAAAAGCTTATTTAGCAAGTAAAGGACAACAAAATCCATCTCAGGAAGAACCAATACCTACTAAAAGAGAGTTGGAACAACCAGTGAAATTAGATAGACCTGACAGAAACACACAAATATCTAATCAAATACCACAGAATTTATCGACACAAGCACCAACATTTCAAGTACCACAAACTAACTTAACACCTCAACAACAACGTAAGGTTGAGAGGATGAGAAATAGACAACAACAATAAATAAAAAACCCTCCAAACGGAGGGTTTTTATTATCTCATCCACGGAGACTTATCCAATAAGTCTTGCAGTTTAGTTTTGTAAGTTCCCTTTTTCAAATAATCTTCAAAATATTCAGAAACGTCTCTTGCATTATTCCTACCAATTTCGTACATCAAAATAGTGTAAAGGAAGTTTGGTGTCAATTTATCAAAATTATATGATAACATTTGTTTTTTTACAAAACTCAGTAACATATCAATGAATCCTTCAGCGAAATTCATTTCTTTAAGAATTTTTTTCAAAACTTCAAAATCTTTTTCCATGGTTTTTATAAATATTTGTGATTTGGATTATTTTAAGTAACTTTGTGTTTCAAAATTACATAAAATGTTTGACAAACTCATCGATTTAATCGTAACTTTTATTGGAGATTTTTTACCCTTCAAAATTGTTGACCAATGGGAAATGGGTGTTCATCTCAGAGTAGGTAAATTCATAAAGGTTGTGGAACCGGGTTTGAATTGGAAAATTCCTTTCTTTGACCAAATAATCACAACTCCTGTAATAACTCAGACTGTAAACTTATCACCCCAAACTGTGACTTCTGAAGATGAGAAAAGTGTCGTTCTCACAAGTATTGTTCGATACCATATTCACGACGTTAGAAAGTTTTTGTTAGGAGTAATGCATGCTAATGATGTCTTGGTTGATACAACACAGGGAATTATTCGTGATATAGTTGAAGGTTGTAAATGGGCTGATTTGTATGATTTGAGTAGTGTGGTAACACCTGAGATTAACGAACAGGTGGAGAAGTGGGGAATTACTGTAGAACAGGTAAGTTTCCCCGATTTGGGAGAAATACAAACTTTCAGAATAATGAGTGATTCGGGTAAAAATTTCACCCCAATTATACAAAACACTCAAGAATAATTTTTTTGGTAATGTTTTTTTCCATATCTTTGTAATATGAATACAATGAGTCACTACAACATCAGGGTTATCAATGAAACCTACGGCACTTTGGTTGATGAAGATTTTGTCAATCCATCTCAGTTCAAACTTTTTTTGAAGATGATTCAAGGTTGTTTGACCATGAAAGAAGACCTTACTTTTTTCAATGGGGTAGACTTCTTGATTCACGTTCCCTACAAGACCCTTGTGGAGTCCGTAATAACCACTAAAACACACTATTTAACATTGACTGACCAACTTATCAATAAATCTAAAATAGAGTCACCAGTCTCAAAATAATAACATATGATAACGATTCAAGACGTAGTATCTCTCGCAACGACAAGACCCGATGATGCAAAACAAACAATAATCGAGTCAGACTCATTTATGATTTCTATTGTAGGTGGTAGACCAGGTTTATATGGTGATTTCGAGAATGATTTTGAAATTGCTCTCATAGACAAACAGACAAAAGAATTTGTAACCAAGAAATATTTTCCTGACCTAAAAGATGATGTGATGGCTTGGGTATCTGCTCAAGAGACAGAAAGAATCATAAACGAGTTGATTTTTCCAAGTTAAACTTGGTGGTGGAGCGATTGTCCCTTATCGGGCAGTCCCAATAAAGAGAGACTACGGTCTCTCTTTTTATTTTTTTACATACTTGTGAGGTAATGTCGAGACTATTGGTGATGGAGAAATATTCCAATTTATTTTTTCTTCGTCGTTAATAGAACCTATGAAATAACAATAATCTTTTTCTTGAACAAATGATTTTGGTTCAAAGGTATCAAACCTTAACCCTAAATGAAGTATATTCTCATTCGAAGATATTGAATCAGAAAAGCTCGAATTTTCTCCGATAGGTTTGAACAACTCGGCTCTATCGAACAGATATCGTAATATATTTTTATCGTAAATTATATAATCGTATAGGTTAAAGTTCACTTGTTCAGATTCTAACATTCCTTGTCCACCACATTCGTTACAGGTTAAAACTTTGTCACCACCACATTCAGGACAAGTTAACATTGAATCTCCATTACACACCTTACATCTAATTTGACCAGTTCCTCTGCAATTATCACAATCGGCATTTCCGTATTCACCTGTCCCATAGCATTTGTAACAAAATTGGCTACCCTCACCATCACAATCATCACATTTGACTACACCGAACATGTTACATTCCTTGCATCGGTTTTCACCTCCTTCACACTTTGGACAATCGATTTCTGCAAAATCATCTGATAAAAAATTGAAGATTGAAACTAACTTGATATTTGGTAAAATTTGTTCAGCCAAATCAAAACGTCCTGTTTGTTTGAGAGAAAAAATACCGTAAACGATTTCAAACTTTTCAGCAGTAGAAAATCTCGAGAAATAATTAGGTTGTGATTTAAGTTGTTTTTTCACTTCCAAATAAATTCCATTGAGGGATTCAGGACAATCCTCTAACAATGTTAAACAAATTTTCTTGATTGTATTTTTCATTCAAACTATAAATAGCTTTGGAAAATTGAATTAGTTTGATTATGTTTTCAAAAAACTAAATTATATGTCAATAACTATTAATTTGTCTGAAAACGAAATTTTGAATACACCTAACGATGCAGAATTGGGTGAAAAAGTAAGAAAAATGTATTGGGAAGAAAAAGAAGAGGAATCTATCCGTGAATATGATGACGAAAAGTTTATGATTATTGCTGATGAAGACGGATTGGTCAAGGGAATACATTTACCAAAAAAAGATTCTTATGTAGAAAACGGATATGATAAATGTGTTGTCTGTGGTAAAGTGTCACCTTACAAAACCTATACTCATATTGATACAAGAGTCGGTTATGTTGAAGGTGCGGGACAGGGTTGTTTTCAATCAAACGTGTGTAATTATAAATAAAAACTATGAGTTACGAAACTACTGGATTTACTTTTATAAGAACTCTGATTTCACCTGAAGAGTTTACAAAATATGTTGTTTTTGAGTGTGAGAACTTCGTTTATTCTGCTCGATGTTATCAAAATATCATACAATTTATTCAAGGTCAAAGACACACAGAACTTCTGACAAACGGACAAACTCCAACAGAAGAACAACATATTCAACATGATTTGAGAAGGGAACTTTACAATGGTGACCATCAACCTTTACAGGATTGGATTGATAATTTAAATCAATAAAGTATCTGGTTCGTCATTTGCACTAATTCCTTCAACTGATACACCTTTTCTTTTGTAGAATAGTCTTGTTGAATTGAATGGGGATATGTTGAAACAATATTTTTCATACTCTTTAACTGATGGGTCGAATTGACCATATTCCCATCTACTATTGATTAAGAGAACTGTTGGTCTTCCCTTGAACTCGAGGGTATGACCTAAGGGTGTGTTATTTTGCCAATCCCTGTAAAGACCATCTATAAGGTCATCGTCAAATATCAGATATTCATGTATTATATAATCGAAATCTTCAGTATCTATTTGACCATCATTATCGCAGTAATCACAATTTATTGACCCGTTGCCACTACATTCATCACAACTTTCATACCCATCACCACCACAACTATTACAAGTTTTTTTACCACCACCTCCACAAGTATCACACTCAACTTCACCGTTCCCACTACAATTATCACATGTTTCTCCATCGATATCACCTTCACCATCGCATTCACTACATTCTGTTCTACCCTCTCCATCGCACATATTACAATCTACTTCACCTTCGCCCTCACAACTGTCACAACTTATCTGCCCATTTCCATCACAATATTGACATGTCTCATTTCCATCACCATCACAATTATCACAATTTTCCTGATGTACACTTACTTTATTATAATCAAAAAATTGTGCAAGATGTAACTCAGGGATAATTTTTTCAGCAAAGTCAAAACCATCAGTTTTTTTGAGAGAATAGATATAATATACCAATTTAATTGTATCATTGGCGGTAAAAGTTGGTACAAAATAATCAGGATTTTCTGACTGAAAAGTCAAAACTGAACCGTAGATTTTTGTTAAATTATCACTGAATTCATCACTAATAATACTTGCAAGTTTTTTTAACCTATTACTCATTCCAATAAATACAACAATTGACTAAAAATCTACAGTTTTCCCCTCAGTAGAAAACATAACTAACTGAAAATCAATACAAAAAAAAGTTTTGGCTGACAATATAGAAAGTCGTATCTTTGTATTCACAAAAAACAACATATGAACACAATCACTACCACCCCCGCAGTTAAAGTTAGTACAGACCCAGTAATGTCAGGAGATGTTTTTTACGGTTCTTTCGATACCACAATCAAAGGTAAGAGAACCTCAGTTATGGTTTCTAACCATCTCAAGGATGACAATAAACAGTATGAGTTCCGTGTGGCGGCTAAATGTAAAGCGGGATTTGTCAATATTACTGATATAACAGGAACTCCCAAGGACGTTATTTCTCCTTGGTCCAAAAACGGTCTCGTAAATATTCAAGTTAAACACACCTACGATAACGGTAAGGTTCTTTGGTTTAATGTTCTAACAACCAAAGGGGGTAAATGGTATAGTATAGATTTGGGTTTCCTGAAAGTTTTGACCGTAGGTGATATGAGAACTTCTTTCCCTGATATGTGTGACATGAAATTGTGGGAACTTGTAAACGCTAAAACTTGGGCTGATTATGCTTTTAGAAATAATTAATATCTTCAAGATTTCGATTTTGTTGTATCTTTTCAGTGTACCACTGATTCTTGTTTGTATCATAGTTTTTGACAATTTTGCTGGAAAATTTAGGAAAAAAGGTCCCTCAAATTGAGGGATTTTTTATTTGGCGGAATGAGAAAAAGGTCGTATCTTTGTATTCACAAATCACCACTATATGACAACAATTAACACCGTTAGCAAAGTAAGAAACTATCAAGGTTCAAACAGTTTTGTTATGAAAATGAAAGAAACAATTTCACGTTACGGAGGTTTGACTCCCGCACAAGAAGCCGCGGTTGAGAAGTGTTTGAATTCAGAAGTTAAAGTGAACGTTCAGGAGTTACCTGAAGAACTCAAAATTATTGCTGATTACAATGGTCCAAGTGCGTTTGTAGCTGACATCAAGAAAAAGTTGATTACTTACGGGACACTCACTAACAAGCAGGTTGAAGCAGCAACCAAAACAATTCAGAAAGAGAAAGACAAAAACGAAACTATCCATGTCAAGTGGCCGACACCAGGTGAAACCATCAAAGTGGGAAGAACTGTGGGTCAGGGATTGAAAGAGAAGTATGGTTTGAAGTTCAATCCAATCCTTCTTGATATCACTAAGATATTGGCAATTTCTCCGAAGGCGGTTAAGTTCTCAGGAAAGATGACAGTTAAAAGAGGGGACGTTTGTATGTGTTGTGCTAAAACTTTGACTGATGAGTTCTCAATGTTGACTCGTATGGGTAAGATTTGTGCTGGTCACATGGGAGTTGAGTATATCACAGACAAGTCCCAAGCGAACAGATTTAGAGAGGAATATTTGAAAAGAGTAGAAGAGATTGGAGAGATGGAGTTTTGGGTTCCGAAGTCCAAAATCATTAAGTGGGATGGTGATATGTCCATGGCGTTAGATGCGGTAAGTTAATTAGAACTCCCTTCGGGGAGTTTTCCTTTAAACAAAAAAATATGAAACGAAAGAAACTCGAGGACATGATTGAAACCGTCATGGAGCATTTCAATTGGGAAAAAACAGAAAAAACTATGAGATTTTTGAATTGGACATGGGCTGGTGTTCCTGGTCGGGGAGTTCCAAATGTTGACGATTTGAAAAGTAATGCTAGATATTTGATTGATAATGCGATTAAAGGGGCGCTCGAAAGTAAAACTTTGAGACCTTGGGAGTCATTCTTCACCGCAACAGGAGGAATGAAGGCATCCGTAACAAAAAACAAGTATAATCAAATCAATTACATAAATTTAGAATTCATATTAACATCTTGGAATGATGATGGTGATTAGACTTTACAGGTATCTTTTTTTTCTTTAAATTTAATCCATGAAAACAAAAAAACCTACGGCTATTGTATATGGTTGGGACCGAATTGGTCACCACACATTGACTTCTGATGTATATTGGGAGGAAGGGTTACATGAAAGTGTTGAAGTTTATTCACTTACTTATGATGGTAACATGGAACTTGATTTCACAAAGTATAAACCTGACTTAATTATCTCGTTTGGTCAGGATATTCCAATAAACAATTACAGATTACTTAGGATTTATAGATACTATCAACAACAATTACCTGATAGTGTTTTGGCTAATGATATTGTTTGTCAAACCGTGTTTAAATCCTGTGAGGTTATAAGACCAAGGTTCTCAATTTTTACCCCCACGTATAATACGGGTGAAAGAATTTATAGAACGTATGAAAGTTTAAAAAATCAAACACTTAAGAATTGGCAATGGGTTGTTGTTGATGACTCACCAAACGAAGAAACCTTCAAAATTCTAAAAGACATAGAGTCGTTAGATTACCGTGTTAAAATATACAAACTAAATCCAATAACGGGTGGGAATGTTGGTTTGGCAAAACATAGAGCGGCAATGTTGTGTGATGGTGATTGGTTAATAGAACTTGACCATGACGATTGTCTTACCACAAATTGTTTGGCGGTTGCAGACGATGCTATTCTACGATTTCCTGACGCGGGATTTTTATATTCAGATTGTTGTGAGTTCTATGAAACAGGTGAGTTTAAATATTATGACCACGATTGGACAGGTAATTGGTATGCAAGACATGATAACTTTTTCGATTTTGGTTATGCTGGACATGAATGGGAAACTGTTGATGGAAATGAAATATTAGCACACAGATATCCTGATATCAACCCTTTGTCTATAAGATTCAACATTAGTATGCCCAACCACGTAAGAATGTGGGAAAGAAATCTGTATCATGAAATCGGAGGACACAATAAAAATACACCTGTAGCAGATGATTTGGAAATACTCATCAGGACTTTTTTGAATACAAGGATGATACATGTGAAAAAAGTTTTATATTTTCAATATAGTAGTAGAGACACTACAACAGACAACAACGCTCAGGATATCAATCGAAGAGCAAGATTAATAAGAGATTACTATGATTTAGCAATTCATGAAAGAATTAATTACTTAGGATTTTTTGATTGGAATTGGATAGAAGAAGAAGGACACTCTCAAAAATTTCAAAATAGTGTTTCCATAAGAAAGTTTTATGATGAAGAACAAAAAATGAATTATGTATATGAATAAAAAAACTAAAATTTGTTTGAATGCGATGGTCGGTGATGAAGCCCCGACAATAACAAGAATGTTGGAGTCTGTGGCACCATATATCGATTATTATGTAATACAATGTAATGGTAAAGGAGACAACACGAGAGAAATAATTGACACCTTTTTTAAACAAAAAGGAATCAAAGGGTTTACTTATTTTATTGAATGGAACTTTCCTGGCTGGAATAGGAATCATACTTTACAAGTTGCATTACAAACTGACCATGGTTGTGACTGGATTTTGAGAATGGATGCGGACGAAACTTTAGAGATTGATAACGATTTTGATTGGAGTATATTAGATGATACCAAAGTAGAGAGTTGGAATGTTAATGCTGTGAATGGAGGTACAAGATACATGAGAACATGGATGTGGAACGCTAAATTACCTTGGTTTTTCCAATTAGATAAAAGACATGAAACTATTCATTTACCCAATATTGGTGAAAACTTCCAAAGAGTAACTTTACCTCAATCATTTAGACACAGGGTTTCTCAAGATGGGCAAACTTGGCACGTTCCAAGAAAGTTTCTGAGAGATGCTTTAGAATTGGAAATTGATAACATTGTTGGTGATAAAGTTAAACATGATTTATATCATTTATGGTATATTGCAAAAAGTTATACTGACTGTTATGGTAGACCTGATGAATTAGCTTTTGGTAAGCAACACTCGGACGAGTATGCGAGGAGGGGTATATGGTATTTCGAAAGGTATTTGGAGTTAGTTCACGGATGGACACCTGAAAACCCAATTGCAACATCAAATAATGAAATGGCGTATTTTGCACTAATCTTGATGGCACAAGCATATGAATTCATGGGTGAAAAAGACAAAACATTCAAATATTTTGATTTTGCTGAAGATTTTTGTCCTAATAGAAATGAACACCTGTTCCACAAAGTAGAAATTTTGGACGCTCAAGGTAGATATCAAGAAGCGTTAAACTTAGTAGAATTTATGGCTTCTGTTGATAGACCGAACCCATACCCGAATCTTTGTTTTTTGATTGACGATAGAATTTATCACAATACTGGTACCTTGTTAAATACCTTAAAAGAAACATATACAAATAAATTATCAAGACCGACTATAAATTTAAACAGTTTTTCTTTTAGTTTTTCATGATGTATGATTTCCTTATTGTGGGTTCGGGAATTTTCGGCACAACTTGTGCATATGAATTGACTAAATTAGGATATAAATGTTTAGTGATTGATAAGAGGAATGTTATTGGAGGTAATTGTTATACTGAAAACATCAATGGAATTCATGTTCACAAACATGGGGCTCATATTTTTCATACCAATGAAAAATACCTATGGGACTATGTAAATCAATTCGCGGAATTCAAACAATATACACATAATGTTTTAGCTAACTATAAAGACAAAATATATTCCTTACCGTTCAATTTGTGGACCTTCAATCAAATATGGGGGGTTAATAACGAAATTGATGCGAGAAATGTTATTGAAAATCAAAAATACAAAGGGGAAATTGTCAATTTAGAACAACAAGCAAAATCATTAGTTGGGGAAGACATATATAGAATATTAATACAGGGATATACGGAAAAACAATGGAACAAGTCTTGTGATGAGTTACCTTCATATATTATAAAAAGATTACCTGTAAGATTTACATGGAACAGTAGTTATTTCGATGACAAATACGTTGGAATGCCAATAGGTGGTTACACCCAAATATTTGAAAAAATGTTGCATGGGATTGATGTTGAATTAGGGGTCGATTATTTCGAAAGTAGGGAGAAATATAATTCACTATGTAGTAAAGTAATATTCACAGGAGAAATTGATAGATTTTACGACTACAGATTCGGAAAGTTAGAATACAGAAGTTTAAGATGGGAAGAAAAACATTTGGAGGACGATAACTTTCAAGGTGTGCCTGTTATGAACTATACCGACAAAGACATCCCTTACACAAGAATAGTAGAACACAAATGGTTTGATTTCCAACAACAAAAAGGTACAATTGTGAGTTATGAATACCCAGAAAACTACACAGGATATAATGAACCATACTATCCAATAAGAGACTCAGTAAACAGCTCACTCTATGAGAAATATTCCGAGTTATCAAAAAAAGAAAAAAACATTTTCTTTGGAGGTAGATTGGCAAATTATATTTACTACGATATGCACCAAATTATTGCTTCTGCATTAAAATTAGTGGATAAGATAAAATAGGTTAGTTGAAATTAAACCACAAATATTTGTATTTATATTTGTGAAATTACCACTCAAAAATATAAGAAACTTTTTCAACTCCGAGGAAACGGAAGTGATAAAAGAGTTTATTGTTTTCCTTCAAAAACAATTACCATTATCACAAGGGGTCAATATTCAATTTACAGACAACAGACAATTTAATATGACAACAGGTCTGAGAATGAGGCCTATGGGGATTATTGTTTTGGCAAAAGACAGACTTTTAGTTGACATACTTAGAACAATTACTCATGAGTGGGTTCATGAATACCAACACCAAAAATTAGGTCTAACTGAGAAGGAAAAGAAACAAAATATAGGTGGTCCTGACGAAAATTTAGCTAATATTTTGAGTGGTATAATGTTCAAAAAGTTCGAGAAAGAAAATGAAAAATACAAAAAAACTATCTACGGGGAAGATTAAAGGATATTTGGTTCAGGAGGGTTCGTATATCTTCTTCAAACCTAACAAAGGGGAAAACTTACCTAACCAAGTAGGATACGTAAAATACACAAATAAAGTTGGTAATAACTTAGAAGTTGGGTTTATAGATTATTATCCTATCACTGAATTTTTACTTTCGAAACTCATTGATGAAAATACAATTTGTGAATTGGAGACCAAAGATGGTCAAATAGTTTTACACGATGACAAATTGATTATCATAATCTAAATTTGTATCTTTATATTCATAAAAAAACTAAAATCCGATGTTACATCATATAGGAAGACTTATCGTTGGGATACTGATAATTGTCGGAGCATACTTTTTAGTTAGTTGGATTAAAATGGATTGGAGGGACAAAATATTTTGGGGATTTGCTCTAATTGTCTCTTATTTCATAGGATATACCATAGAGTTAATGGTTAACAGGAAGAAAAAGAAAAAAACTTTCTATTAACAAAACAGTATTCGTTTTCTTTTTCAATTAACGAGATTTTCTCATTTCCTTGATTGGGTATGGGAACATATTACAAGAACTTCTCCCTTTGGTTAGATTTCTACCATTCTTTTTGTAATTTGTATAATAATCCCTTTTCTTCATTATGAAACATGAAGAAAATAAGGATACTATCAACAGGAAAAACAATATTTTTTTAATCATATATTAATATTAAATTTTTAATTCAGTGAGTAAATAAAAATCATTAATTAAATGAAAGAAGATAATAAAAATAGAATATCGGGTATATTTGTGCCTTTGAATGTTGGTGATGTAATTTATACAGGGAGATTCAAAAACAAGAAGACGACAGTTAAAACAATAGGAATTGATGAATATGGTATGCCGACCATCAACGGTAAACGTGCATGTACCTTTAGGTTGATACCGAAAGAAAAGACTTAGGTCTTATTGATTAGGTCGGCTAACTTGTGGCATTTGTCCGAAACTTTATTGGCTCCGTGGTCAAACAGTGAAACTTTTACTGAATTATATTTAACTAACATTTCAGGATGATGGTTTTGTTTTTCAGCAATTGAACCTACCTTATTAACAAATTTCAAAACATCTTTATAAGTTTTGAAATTGAAAGTTTTTGTTAACTGTCCTTCACTGACTTTCCAACCTTTGACTAATCTTTTTACCTGTTCCTCTGTTATAATGTAATACATACTATTAAATATTTATCAATATGGATATAGAAATTATTAGAGATGATTTTGGTTTGAATGTTTCTCTAATTCAAGATGAGGAAGAAGTTGGGTATATGACATTAGAAAAAGATGTCAGGGGTAATGAATTTACTATCATTGATGCAAACATAATACCAAGTTTTAGAGGAAAGGGGTTGTATCAAAGAGCAATTTTGAAATTACTTTCTGAGATACCATCAATAAAAATAAATTCAGTGTTTCGTAGTGAAGAGGCGGAAAGAGCTTGGATTTCTCTAATAAGTAAATTACCAAAAAAAGTTAAAATCGAAAAAATCCCATTGAAGAGGGAGAAAACTACACTTTACCAACTTTATTTCGATAAGTAATTTAGAATTTAATTTAGTATATTTGTGGTATGAAACTATTACAATACCTTACACTCAAACTCCTTCTCAAAGACCCAATAATCACTGCTAAAGTTTACAAGATATTATTCGAGGACGAATTTTCATATCAAAAACTTAAACAGGTCAAACCGAACAAGGTCACTCAAGTAAAACCAAAACCTACAAAAAAACCTGAGAACGATTTACAAAGAACCCTGAGAGAACTCAAATCGAAACCAAATAAAAGTAAAAAAGATAAAGAATCCATAGGTATTTTGGAAGCAGTTATTAAAAATGGACATGATTCTTTTTCTTAATATATCTATTTATAAGATATGAAAATTATCATCACCGAAGGTCAATCTGATTCATTGATTTATAATATTTTGGCGGATAACTTTACGGGTTACAAAATGAAGTTCGAAGGCGATGGTAGAAATATATACGTAGACGGTCAAGTGATGATGACAATTTATCCTAACAGAGTCGTAATCGACAAAAGTATTATTGACCATATCACTAACACATTTTTCTTTGATGACATCAGAGACTTGAAAAAAATAATCAGAGAGTGGGTTGTAGAAAACTTTGGAGTTAAAAGGGCAAGTCAAACGTTTTTTGGTGTTCAATTCAAAGACCTTTCGGGAAACTCAACTCAAAGATTGGAGAAATAGGAAATTAATAAACTGAACGATTACCAGGTTCACGAGTAATACCTACTTCATCTATTTCAACATTCAATTTTTCACTAACCCAATCTGCAAGAATATCAATTATTTTACTTTCTCTTACGTTAAGATTTATTCTTAGGTTGTCGACCAAATTGGAGTCAATGTAAAGACTACCCATACCATTATGTAGATTTCCATCGTCGTCTTCACCAGGACCATACCAAAAATAACTCATTGAACGTTCCCCGTCGTCAGTATGAATTTCAACTCTCCATACGCTACCATCTTCAACATGAGGGTTTTTGTAATTCCTGAAATCTTCTTTTGAGAAAATTTCCGTAAGGTATCTGTAAACCAAGGAATGAAATTGAGATGGACTTATAATATATCGCATTTAGCTTTGTTTAGTAATAAATACAAAGATATTTATCTTTATAGACATAATATGAACTTACAAGAAAACATACATAGGATTAAAGAGATGATGGGTATAACTGAGTCCACTATTCCAAACTCAATTAAAAGGAGAGCTAATCGTGAGACACTGAAAGAATATATATTCAGAGCAGAAGTAGAATATCCAACTCTGTGTGATGATTTTGAGGATGGATATGAATATGCAGACGCTGTAATTGATTATGCAGTTGATAAATTATTGGATGATGTGGACGAAAACATATTCGAGCAGGACTACATTAGTGATGTTATGGATTATTTGAGAAGTATGTCAAGAATTTTCTTTGGTCAGTATTTGATTGATATTTACCAAACAACTTGTTCCGAATATATGTCAGATTCAGATATGAAAGAAGAACAGAACGAATCAGAAATTACTGAGAGATGTTGGAAAGGATATACTCAGAAAGGAATGAAAACAATGTTCGGTAAAAGATACCCCAATTGTGTTAAAAAGAAAAAGTAATATGAACCTACAAGAAAACATACAAAGGATTAAGGAAATGATGGGTATCAATGAAACCTTAGATGTACCATCAGATTCTTATGTTATGATGAATATAAAAAATTTTCCTAAATACAAGAAGGAGATTTCAAATTTATTACAAGATAAACTACAATCATCTGATGGTGATTTTGTTAAATTCAAAAACTCAGTTGTAATTGATAAAGACCCATTTGTAAAGAAACCTGTTTTATCTAAAGATTTACAAAATTTAGACAACAAATACCTGAACTATATGATATCCCATGGTTCAAAAAAATTCAACTCATTGCTGTATTCAATATTTTCGGATTATTATGGTTTGAGGGGAAAACAAAAACCAAAATCTGAAGTTGTGAATTGTGACCCCTCCAATTTCGAAATTATTGGTCCACTGGTAGCTAAAGATGAAAAATCTTTAGAAAGAGCTTATGGTGTTACTCAGGAAGGTGGTAAGGTTTATAGAATTAAATTTCCTTACGAATGTGCTAAAGAATTAGATGTTAAAGATAGAACAACTTACGTGAACTTGGAACCTTCGCAAAATAGGATTCATTTTTATAAAGGAGTACCCGAAAAATTAAGAGGAAAAAAATTAGGAACTTTAATTTATTTGGCGATGATTAGGAAACTTGGATACATTACAAGTGGTATGGGGAGTTCGGCGGAAATTAAAATGATATATCAAGATTTATTATCAAACCCTGATTATAATTTGATGTCTTTATTGTTACAACAACATGTGTTGGTTATAGATGAAAACATTAACGAAGATGTTAAAAAAATATTTAATGATTTTGTATCGAATAAATTTACCGATAAAAAATCTGTACGAATATCACCTGAATTAAAAGAAAAGTTGGGTGAAGATTTTACGAATTGGTTTGATAGTTTAGAGGAAAACCCTGAAATGTCTATAGAAGATAAAATCAAAAAATATGAAGGGTTAGAACCGAGAGGTGGAGATACTGTAGTTGATACCACAACTGGTAAAGTTTATTCTTTTTATGGTCAGTGGAAATACAAAGATGAAGAAAGATTCCAAGTAGAAAATGAAAAGTTCGAAAAGTTGGAATTACCTATTGAGGAAAAACAAAGATTCAAAGTTATTTATCGAAGTGAAAAATAATATGAACTTACAAGAAAACATATTAAGAATTAAAGAGATGATGGGTTTAAGTGAATCCGAAAGAGAAATATTTGATTTTTCTGATTTGGTTAACAAAGGTGTTTTGTGGGTCACCGAACCACATGTAAATGGTGAATTAGTTCCATCAAATTGGGAAGGGGATTCGAATATAGTTACATTATGGAACTTGAAAAATCCTGAACAAGGTCAAGAATGGGTTTACGATGCAATCAAACATCCAAAACCTGAAGCAATACAATATTGGACAAATGAGGGTCAATTCAGTCTCAGTCGAGAAAAATATGAACAGATTTTGAGGTCTATTAAAATTTTGAATAGAAAAAACGTAGATAATCTTAATGAAAATTCAGAAGAAAAAAAAATCGAATGGGTCAAACCTGAGTTCCAAACGGAAGAAAACGAATTTATGAATCATTTTCTTAATTGGTTACAAGACGACGTTCTTCAAGTAAACTTTGAGCATTTTTCAAATAAACAATTAGACAAACTTATTGATGATATTCATAGTGCTTATGAAAGGGCTGATGTGAAATCATTAACTGATGAAGAATGGTCGAAGATGGAAAATACGGATAGTTGGACAATAGAAACATATAAAGATTTGTTCGATATTATACATGGGCAATGGGGTAGGAGTGAGGAAAGGATAATTAAACATTCGATGGAACCGCTCAAAAATGGAGGAATAGTTGAAACACCTATAGTTGCATACGCAGACAACCATCCACCATACTTAGTTGCGGGAAACACAAGATTGTCTGTTTGTAGACTTTTAGGTATAACTCCAAAGGTTACCAAAGTTAAAATCAAAATTAATATCAAGGAAGAAAAAAAATCAGGAGAGGAGTGGGTCAAGTGTGTTAACTGCAAAAAGAAGTTTACACAAACAATTCATAAAGGAAAAAAGTCTTTACCAATCTGTCCTCACTGTGGTACAAACAATGATTTAGTTACAGAATCGGTAATTCCTGTTTATCTCAAAAGAAGATTGTTTGAGATGTTACCTAATTTTATAAGAAATACCTATGAATGGTTGGCACCATGGTCATTTAATAGTTATGACGAATACATGGAAAGAATTATTTTCAATGTTGTTAGAGAAATTTCTCTTTCTTCAGGAGAGGAAAACTATGAAGAAATAATGAAAATGAGGGAGAAACTTGCCCCATATATAACCAAATACATCGAAGATAATTTCTCAGAGGAAATAGAAGAATATTACAACGACAACTCGACACCTGGATAATTTGATTCGAACATCGGAAATACTGCATCCTCAGGTGAAACTTCTACAAGTCCAATACCTAAGTAATTAGCGTCCATACCTTCATATTGGTCAATAAATTCATAGGTCTTCTTGTGATTTTTTTTGACTTCACTCCAAATCAATCTAGTACTTTCCGAGTTAGTGTTACTTATGTCGTGAAAGATAATGTATTTTGCACCTAAGATAAGTGCGGTTACATAATCTTGTTTAACACAAGGATAGGTGTGGCATCCGTCGATGAATACTAAATCAATTTTTTTTGTAGTAATGGCGACAGATATTTGGTCAACACCAGTAAGTGTATCAAAGAAAGTAGAACTGTGTGATGGGGTTTGGTGATAATAAAACCTATCTCTTGCAAATTCATGTTGATAGGTGTGTAATATTTCAGAAGCAGGAATAACATCGACACAATGAGATTCCACGTAGTTATTATATCTTTTAAGTAATTCGTTTATTAAAACAAATGTACCACCATACCTTACACCAATTTCTAAGTATGAATTAATTTTCTTTCCTTTCAAATGACAAAGTAATTTACTAAGTTGGTTTGGGTATTGCCAAAATTTAATGCCCCATCCCATATATTTCGAGAACATGGGAGGTATTTCACTAATGTATTCATTGTTCATTCCAAAGGTCGGAAGTATATTTTCAATTTCTTTTTGTGATGCATTAACAAAATCAAAGTTAACTATTTCAGTCAGTGATTGTCTAATTGTCTTCATTTAGGAAATATAACAAAAAAGTTTTGGTTGTCTAACAGTTCAATATCTTTTTATCGTCACAATTTTTTATTATATTTGTATCATGTATACTACAGAGAAGGAACTTCAAATCAAGTCAAGGACAACAGGATTTGCTTCACCTGCGGAGTCGTATGTAGACAAGAGGTTAGACCTTAATGAACTGATTATCGAAAACGTTCATACCACATTTTATTTTAGGTATATGGGTCCCGATTCCCTCGGTGTAAAGAAAGGGAATATTCTTGTCATAGACAAATCTATTGACCCTGTGGAGGGAGACCTTGTTGTGTTGACAGATAAGGTTTGTTTCAAGATTAGAAGATACGAAGGACAACAAAATCTGTGGGGAAGAGTTTCATGGATATTAAATAAGTTATAATGAACAAGAAAATCGGAATTGTAGATTGCAACAATTTCTATGTAAGTTGTGAGAGAGTATTCAATCCAATATCCATAGGGAGACCTACCGTTGTATTATCCAACAATGACGGATGTGTTATTGCCCGTTCACAAGAAGCCAAAGATTTAGGGATAAAGATGGGAGAACCATTCTTTCAGAGGAAAGACTTCATGGACGAGCACAGGTTCTGTGTATACAGTTCAAATTACAACTTATATGGTGATATGTCAGACAGGGTGATGACAACCATAAAGAAATATGCAAACGAGGTAGAAGTATATTCCATAGATGAATGTTTTGTAGACTTCTCAAACATACCTGATGATGAGTTAGAAGACAGGTTACATTTGATTAGAAACGAAGTTAAGAGACTAACGGGAATACCTGTGTCAATAGGTGTAGGTCCGAATAAAACATTGGCAAAACTAACGTCATATATTGCAAAGAAACAACCGACATATAATGGAATATGTTCATATTGGTCTTTACATAATTTTAGGAATTCACTTTACACAATTCCAATAGATGAAGTATGGGGAATAGGAAGAAAGTGGACAAAGAAGTTAAACTCGCTCGGAGTAGATAGTGTGGGACAGTTTGTTATGATGGCAGATGCAATTGTAAGAAAGTTAATGAATGTGAATGGGTTAAAGACAAAGATGGAACTATTAGGGGAATATTGCCATCCTGTTCAGAAGGTCCCGAAGTTAAAAAGAAATGTTGCATCCACAAGGTCATTCGGACAAGATATAGATTCGTTTGACCAAATAGCTGAAGCGATGTATTCGTACATAAAGAGTGGTATAAAGAAACTAATAGATAATGAGATATCACCAAATAGAGCAACCATATTCATATGTGGAAATGTACACAAGGGGGAGAAACACTATTCAAGCAAACAAATAACATTTCAAAGACAAACAAGAGATGTGGAAGAGATATGGTCACAAGTATATCCACATTTAAGGAAACTATATTCTGATAAGAAGAAATACAAAAAGTGTGGGATAATCTTTAATGAGCTAATGCCAGAGTCTATAGAACAAGGTACGCTATTTTCATCATCCATACAACTTGTTCAACCACCAGCAAACACGGAGAAAAAGTGGGAAATGAGACAAGAGTTTATGTCTCAGAAGTTCACGACATCATGGGCGGATATACCGTCAGTATTTGTGTGATGTTTATATTTATTTATTATGAAAGAGGGTAATCATTCGAAACTTAAAAAAACAATCGAACAACTACAAAAATATAAAAAAGTTTTGTTACTTACGTGTTCAAATAGAGGTGCGGAAGTAATTAAAACTCAAACACCCAAATCAACTATTTTAGCGAGAGTAATAAATAAAAATGTAGATAACTCTACCCTAATAGATGTGACCAAACTGAAAATTTATCCTTGTGAAGGTAATGTTTCGAGAATGGAGGGAAATGTCTGTGGAATTAAAGAAGCTTTATTGGAAGACAAAGAAAAAAATCCTAGTGGTTACCATAGGTGTTGGGCATCTATAAATAATCCTGACGACGAACTTTGGCAAATAAGTAAAGAACTTTTTGAATCAGACTGTGTAATTTTCTTTGCATCGGTTAGATGGGGTTCTGCAAATATGTTTTATCAAAAATTAATCGAAAGGTTAAATTGGATAAATAATAGATATATACCTTACGGAGAATCCAATATAATTAAAGATATTACCTCGGGATTCATAATTGTAGGTCAACACCAATATGCTGACCATATTTGTAAACAGCAATATGACAACCATACCTATTATGGCTTCAAATCTGACAAAAACCTTTATTGGTATTGGAATGCCGAAGATATTGAATACGATGACGAAACATTACAAGGTTATATCGAAAGTTATCCTGAATTTTTCGAAGAGTTCAAAATCAGAGTAGTAAAATAAATAATCTTTTTACTATTTGCTCGAAATGATGTATTTTTACACAAAAGTATATCATGTCATATTTAAACACTCCAATTCCAATTGTAGAGGCATACATCAGAGGAAACTTCCTTAGAAACCAAGAAGACTCTTTTGACAAAAAATTCCCTTGTTATATTTTCGGAATGTCATCAATACCTGCTCAAGCACCTTTGTTCCATTTCATGATGGAAGATGGTGGAATTTGGTGGAGGATGCCTATCCACGCTTTTTGTTGGAAAGAAGATGCTCCACAACAAGAATTGGATGAACTTGTATTGTGGGATTCCTTTACCTACCATGTTGGAGTTACAGCATTTCCTATTTTGAAAAACAAAACTTGTAAGTTTACGTCGAGAAGAAGAGTTCAATATTCAGGACGTTATTTATTTACCTTAGATTGGGGCAGCTCTGATGACATGAGTGATACTGATTTTGGATTAAGTGAGTTTCCATCTCAACATAAGTGTGGACACTTCATCCAAATGGATAATGGTAATTTTGCGATACAACCAAACAATCGTTTGATAATGCATGACCCATCATTTACCGTGAAACAGGACATTGTCATAAATAGGAAATATAACACAACTCTGTGGACTGCAGAAAGGAATAGTAGGTGGGTAACTCCTGATACGGATGTTTTCAACTACGACCATACTGACTTAGAGTCTGGTGAATCCAATAGAGAACGCTCAGAGGAGTATGACAGATTAGATAAAAAATTCAATAATGAAGATAATATTTGACCACTCCAAGGGTCATATAAAGGACGGTAGGGTTTTCTGTGAGGCGTTCGCCATTCCTGAGGGAGAAAAAGAATGTGAACTTTTAGAACTTGGTTTTTTACCAAATATTCAGCCGCCACTTTATTGGTATCAGGCAAAAAGTTGTAGAATAAATAATGATAAAGTTAATTTATCATATAAAAGAAAAAAAATATTATCTCAATTACAAATACAAATCTTTCTATATAAAGACGTTAAGGAAGATGTTGATTATTTCTTCACGAACTATATTCAGTCAAAGCAACTTGACATGTTAAGTTCATATACAAATAATTCTACCTTTGATGACCTCAAGGTTATGGAAGTCAAATACCAAGATAGGGTTGTTGCTTATACTAGGTTCAGAGAATTTGAAAAATCATTGTTAGGTTTAGAAAGTGCTATTACCCAAGATATGCCCAAATTTTCAATAGGAAAAGATGCGATTCTTTTATTAAGTGGGTATGGTAAATCACAGGGAAAGAACTTCTTATATATCTACGAGTCCTATGAAGATTTTTTTCCTTACAAATTGGAAGTAAATGGGGCAGAATATTGGGAGGGTGAAAAATGGGTATAAAGATTACTATAGGTCATCTTCATCATCTTCGAACTCATCATCTTCAAACTCATAATCTTCATCATCTTCGGACTCATCATCCTCATCTTCCAAATCATGTGGAAACATAGAAATTATGTAATCACCATAATTCTCCTCGATGAATTCCTTCAATTCTTCTTCGTCCAATCCCTCTTGTCCACCTGTCTCCATAAAAAGTCTATCCACCACGATATTAATGACAATGTTCATGAATTCGATTATGTTAGTGAATTCACTACCTCCATCCTTATGTATTTGCGAAATTTCGTCTTGAATGATTTTCTCGATTGAATTAATTCTTCTTCTAAGAAATGGAGAACTTAAATCCAACTCTTCGTTAATCAAATTAAATTGTCTCTCACTTATAATGTATTTCATTTTGTTATTTTATAATGGAGGGGACCTGCTCAACACCCAAAAGGTTCAATAGATTAGCTCTGTGGTTACCGTCTTTTATTTTGAAAGTATTATCAGGTAATTTGAGTAAAACGATAGGGTCCTTAGAAACATATTGAATTATTTTCTCTTTATCCTTCGGATTTTTTGACAGAAGGGAAATTAACTCTTTCAGTGAGTTATATTTTGGTAATTTAATATTTTGGACTTTTGAAATATGATTAATTAAATCGAGAAGCGATTCTGAGGTAAAACCTTGTGTGCCTATTACTCCATTCGGTCTCATCAAACTTTTGAGAGGTACCTTTACAACATTACTAGAAACTGCTTTGACAACATTTGAGGTTACAGGTTTACTTTTAATTATCTTAGATAGTATACCTTGTATGGGGTTTTCGTTAATCAAATTTAATTGTCGTTCAGTTATGATATATTTCATGTATTATAAATATTGGAAGAAACAAAAGGTTTCGGAGGAATAAAAGACATATCGTACTCCTCAAGTTTCTTTTTATATTCCAACAAGTCTTCACGAGTGTATATAGGCGAAAACTTAGGTCTTTCTCCGAATGGTATATTATCACGATTATCCCAATCCTCAAGTTGTTTTTCAATCTGTGATATCACTTGTTTTAGAACTTCATATCTGTTCCACTTTTCATAGTCTTCTTCAGAGACGATATAGTTCAATTCACCATAGTTATGTATCTCACCGAGGTCGGGGTTAGTAGAATAAACATCCACAATACCATCTTCACCATCGTATTTGTAAAGAAGGTCCTGAAGAGTATGTTTGTTTTTAATATCACTTTCTACCCAATTACGTCCGTAAGAACGTACTTTGCAGATATACAAATAACCATCTTCATGTGTATGAATCATATTAGAAATTGTATTCTTTAATTCTTTAAGTTCTTCGATTGTGTAGTTTGTTAAATCCATGGTAGTTTCATTTAGAAATACAAATTTACGATAAATTCCGATACCACAAAAAAATTTTACTAGCTAGATATTGATTTATATTTTAATAATCTTTATTTTTGTAGAAACATAATTATAATGACAAATCTATTAGAAAAAACAATCAGGGATAACCAAGATGAATTCATCAACATGGTAATTAATTTTGTTAATCAAAAAACTACCACAAAACAAAAAAAGTCTCCCAAAACAATTCTACATTTTCAAGCGTTAGGAAAAACATACGACAGTGATATTTTCACGAGAAACTATACACAGTTCTTAATGGATGTTTCTAAGATTCTATCCTATGATGAAATGAAACCATTCTTAAATTGTTTTTTACGAAAAACAGAAAATGAATTTCCCGAGTCACATAATGATAACTCATCAAAATTCCAAATTAATAACGGAGGGTTTGTCTCTACATATTCTTCTACAGAAAAAAAGATAGAGCATATCAAAGGTCTTTGCGGTTATATGGGTATCAATATTAAGATAGTAGGTTAGTATCAATCTATAAATGTGAGATTATAGAGTAAGTTAGTTCACTACAGGACAATACATTCCTCACTTCGTTCGGAAGTCCTTGCGTTCACCACCTTACTCTATAATCGTATGTATTATATAGTTTCAGTACTATGAAACTCCACATCATCAAATCGCTGATAGTGCTCAGGTCCGAGTGCATTAAAACAAGTCTCAGTTAATTCAGCCACTTCTTTAAAATCTTCTGTTATAGTAATATCTCCATCTTCGTCAGGGGTAACATAATAAATGACCACATATTTTTCAACACCAATCTTTTTTAACTTACCCATAACGGGTCTAAAAGTATCTGCCTTTATTTCAAAGTCCTCTATAAAAGGATACTTACCAATTATCAATTTCCTTATCAACTTATCTAACAAAACTTTCATCATACTCAGTCTATAATCGTATGTGTTATTTAGGGTTCAAATTGTATTCTCGAGCATTAAGAAATTCTATATCTCTAAAAAAATCATTTTCTTTCGGTTCAAGAGAATTAAATAAATTTTTACTTTCAGATTTTATATGAGTAATTTCATTTCTATCCTTTTTCTCATATTCATCAAAATCAACGTAATAGTGAATACTATATATATACTCTCCGAAATCGTCTTCTCCAAAAACATCAAAATCCTTTATCCAAGGGTATTTCGGTAGTATAACTTCTCCAATTAATTTTTCTAATGATTGTTGCATTTTATGTGATTGATAACTAAAAAACATAACACCTTCATAGAAATCAAATTTGTGAAGTCCGAGAACATCATATAATTCTTTAGTATCATTTTGTATATTATCAATTACACTACGTTCATAATGTACATCTTTATCAACAAAATAAAGAACACGATATGAATCACCTGTATCATCTTTTTTCCTTACCTGAACATCAAAATCCTTAATCCAATAATATTTCGGTAGTATAACTTTTCTAATTAATTTCTTTAATGATTCTTCCATGATAATAAATATATAAGTTGTCGAGTAATCCTTTACAACTCCCCCACCATATAGTTCGTCCCCCATTTAATGACAGGACATAATGAGATGGTGGTATAATGGTTTGTTTAGATGATTATATGCAATTACATATAAAAACATACCTTCGGTTTAAATTATATGTAATCAGATATAATCATAAGGAGTAAACCATATAGTTCTTTAAGAGTAATTTTTTGTGTAAGGTACCACTTTGTGGTTCTAATGACAAAATTATACTCTTCCCACATATTCCCACCATATGAGTTGTCCACTATGAAGGGGACTCGTTTGGTCCATACGAGGGGTCATCTAAAACCTATCCCTTCGGTCGTTGAAGGGGTATTTTATACTATCTTAGGTTCACTTCGTTCACTCCCCCGCTACTACACTATATTATCCTTTTTTATCTGGGAAATAGATATAGTAAAAATATGGTCCTCCTGATATCTGCAGAGGGGAAAAAGTGGTCCTGACACTATCTATAACACAATATCGGTGGTAAAAAGTGGGAATCAGTGGTGGGAGAAAGTGGGGGAAAATGTGTCGAGGGGATTATCCCCATCTCAACGCATCCCCTGACATTCTGACAATTCCAAATTTTTCCGTATAAAAAGTTATCCACATCCCCTTTTTTAATAGCGTCAGACACAATGTCAGTGTGGATAATTATTTATTTTTATATGTTCCGTAATACCATTATGACATGAAGACATGGAAAGACATTGTAACCCCAACGATAGAGTCACTTACTGAGGACCGAGTGAGAGTAGTATTACAGGTAGAGGGAATAGAAGTGGGGGTATTATATTTCGAGAAAGCAAAGAAGGGGTGGAACACAAAACCCATCCGACAGAGTGGATGGGCATGTGTGGAAGCTAAAGTCGAGGGACTATACGTTTATGGTGGGGAGAGTGCAACCCCCAAGGACTTAGTTGCTTGGTGTCAACAACTTATCGGTTCCTATTCTGAAACAGGGACCATACCCACATCAGGAGATACCCAAGGAAAACTGCTTTAAGAAACTTTCTCATATTACTTTTTATTTATTTCTCTTACTAATAGAATTACTACGGTCCCCACAATTATATATCCAATAAAGTCGGGGATGTTTTGTAACCCCCAAAGGAATAGGAACCCTACGACAAGTGCGGATAGTATGAATCTCATATCAATGGTTTTATTTGTTTGAAAGCTTCTGAATATAACTGCTCATTGTTTCTTGCCTCCACTTCATAGGGGTGAGTATCATATCCAACCTTCTTGAATATTTGGGTATACTTGGTCATGTTCTGAAGGTAGTGAGTATACTCATGAAGTAGGGTTTGGGTATACAACTTCACGGTATCACAATATGCCCTGTTCAATACAATGGTATTCTTCGAACACTCGAACATGCCATAGAACTTATAGTCGGGGTTGTTTATGATGCTGACCTTAGGCACAGGCTTATACTTATGGGTCCCGAACTTATTGGTACAATACATAAGAGTAAGGTCTGTCACCTTCCTTAATTGCGGGAGGGTCATCTCTGTAATGGTCGATGTCTTTAGATATGTCTTATTGTTGTTTGTCATACCACAAAGATACGACTATTTTCTGACATGGCAAAAACTTTTTTTTATAGGGGGGAATAACCTACAAAGATACGAAATATTTCCCATATTGCCAAATAAAGTTATCCACATATTAAGGTCAAGTTTTTCGAGCAGAAAACTTGACCTTAATAATATTATTAAGCAACCTGCCCCTGATTCAGCTCCAAGAGGTTCGCTCCAGCCCGTCCTACTTATATTCAGACAAAGCAAAGATACAATGTATTTATGATATAACAAAAAATAATTTATGTTCGGTAAACTAACAAGGGAAGAATTCTTGGACAACTATGAATATAAGGTAACCAAAAGATTACTAAAGAAAGAGTTCCCCTTCATTATTGATGTGGTCCCCACCGAGAACTTCGAAGACTATAACTCGGTCCATTTTGTATATATTATTATCGACCCGAATATGTTCATGGAAGAATACCCCGAAGCAAAGATATGGTCCCACCTAAAATACCTCAGTGAGATATTCATGCCAGGTTATGTATATGGTATGTCATTTAAATTCTTCTTCGATACAGAGGAAGACTATCTCCCACTCCAAAAAGAAATCGAAGAGACCATCAGAGGAGTACACTACTCCCAATCTATTCCATCTGACCTTAAACTCCCCACCTCAATAGGAGTGTCAGGTTTCTTAATACCAAAAAAACTTATCCCCACAACTTAACTTACTTATCCCCCCCCGTCATTATGTCTGTTAGTAACTAACAGGGGGAGGGGTATAAATTGTGGATAACTCCCCCCCATTATACCCCCCTCTGGCATGGGGGTGCCACCCCCCTCCTCCTAGGTATCCCCCCTCCCCATACGTCAGAATGTCAGAATAGGGGGTATAATCCCCTCTGTTAAACGAAAAAAATTTTTGGGAAAAATGGGACCATTTTGGGTATTTATAAACTATGGATTATATTGTTAAAGAATCACAACTAACAAATTTTTTGAAAAGGAGGTTTTCTATGGAAGACCTTGAACAAATTGTTCTTGACGTTAAGGAAATGATTGATGACGGGGAGAGTTTGGACACGGCATTATATGATGGTATCAGACAGTTAATTAAAAGTAAAAACTTCAACGACATTGATGAGTTTGGGGATGACGAGTCATATTGGAAATCATATCTGAAATATGAAAGGGAGTTGTTGGCTTACGTTAAATCTAAATTGGGTTTATAAACCCCTTTAATCAAAAAAAATTTTTGGGAAAAATTGACCCATTTCGGTTTGTTCATTATACTAACCAAATGGAAAAAAAATATAATTTACCCACTGATTATACAAAACTAAATCAATTAGAGAAGAGGGAAGTTAGGGAACAGTATATATCAGAACAAAAAGGGTTGTGTTATTATTGTGGCGAAAGATTGGATAATTTATCTCCACATATTTTCAAACAAATCGACGAGAGTCTTTTCCCATCCAAGTTTTTTGATTATCCGATTCATCTTCAACATAATCATGTAACTAATATGACGGAAGGTGCTGTTCATTCACACTGTAATGCTGTAATGTGGCAATATGATGGTAGATAACATGACCCCCCTTTTATAATTTACCCCCTATAGTCAAAAAAAAATTTTTGGGAAAATTTTGTATTTATGATAAAGTAGGAATATATGAAAAAGGTTGTAAGATTAACTGAGTCGGATTTATCGAAGTTGGTTAAAAGGGTTTTAATTGAACAGGAGAAACAATCATCATTTATGGATAAATTATCTTCAATAAATTTTGATTTACCAAATGCGAAACAGGTTCTCAAGAAGATGGTATTATTTCCTATTGAAATGGTATTGGGAAACCTCCCTCCTGTAATGATGGGTAAGGTTGCATATTTTCTTTTCAAGAATAAGGATAGTGTTCCTGTGATTTCTGCATGTATTCAACAAACAAAGTTTCAATTTCCAAAAGAGTGTGGTGGGACATCAAACTTTCAAAGTGGTCCATGTATTAGTTCGTTAAAACAAACTTCATCTCAACTTGGGGATTTATATTCTTGTATAAAGGGAAAGATGAAATAAATTGAAGTTTGCCCCCCTTCCAATTTTAAGTGGGGGTTTTCATGTAAAATTAAAAATATGAAAAAGGTTGTAAGATTGACAGAGACTGAGTTGGTTCGTTTGGTTAATAAAGTAATCAATGAACAGGGGATGGGGTTATTGGATGAATTGAAAGAAATTAATATCGATGAACTTACGGGGTTGGTTAAAAACTCTGGTGGTTCATGTGTGTTAAGTAAAATTAACAATAGAATTGTTGTAAGTTTTGGACCGAACAAATATGTTGTGAGGAACGTAACACCGATGGACCAAACAGACCACTTCGGGAATGTGTCTTTGGGGATGGAGTCTTTGAATGATATATTGAAAAGTCAGAAACAAGTACCAGGTAAGGTGGTTTCATTAAAACAGGGAATGGAACGTCAAAATTGGACGGGGGATTCACTTCTGTTTACTTCAGGAAATAAAAAGTTTGGAATAAATGCAAGGGTTCTCAGAGGTGGAGAACTTAGGTAACCAAAACGTTCCAAAAATATATTTATTATAAAAATACTATGAAAAAGAAAGTAAGATTAACAGAACGTGATTTATCTCGAATAGTAAGTAGGGTTTTGAACGAACAAGATATGATTAAAATGGTTGATAAGATGAATCTTCCTACAAAGAGTATGAGTCAAAAACAAGATGAATTTGCTAAATTCCCTTGTTTGAGTGATTTTAAAGAAATGGTTAGTCCGAAAGGTCAGAAATTTAAAATGGGAACAGATTTTTGGAGAGATTATCATTTCTATCCTAACGGAAGGGTTTTACATAAGCACGATAAAACTATGGCATATTTTAAATGTTATGATAATCAGAATATTGTTATATCAGATGACCCGAAGTTTCCTAACGCACCTGACGTTTAAAGTTCATTATAAATTAAATAATATCCCCCCTACAATGTTAGGGGGTTTTATTTTTTATGGGGTATTTATTATAAACAAAAATTATGAAACATTTATTGAATGATTTAACGGAGAAAGAAAAGAATTCTATCCGTGAACAACATACAGAGAAAATTAGAATTGATACATCGAAGTTTTCAAAATTGGTTAGTACAAAGTCAGGTGATGCAAAACCATTGGTTGAGCAAGCTGATGTATGGTCGAAATATCCTTGTGTGAAAAAAATGAAAGATGGTCTTAGTCCTAATGGTCAGAAATTTAAAACTGATGGAAAGATGCAATATTATTCTAATGGTAGAGCGATGGACCCTGTGACAAAGAAAAAGTATAATTATGAATGTGGTGATGGGGATGAAATTCTTACAACAATACAAGAACAATCTGAAGGTCAGAGTCATCAATCATCTAATTTTTCTTCAGGTCAAGTTGTTAAAGCAAAAAGGGATAAGGATGGTCAGGTTTATACAATTCAGATTGTTAAATCTGAACCGAAGTTTATTTTGGGAACAATTACAGGACCTGGTACATATCAGGGTCAGTCATTGAAAAATGGCACACAGGTTGAATTATATTCTTATTCTCCGGGTAAATTATCGGGAAATATGGAATTGGGTAATTTTACAGTTGTTAAATAATTTCGATATAGTGAATTATGAACCCCTTCTTTATCGGAGGGGTTTTTTATTTGTGGTTCTATTTATCTTATATGAAATATATCATAACGGAAGAACAATATAAAAGAATTACATACTCTCCTAGTAGGTTATGGATATTGAGGAGGTATGATATGATTAAAAAATCATTTAAAGAAACATTAAAAAATGTTGACCCTTGTACGACAAATTCTTTTGAACAATACGAAAACGAATTTTATCTTACTTTAATGGATGACATTCATGAGTCATATTATTTGATTGATGGTTTTGACTATTTGGCTGTTTTTGAAGAATTGAAGGACCTATTTTATGTTGACCTTACCGAAGAATATTTCGAACGCAAAAGGGCTTGTTAATTCTCTGCAGCCGGAAACCGACGACAATCCCCCTACCCCCTTTTTGACCGACGGTCCCCGACCGACTTCGTCGGTTCTTGTTCCTTATATAATATCCCCCTTCGTTGAACCCATCTTAAA